ATCCGGTGTTTAGCCACAATTAGCTTGAGATTTTCTTTAATAATCCTTATGAAATTCACGAAATCGTCACCTCACTTTCTGATATAGAGTTGCCATGTCTGGCATATCATCTCAATCTAATTTACGGGAATTTGTAACAGTCTGTCACATTCTTTCCGAAGAATATTTTATTCTTCAGAGACAGACTTCACCCAGTCGCCGGAGGCCGTGCCTAATTACCACACGCCGATTGACTCTCAATCGACTGGTTATCACTTCAGCCCTATCGGGCTTCATGGTAATTAGCCACGGAGGGATTGAACTGGACTCCCACCCCCTTACCCCGCCCTGTCGGGCGGGGAGTCAAATAAAGACATCTGTTCATAAGCAGGTGTAGGTTCAACTACCTCAACAGCCTTACCTACCACACGACCTTTGAGCCTATACCCTATGTTGCTAAGTGCTTTCTTTGGTGACTCAGCATAGGTATATTCCTTGATACCATAAGTCACTCTGTCATCACGATGGACGACGAAACCTGTAACTTCATATTTTACTCTGCCTGTCATATTAGTTAGCCCTCCTTGCATGTTTTCTCTGACACTTGAAGCAATAGATGTGATTATCAAATACAGCAGCATTTCTCTTGCAATAGTCAGCAGCATTTACTGTGATTTCACGACCGCAGTCTTCACAGAAGTATTTGGCCTGTACGGAAACTTGGGCTTTACCCTGTTCAATCGGATTTATTTTGACATTAAGGTTCGCCGCCGGAAATTTGCCTTTGTTTGCATTATAGTATGCAATGGCTTTATCGAGCCTGGATTTCAAGTGGTCACGCTCTGCCGTAATGGTTGTGAGCTGGACATTAAGTTCCCTTATTGTATTTTTGTAACCATTGATTGTCTCGGTAAAACTTTCGTCCAGAATAACATTGTACTCCTTACCCTTAATTCCATTAACCTTTACCTCACCATTTACCATTGATACAACTACCTTTGTATTCTTATTCATAACTTTCTCCTCCTTAATTTGTCTTTCTATCATTTTGATTCCTTCTTCCAGTGGGATCTCAATTACTTTGTCAGCATCAAACTCCAATATGAGTGCAGCAACGCCGTCGACGATATCGATGTCATAGCTTGTGGCGTTCATAATATCCTGCTCCATGTTGTCTATTATATAGGCAATATCATCTTCACCCATGAAACCAGATTCATCAGACGGACCATATTCAATTGTGTCGATAGCATTTCTGAACTTATAGATCACTTTAAACTCCGGTATTCCAGTCTCCACCATTTTGTTAAATAACATTGTTTTCATAATTCAACTCTCCTTTGATAATAATATATTAGGGGAGATTATAGGCTCTCCCCTTTCGCCTTGATTATTTGATTGTTTATACTTACGCTTTCTTGACTCTCTCTACAACGTCGGTCATGAAGCATTCGCCTATTTCCTTGCCTGCTGCTATTGTATGGTTCAAGATAATTCCTGCCGCATGGAAGCTGAATACCCCAAGACCAATGATGGCAGCAGATACTTTTCTCCAGACAAGCAATGCAATTCCGCTCAACCATTTCAGGAAACGGCCGCCCTGTCTTTTTGCTTCGTTAACCAGAGGATTAAGGGAAGCCAGTATCCCTTTTGCTTCTTCTTTCTTGCCGGATTCATAACCAGCCCATGCAACTGCCTGTGCCATGTTTTCGGCAGCATTCTCCTCTGTTGCTTCGTTCATGAGTTTCTTTGCTTGTTCTCCACCGTTCTTGGCGACGAACTCTGCTGCATTCTCCATGAGTTTCTTTGTCCATTCCTCTGCTGTCATCCTTACCTGTGCATTTGTGTTAGTGTTGTTTGTGTTGTTAGTCATCTTAGACTCCTCCTTGTTATTAATTATTGTTATATTGGCTGTAGCACACATCTGTGCGAATTCCTGACTCTTACCAAGACCAAACTTTACTTTCTCGTTAGTACCATCGATAACCCCATAACCTGTAATGGGAACATAAACGGCTGAAGCTCCTGCCGTGTTAAGTACATATACTGTCTGACCAAGAAGCTCGTCAATACCTACTGTAGGTTCAAATGTAACCATCTGCTCTTTTCCGTTGATAACTACCTTCATTTCAATACTTGTGAATTTAACATTGTTTTTCATAATCGACACATCTCCTTTAATTTTAATTTTATTGAAAATTGTAATTTTGCCCCTTTGAATACTAATCCCTGACGCTTACCTGCGATATCAAATAAGACGTTCCTCAGTTTTTCCCTTGTGTCCATAACAATCTTCCTTTCTCTTTCTTTTCTCATTTTGCCATTCAATTATGAATGCTGGTATTTCAGGACCATTATCCTGCTTAACCTTTGTTATTGGTGTTTCTTTCATAGTGATACCGGCTTCTGTAATAGTTGTAGTCCTTCTTTTGTTTCCAATAGTCTCAGTCTTCTGTATCATCATAAGTCTTTTCATGTGTACATCCTCCTTATTTCTCTGCGTATTATTCGATAAACTTGTCTATTTCGGGTTGGGTAAGGTGTTTCTTTTCTAACTTGAGCATTTCTAATTCGAGCATAATCTGGAATGTCGACTTCTTCTTTTCCTTGTGTGGTATATCGGTGTTCTCTGTGCCTGTCGTATTGTTATTATTAACTACGTCTTTATGTTTGACAGGCGTAACGCAAAATACCGACTTTACTTTGTGTATCATATATTCACCTCCTTCCTGAGTACACATTTTGAACAGTTTGGTTTGCACTCTCTGCTTTGCTTGTTGGATGGGCATATTGTACGATTAGTTGTCCAGTCAGGGCACAACCATCTGTTTTCATGGTTATTAAAATACTTGGGTTCTTTAACGGGGATAGGTGTAACGAATATGTACAGCGGCATATCTACAACATTATCCTCTGCAACCGGTGCTGCTTCCTCCTTGAGTGTGTTAAGATCAAATCCTTTACTTTTCAATAACTCTGCTATCTTTGACATTTGACATACTCCTTTCTCTAATCATACGTTTAATTTCGTCTGATTTCTGTTTAATCTGATCGTCCGTAACATGTGTTGTGAATATCATGTAGTCGTCATTTGCTTCTCTTATTTTTCGTATCAACATGCGGCGTCACCTCCTTCCACAGTCCGAATGTAATGAACTTACGAAAGCGTTTGCTTATCAAGCACAACATCAAGAGCAATGATAACTGGAATATAAACATGTTACGCCCAGCATACCATGCACCTACCATGAAGAAGAATATAAATCCTCTTATGTAGGCACGAATAATGAACTTAATCAGCTTCATGTTCTATCCTCCTTTCTGTTTGTGTTACCCCAATCCATTTAGTGTTGAGGGGGTGGGGCATGAATCGAAGCGATTCTTTAATAATCGTATACCTGGTCCTCTCAGAATATATATCTACTTTTACTACACTATTCGCCTTCCAATCTTTACCAACCACATCAAGGCACAAGCACTATATAACATGAAGCGGAAATTAAGTCCCTTCACTCCTACTGGCATAGTCGTTCCTGGACTTCAGAAATTTAGGGGGTTGGGCTCGATAAAGAGACCCCCGGCACCATATATATATTTGGGCTTTGCTAAAATATATATATGTGAAATTTTACCCCTATAAGCGGTTTACATAATGTGGTATTTGTGCTCTCGACAGTAAACAGAATATGAAGTAAAATAATAACAGGGAGCCATAATTAGATTGTACTACACCTGTCTGCACGAATTCCACCGTACTTGATTAAATATGTAACAAGATGTTATAATTATCTCATATAGATAATATGGAGGGTCAAATATGAGTGAAGATATCAGGTATAAGATGCACCGTGAGATTGTAGAGTTAATGCACGACACATATCTCCGAAAAAATAAACGGTATGGAAATTCCGTTACCAAGACATTTGAGGAATATGGGCCGGTATCATTCTGCCTACGCTTAGATGACAAATTAAATAGAGCAAAGCAGATATTGCTGTACAATGAACAGGATGTGTCTGAAGGTGATCCAAAGGATCAGGTAGAGTCAGTCGTTGATACCCTGATGGATTTGGCAAACTATGCTGTGATAGCGATTATTGAACTTAAAATGAAAGCAGCAGCCGAGGCATCAGGTAATGGAGGGCAGCCTCCACAGCGTTAACAGATGCTGCATTCCACTGTAAAGGTGGACAAGTGTAATGAATGATTGGGTACAGAAGGCTTATGAACTAAAACGCATCAAAGGAATTAGCTGGACAAAACTTCCCTGTAAATTGTTCGAGGAGACTGGAGTTAAACTGAAGGTATCCGAGATCAGAGACAAAATCAGATGCTATGAAAGATCAAATGGGCTTACAGTTAAGAAACCGCACATAAGTTTGGTCGTAAATATATCTGATGTACATATCGGGAAGAAGACGGAAAGTTACGATCTTCTTGCAGCAAAGGACAGGATGCACTACCTGTTCGACGAAGTAATCATGGAGTTCAAGAAATTCCGTAAGGATTATGCAGTAGATGAGATACACGTTAATTTCATAGGAGATATTATCGACAACGATTTCCTATACCCAGGTCAACAGCATCATACTGACAAACAGAATAATGCTGCTCATGGAACAGCACAGGTAAAAGAGGCGACCTCTTTATTCAGGGATGAAATCACGAGGCTTAAAACAACCGTTAAGGTTCCTATAGTAGTGAACTGTGTTCGTGGCAATCACGGACGGACAACAAAGTTCTCTCATGAGGACAATAATTATGACGTAATGTTTTACAATAACCTTGAGACTGTTCTTGAAAAGGTCGCTACAGTTAATGTGAGTCATGACTTCTATCATGTGGCTTATATACAAAATCACGGATTCCTGCTTTATCATGGAGCCGGCATCCGTATGTATCAGAACATTCCCTGGTACGGGCTGGTGCAACGCTGTATGCGGTGGGCGGGGTCGATGAAGTATAGTTTTGATTACCTCATCATAGGGCACTTTCACACAGCAGGCGACCAGGAGTGGAATGACAAAATCATATTCATGAACGGCACAGCCGTAAGTGATGATGATTTTCCACTTGAGAACCTTGGAATGTGCGGGGCGAATAAGTATTGGTTGTTTGGGGTTACGGCCAACGAAGGTATCATGTACCAGCGTAAGGTCAATTTGAATGAAGCATGAGGTGGTAAACATGTCATTCCCAAGTGTGGTAAATGAAATAAGGCGTTTGAGCCAGGACGAAGGCTTGAGGGACGACGAGATTGCGAAACTCATTGGCTGCTCCCGGGCAACGGTTAACAGAGAGCGTAGTAAGCACAATATACCTACAGCCAACCTGGCCAACCGGAAAGATAAAATCTGCACATGCAGAGTGTGTGGCAGGGAATTTGTAATCCGGCGTAAGGAAAGGAAACCTGGTATTTGTACTGAATGTAAACAGAAGGCAAAAGGGGCATAGATTATGTGCCCCTTTTGTGTTACAATTATAGTAAGGGGGTTTGTATCATGAATCAGAAGATTAATTCCAATAAAGGTGCTGTGTCCAAGAACCTTGTCTATGGAAGGGTCTTCCTCACAGGAACCAAACCTGCATATCCCGGGACAGACAATACTTACAGGAAATTAAGGAATAAAACATCTTACGGGAGGAGGAAGCAGTCCTATGGATCAAAAGGGAAATCAAGAGTTAAATAATACCACAGATAATGATATAATGGATCTGGAACCTGTCGATTCCTTATTGAAACCACCGGTAATCAGCAAAGCGAAGAACGCTATTACGGCCTCCAATGTATGGGGAATCAGTCCTAAGTCAGCAATTGCAACAGAAACATATATGAAGAAGATACGGATGACGCACGGGATGTTTGCAAATGTTCCTATACTTTGCAAAGATACAGATTGTCCATACATAGAAGCATGCGAGATTGCTCCGCAGGAAAGGGTTTTAGGGCAGAGGTGCCCGCAAGAGGCTGCTGTTATTCTGGCACGGTTCGAAATGTACTGCAACCATTTTGGAATCGACATCTCTGGTCCTACATTTAAACCAAGCGATGTGGTTGATGCAGGACTTGTAAGAGATCTTGTAGACATTGAAGTACAGATGTTAAGAGCCGAGAACAAGACTGCAATTCGTGGAGACTTCCTTGGTCTTACCATCAACACCGTAGATAATAAAGGCAAAGCATGGTATGAAGAAACAGTAACTCCCGAAGCTCAGTACAAAAACACATTGATGGATAAACGGTTCAAAATCCTGAACCTGTTGAATTCAACAAGAAAAGACAAGGCAGCTATGGCCAAAGTAAATGACAATCCATCTGTCAAGGCCGTTAGTATATTCAAGAAAATAAATGAGGCTATGTCCGCTAAAAACAAGATGGACGTATATGATGTAGAGGAAGCTGTTATTGTTGAACATAGCAGCAAACCAGAGGGGGAATCAACATGAAGATAATGGGTGAAGTTGGTTCAGTCAGTAGAGCGATTGGCTCTAATATCACCGCAGAAGTTCAAAGTCTTTTTGGGGCATTCAAAAGAATGCCCCTACTGGGTATAACCTCAAAAGGAGAAAAAGCGTTGGCAAGGAATGTTGCAGCCATTAAGCGTATTGGTGCTGACAGTACAAAGAAAGCTCATGCACTTGTTAAACAGGGGACTGAAGAAATCTCCGATATGCTTTCCGATGCCGCAAGAAGAATTGGTGATGAGAAAATCACAGCCGAAACTATCGGCAAAGAGATCTCAAGGGCATATGGTCTTGAGGGTGAAGCCAGAGCCAGAGCTCTTGGAGGTATAGCTGAGAAGTACGGGTTAACCCAAGACAACCTGAACACCATCGACAGGACAATGGGATTATCTCAGAGGGTTGCCGACAGGTATATGGCTGGTGCTATGGCTCCATTTAACATGGTTAAAGAGTATGCTTTAGATGGAAGCCCGTTATCCGTATACGCAAAAGGTGCAACAGCAGTAACTATCGCACAATTTATGAATGGTTCAAGAACCAGCTTAACAGAGCAGAACGGACAGCGTGATATCGCTGGTATTCCGTTTATTTAGGAGGTGTCATTATGGGATTAGGTAAATGGGCTAAAGGATTGTTTGGCGACGCAGCCCACATATTAAGTGCCAACGAAGCCGTACAAAAACAGGCAGGTTTGTATGCCAAAAGAATCGGAAGTCATCTTGACGAACTTGCCAAGGCTGCCGATATCACGGAAGATGTGATGAGAAAATATCATCTTGATCCGTCTGACGTAAAGCAGGCAGCAGCAGACATGATGAAAGCAGCGAATGTGGCAGATCCTGACCAGGTAGGAGCTTACACAAAAGACGCTGCAATGAAAATGCTCCGTGAAAGACAAACACGTCTATCAGCAATGGCTGAGAACGGAGGAAAGTTCACAGAAATGTCTGGAGCATTGATCGAAGCAGGTGGTATAGGTTCTATCGGTGGTATTGCAAAGCAGTATTACCTTGGCGGAGACCTTAAACAAAATGCTATTCGTATCGGAGCAACCTATGCAGGAGTATCCATCGTTGGAAGGGCACTTTCCGGCGGAGGTATTACAACCAAAGCCAACGGTGAGCGTGATATCGTAGGCATTCCGTTCATATAAGGAGTGAGGTAAATGGATTGGGGTAAAATTGCAAGGTTTGTGAAGCGTAGTGCGGTTCGTGACATCGGATACGCAGAGGCGGCATCATCTGTTATCGGAAAGATAGGAGAAGTTACTGCAAAGCCTCTTGCAAGAGGTGTTAAAAGTGCATTTAAGGCAACCAAGTACGAAGAAGGAGCGAATCTTATTGAGAAAGCTCTGCACAATCCGATTGGATATGACTTAAAGAAAGGTTATGGTATAGCGATCGGTGCAGGAGCCATTGTGGTAAGTGCAGGTCTTTCAGCACCTGGTATAGCAATTCAAACTGCAAACCGCAACAAAATGGGGCACATATCTGGAGGAGAACTTGCAAACCAGATAAACTCTGAGTCAAACAGTCCGCTCCTTGAAGATGAACAGGCCATGAACGAGCTTGGCAGGAAAAGCATAAAGAACCGCATAATAAGTAACAACCTCAACACATACGGGGCTGAAGGAGATATCGTCCTTGCTCTGCACAACTTGAGGAGGGGATAATGTATGAGTGTGATATCATCTGTGTTTAAGATGAAAAAGTCTACGCTGATTGGTGCGGCTGTTGCTGTAGGTTCCGGTTATATTGATTACCGCTCAAGAGTCAATGAAGGAGAAAGCAGAGAATCGGCGGCAATAAAGGCTGTAGCATCCAATATCATGTGGGCGATTCCCGGAATGGGATGGGTTCAAGCAGGAATGATAATATCTGAATTGACTCCATCTCTTATTAAAGGAGCTGCGGCAGGAGGTCAACGTCAGGCAGCAAGACAGTCACGAGCCTATCGTGCAAATTTTGGAGGTTATTATACCGATACACAGAACGCCTATACGATGAGGCAAAGAGGGGTCCAGGCGATAGAGAACAACAGACTAAATACCAGATCCGTACTTGGGTCTGAAGCTCGAACATTGGCAAGATACGCAAATGGCCTTTGATGCTGTATTGATATCAGACCTGGATACCGCCGAGCTTCAGGCAATGCTTAAAGAACTGGAGACTATTGACCCCGAGATCACCAGGAACTTTAACGATATAAAGAAGGCAACGTCGTTTCCTGACAATGAAATACTTGAATACCTTGTATTAAGGAGCCCGGTGCTTTTCGGTAAAGTATATCTTGGTTGGGATGCAAGGGATTATCAGGATGACATTCTTGAAGTCGGTAAGGACGCAAAGAAACTTGTACTCCGTCTTGGCCGTCGTTTGGGTAAGACGGAGTGCATGTGTCTCCTGATTCTGTGGTATGGATATGTTCAGCCGAACAAAGGTCCTAATGACAACCAGTATAATATTCTTATCGTTACACCGTTCGAAGAACAGGTTGACCTGATATTTGACAGGTTACATCAGTTAATCGACTCATCTCCAATACTGTCAAAATGTATCTCAAGGGATATCCACCACAGGATAGAATTCACTAACGGCACAATTATAAAAGGTTTGACAGCAGGTTCCAAAAACAATACAGGAGCTGCTTCTACTCGTGGTCAGAGGGCCGATTTAATCATCCTCGACGAGGTTGACTACATGGGTTCTTCCGAAATAACCAATATCATCAACATTAGAAACGAAGCTCCTGATAGAATCAGAATCATTGCTGCCTCAACTCCTTCCGGCAAGCGTGAGGAGTATTACCAGTGGTGTACCGGTGCTTCATTAAGACTTGCACCGAAACAGAGCGATATCGATAATTTCTGTTTTACCGGATACGAACAGACAAAGACACGAGGAAACGGCTGGATTGAAATTTACGCTCCGTCAACAGTTAACAAAGAACTCTTAAAGATCAACCCGGATACCGAACAGACATACCTGGAAGACTTAAAGGACGAACTTACCGAGATACGTTATGCACAGGAGGTTATGGCTGAGTTTGGTGATGAGGAATTTGGAGTATATCAGAAGAAGTATATTGACTGGGCTGTAAATGAAGGGTTGAGGACTGGTCATAAGTACACAACCGATATGACTGCGGAAGAACTGGATATATTCCTGTCACAAAGAAGAACAGGTCCGAGAATACTTGGTGTTGACTGGGATAAACGTGGTGCGTCGACCAATATGGTATGTATTGAACTTGACGGAAAACATACAAACGAGAACGGTATTGTAACACCTACGTTCAAGATACTGTTCAGGGTAGAGATACCAAGGTCGGAATTTACCTATACCAATGCTGTCAATAAGATCATAGAACTCAATGACATCTATGACTTTGACTGGATTGCAGTAGACCGTGGTTCCGGAGAGACCCAGGTTGAACTTCTTCATAAGTATGGCATGCAGCATCCTTTAACAGGTTTGCATGAGAAGGTTGTCGGAGTCAACTTCTCAGAGAAGATTGATGTTCGTGACCCGTACACATTAAAGAAAGACAAGAAGAAGATCAAGCCATTCATGGTTAACAACTCTGTCATCGTATTCGAGCGTAATGCGATTATGCTGAATCCTTATGACAAGAAGTTAATCAAACAGTTTGAGGATTACAGGATCAAGAGTATTGGTGTTGATGGCACTCCGACATTTGTTGAAACCAATGAACATATTGTTGACGCAGTTAACCTGGCGTTGTTCATGTTTGAACAGAAATACGGTGATCTACTCAAGAGGGTTACTCAGAACCGCTGTGCACTCCTTCCGAGACTTGACATCAAAGATGAAGTTAAACCGAGAACCGAGGAGTCAAAGAAGAACCATAACCTTATTACTGTTCTTGGAACGTCGTACAAGAATGGCTATATAAGTGATCGCATGTATAACAGTGCAAGGCGTGAAGTAAACAGGAGAATGGCAATGCCAATAAGGAGGACTTTCTAATGCATGATAAAAACTTACTGGAGTATAGGCCCAGTTTAAATCCAAAGAAGAATATCATGTCAACATTGGAGAAGGAGACACCGAACATTGCAAAGGCATTGTTCTCTCCTTCCCCCTCCCTGGAGCAGTTAAAAGACAATCTTCCATCTGTCGCCATAGGTAAACTCGACCAGGCCACACAGGCGGTCAGTGCCACGCTTGACAGAATAACAGCAGGAATTAAGGACATGACATCCAATGGGATTACATTTTCACAATATAAAGAAGCTGTTGACGCAAATGATCTTGAAACAGTCGATGCATTTGAAGATCCGATAGCGTCTGATATTAATGGCAACTTTATGGCTGAACTGTATTATCCGATAAAGAAGATTGCTGACGATTTAGCGGCATTCACAAGTTTTTTCAAACTAATGAATTACGGACAGGAGCTTGACATGAAAGATGCCGTTAAGATTGACCAGACAAATTACAATAAGCTATATGAGAAAGAAATGGCAGGAGATAATTCCAGCATCAATTATGGTTCATTGTATATCGACATTCAGATCAACCAGATTGTTCAGCTTCATGCACAAAACATCATGGACAGTATGAAGATAGTCAATGATTCTATTGATGCACATGAAAACTTCTCTCCTGAACTTACTTCAGATACGCCAAGTATGGCGATAACTGCTACACTGGAAAAAGTCTTTGAGGAAGATGTTGACATAACTGCCAAAGACAAAGTAAAATTGAGACAGAACCTTAATAGTAACACTAAGGCAGATGTCGTGTCAAAGATATTCGACAAGCGAAGGGATTTTCTTACGACAATGGAATCGGTTCAAACCATAGCAGATATGGGAGATTCGGCTCTTAAAACAAAGATGGTGAAATCCCTGAATTTATTGTATAATAGTGTTAGCGATACAATCCTTGACATGTATAAATCTATGCAGGTAGAGGCGATGTACATGCAGGATTACATATCTACTGTAGGTGAGAAACAAAACACTCGCAATTCCTACAGGGCCTATAACAAATAGGCCGGACATATTTCATGTAAAGAGGTAAACGAATATGGCACTTATGCAAATCAGAGGCGAACAGATCAAGAACAATCAGATCAAAGACTCTCATATTCAGGGCAAATTGACTGAAGCTGTTCTTGACATCAACTTCCCGAGTCACGCTCCGGAGATCCTGGAGACAAAACTTATTGTTGACTACGTCCAGAAAGATGCCGTTACAGTTGCTGCTGGTGCAACTTCTGTAGACGTTTCACTTTCTGCTCCTTCTGCTGCTGATGCCAATAGTAAAGGTGTTGTCCTCAACACAAGTATCGTTAAAATCAGAGACGAAGCTACCGGAGAACCGGTAAACGACGGAGTCTCTGAAGTTTACGGCAGATTTACTGCTGTAAACGGTACTGGACCTTACACCTATACATTGGAGTTCTTCAGCAAGTCATCCGGAACAGAAGCTGCATACACATTTGTTGACGGAGCAACAATTGACATCCTGTATCCTCAAAGATTCTCGTTGGCAGACATTCCTGAGAACTTCCTCGAAAACGAGAGGTTCGTTGACGGTGCTGCTGATGTAACGGCTCACTTGAACCTGAATCAGGTAGGTAGGGATTTGTTTGGTGACTCCTATGTGTATAACAATACCGGTGCAAGAACTGACTTCTTCGGCAACGGAAACTCTGTTGTACAGGAGTTGCAGAAACAGACATCCGGTACCGGAGACAACAGCGGAGTAAGAGCACCAAGCATCATTGACGAAGTTATCGCTTCAAGAGGAAACAAGGCTTCTCTTGACGAGAGACTTGATGTAGCCCTGAACGATGACGGTACGCTGAAACTCGGCAACAGAATCCATGCTCACGTAATCAAAGAGACTTCGATCATAGCTGACGAAGCCACTTCTGTTGATTTTGTGTTCGGTGGTGTAGACGCTCTTGACACCCCTAAGCTCTCCGACATATACGTTATATACGTAAACGGTTTGAGACAGCTTGGAAAAGGTGCAAGCAAGCAGTACACTATTTCCGTAAACGGCAACACAATCACTGTTACATTCGTTGATAAGGTTTACAAGGACGACTTGATCGAACTTGAAGCCATCATCCACGGTACTGAGTGATGACGCAAGTTACTCCCACGGGGACCTGTCGGCCCCTTTGGGGGTAATTTTCATGTCTTAAATTATTATAACGGACAGAGTAATTTAAGGGGGTTACAACATGGCTGTTAAGAGAAGAAACCAAAAGAAAAAAGAACGTGAAGAATTGATGTCAAAAGCAGTTAAGATCAAGTGCTGCTATTGTCAGATATATTCTACTTGCACACGCAAGATCACGAAAGAGAAATCTGAAGCAATGGGTATTACTACATATTGCATCTTAACTCCCAACAGGCCAAAGAGCTTCAAAAAATCCAAGAAATAAGAGTTCCTTTACAATGCAAAAATCATTATGATATAATTGTAACAGGGCAAACAAACAAAACGCCTCATCTTATATTAGGGGGAACTAAGATGTTACCAATCCAACAGGCTATTATGCCTATCACTGGAAACAGAACCGGCGAGAAGAAGACTCATCGTGCCGGCGTTGTTATCCATTATACTGCCAGTCCGGGCAGAGGTGCTGGTGCCTGGGGACATAAATCTTACGTTACCCGTAAAGGTGTAAGAGTAAACGGCAAAATGTATGAAGTGGACGCTAAAGGTAACGCCAATACAAGCCGTCCTTTTACTTGGGGTGCTGCCCATTATTATGTAGACGACAAGAATATTGTTCAATATATCCCATCTGATGAGTACGCTCCTCATGCTGGAGCCGATACGTATATGGCTGGTATCGAAGACAAAATTGGCGGATCGCCGAATTATTGTCTTGACGGTATCGAAATCTGTATCAATCCCGAATCCGATTTTCAAACTGCTGTTGACAATGCTGCACAATTAGCTGCATACATTCTAAAGAAAGACGGGCTTGGAATTGACAGGCTGTTTCGTCATTATGACATTACCGGGAAATTATGTCCTGCAATGATGATCAATCAATCGACATGGAACAGTATGAAATCCGAACTTGACCGTATAGCCAAGACGGAAGTAACATGGCTTGAATACTATCCTTGGGCAAACTTTGTTGCCAAGGTTAAGGAATATATGGGATCGAATAATGACATTGCCGTCAAACCATATAATGGCACAATGAAAGTTACAGCTTCCGCATTGAATCTAAGGGATTATCCTGTATCCGGAAAAGTCATCGCAACAATGCCTAAAGAGGCCGTAGTAAAGGCGACAAGCGTTGTTGACGGATGGTATGTTGTAACGTATAACGGCGTCACTGGATACGCAAGCGGAAGTTACCTTGAAGCAGTTACTGCTTCAAAAGCTCAAGGTACTCCGATCATGGGCAAACAAGTTGCCACAGCGGACCAGTTATACTCATATGCCTTAATACATAACAAAGAACCAAAAATATCTGTTCCACTGTATGAACTCTGTAAGATATTCCTTGAAGAAGGTGAAGCAGAAGGTGTACGTGGAGATATTGCATTTTGTCAGAGCTGTAAAGAAACGGCGTTCTTTGCCTTTACAGGTCTGGCAAGACCTGAGTGGAATAATTATTCCGGGCTTGGTGTTACAGGACAGATCGGGACTGACGGAGTTCCTGTCGGAAATAAATTTCCTGACGCAAGAACTGGAGTAAGAGCACAGATCCAACATCTCAAGGCATATGCTTCTACAGAACCATTAAAACAGGCTTGCGTTGATTCAAGATTTAGTGATGTTAAAAGAGGTAGAGCACCAGTATGGGAATACCTCGGAAGGGACGAAAATCCTGACAACGCTTTCCGTGCGACAGACGATAGACAAGGATGGGCTGTTCCGGGAGTCACTTATGGTCACGATATAGTCAAGATGTTTGCCGAAGTGTTGAAACAACCTGTAGAAATAGCAAGCCTGCATGAGAAAGAGGTAACGGTATACGTAAACGGAGAAAAAGTTGAATTCCCTGGAGTCAAACCAAAGGTTTCAGATGGGTCGACATACGCTCCGTTAAAAGAGATATTTGTACAGATGGGTTGGGCTGTTGTATGGGATTCTACGTCCAGCACAGCAAGATTCATAAATCCTGAAGGAACTATCATCGTATCTGTGAACTCTCACGGAGATGTATCAATCACCAGGATAGAGAAGAATCCGGCTATTGTGTACTTTGAAGAAGGGAGAACATGCGGACAGTTACGCCCGCTGTTTGAAGCTCTCGGTTTCTCTATCAAGTGGGATGGAGAGAAGAATGGAGCTTCTATAAATAAATAAGGGGGTTCATTCTCAATGGAAAACTTAAATGCTTTGGTTGACATGTTTACTGCACAATTATCGTTATTGCTTGTATTGGCAGGAACAGTCGAAAGGGTCACTGAGTATGTAAAGTTGGGTATCACATCTTACACCAAGAAAGAGATACCAGGTTACGTAAAACAGATACTTGTACTTGCAGTCAGTATTCTGTTTTGTCTGATAACCGAAACGCAGTTCAATGTTGGACTTAAAGTTCCACCGTATGTGAATGAAGTTATCGCCGGTATATTGATCTCTTTCGGTAGTGATACACTCCATTCTTTGCTGAACGTTATAAAATCCATTAAGGATACGAACGAAGCAAAGACAGCCAACATAACATCCTCAACTACTATACTTGTAGATCCCAGTATTAACAATGACAACAATGCAGTAGGTTAAGAGAAGGAGTGAGTGAGGGTAATGGGAGTTAAAGTATGGGCTGCAAGAAAACTTTATAATATATTGGTACAAGACGCTCCCGCACCTTCCACTAAGACTGCTTCAAGTGGGTCCGGCAAGGCAAGGGACCTGGTAAAGGGGATTATTAAGAGGTTAGGGTTAAGAACCGGAGAAGCGTCGAATGATTTTGAACCTCCCGAAGATGATTTCTCCGGTATAACCGCCGGATATGCTGCGGATTCGTACATACGTCAAGGCGTGGATAAATACGTAGACCAGATGTTCAAAGAGGGCTACGAGATATTCGGAAAGAACCAGGAAGCCGTCGATTATCTTAAATTAAGGCTGGCATTCATTGCTGAAGGAACCGGTATTCCTACCGGACAGCTTCTCCAGGATATTGCAGAAGACATCGTAAAATACTCGAATGCGATCATAGCAAAAGCAAGGATGACAGATCCTGCACAGCTTCCTCCTGGAATCAAGGTTCAAGGTCTTTACGGATTACAACCCGTAGTCGGATATTTCCCTTTGAATGTCACCACAATGTATGTCAAACGTGACAAAAACGGAACGGTCAAGGGATGGCAACAGCAATCCTCAAGTGGAAGTGGTACTGTAAACTTTAAGACAACAGACATAATACATATTTGGTACAAGAGGCAAAAAGGAAATGCGTTCGGAACACCTTTCTTGCTGCCTGTTTTGGATGATGTAAGGGCATTGAGACAAGCGGAAGAAAATGTGTTAAGATTAATGTATAGAAGCATATATCCTTTTTATCATATTGCAGTCGGTACTGACGAAGAACCCGGCCGCCCAGAAGAAGTAAAAGAAGTACAAGAAACAGTAAACAACATGGATGTTGAAGGTGGTATCGCAACAACCAACCGTGTTACCATAAAACCGATTGCAAGCGACCAAGTAATCAATGCTGAACCATACCTAAAATACTTTGAAGAAAGGGTATTTTCAGGAATGGGAATACCTGCTATAATGTTTGGTAGAGGGAATACCGCTAATAGGAACACCGGGGATAATATGACAACCGAGATGGGTGACAGGGTTAGGGCTATGCAGTCAACCATCGAGATGTTTGTTACAGAGTTTATGTTCAAAGAACTGTTAATGGAAGGCGGATACGACCCTGTAATGAATCCTGATGATAGAGTCGAATTGGTGTTCCATGAAAATGATGTTGATAGACAAATTAAAGCCGAGACTCATGCTATATATCAGTATGAGCATAACGCAATTACTGAAGACGAAATGCGTAGTTTGCTTGGACGTGATCCTATTACAGACAGGGCACGTATGTATCTGCAACTTGTTGAGATACCTAAGGTTGAAGCTCAGGCTCAGGCTGATATAACTGTAGCTAAAGCTACAGGAAAGACAACAACCGGTACGTCAAGTAAATCTACTGAAGGAACGTCCGCAACTAAGGGGACAAAGGAAACCAACAATAAACAAAAACCTACTAACCAATATGGCACCAAAATGTCACCTAAGAAGCAGACGAACCAACAGTACGAGCGTCTGATAGCTGATAGATACCAGATTTTACGTTACGCTATTGACGACCTTCTTACCGCATACAATGCCTCGAAGGACCAAGCAAATATTGCTGGTGTCGCACAAGCTATCAAGAACACTTGTAAATATATTTACCAGATAAACGACGAAATATACGGTGAAAATGGTGAAATTTCAAAAATATATTACACCAGGTTGTTCAAACAATTACACGACGACGTTATGGAATACATAGCGGCTACACACGATATCCAGGAAGCTAAACACTTAATCAGCACAACCCTTGATATCTTTGAAGATAAACTTCATCTTATAGCAAGCAACACCAAACTTTTTGAAGGAAAGGAGGGCCAAGTTGATGAAGCACATACTGACTGACGCTAATGGCAAAACCTTTGAGGTTACTCTCGATCAGCTTCGGGACATGACTTCTGAATTTGCTCCCGTAGTCGAAAGCGGCGAAGCCAAACCTAACTTCAAGATTTCAGTCAAAGATGCAGACGGCAATGACTTGGATATTGCAAAGATAGCTGATGAAGCTAAGGCTGATCCGAAGAAAATTCCGGCAGCTATTGACGTAACATTCGAAGCAACACATTCTGGTCAGAACCGAAATAATGTAGTATATCATTCAGATTCAATGGAGAAGGATGCGGAATCATGGATGAACCCATTTCCAAAACCTCTTATTAAGAATCATGATATATATGAAGAACCAATGGGGCGTGTAATCAGTTACATGTTCAAAAGGTCCAGCCTTAATCCTGAAAGGGATTGTATCGAAGTAACCTGGAGAGTAACAGACCAGGATGCGATACCAAAGTTCCTCGATGGTAGGTATAGTACCATGTCAATCGGAGCGTCCGGTAACCATATAAGCTGCGGTATATGCGGCAAGGACATTCTGAAAGACGGTAAAGTAACATTCTGCGGCCACTGGAAGGGTGAAGTGTATAACGGACAGAAATGCCTGTGGAATGTTAGAGATATGGAGTACAAAGAAGGCTCCGTCGTAAACGTACCTGCTGACGACTGGGCACAGAAGACCAACGTTAAAGTAGTTGATCAGAAAGATAGCCAGCAGTCTGATAGCGGGAAAGGAGGTAATCAAATGGATCAATTGAAGGATAAGAGCCAGGAAGGCGATCTCTTTAACCAGATCGATAACCTTACTGCACCTGAAGCTGATGGCGACCAAACCGAAACTCCACCCGTTGCAGACGGAGACCAGACAGATAAAGGCACTGAAAGCAATGATGGTGAAGGCGAAGGAGAAGCCGCAGGAGACGAAGCTGATGGCCAGGATGGCGATGGAGAAGACGTTCAAAAGGACGAAGAACTCGAAGCTATTAAGGCCGAAAGAGATAGGCTCAAAGCTGAAAATGAAACCTTGAGAGCTGACAATCAGAATTTAACAAATCAGTTGAATGCTGCAAATGACAGAATCAAGGAACTTGAGAAGCAGCTTAGTGATGCTAAGGAATCCGAAGACGCTCTCAAGGAAGAAATTAAAGTGGCAGACGAGGAAGCGAAAGCAAATCGCAAACAGAGCATACAGCTCGCCATGATGAATAAGGACCTGTTAGCACAAAGAGTGGTCGACCATAAGATATTCTTAGGTGAGGCCCAACAGGAAGACAGGGAAACTTTGGTTGCTGAACTCAAAACCAAATCAGCCAAAGAGTTAAGTGATTCAATAGCAACACTGTCAGCCAAGAAGATTATGAGGCAACCTGCAAGCGTTAATTCCCCTGGATTGCCAAATCAGGACGACAAACATGTCGTTATTGATGACGACAATCATGGTGATAATAACAAAATACCAAAGGAGCCAACAATGGCCGATTTTACAGAAACAGTGATCGATGCACTGACATCGAACAAACGTTTCTCATATAATGACAAGGAGGAATTCTAAGATGGCACTTTTTGAAGGATTGAAAAGACAAGAAGGTAGCAGAAGCCATACCGCCCTGGTTAAATCGGGCCATATGTCTCCTGCGGAATACTGGATCTTGGACCCTAAGTTCAAAGATCCCACAATGTCCAGCGTATTCAGAGATGGCGTACTCTTTGAGTATCAGTACGGCGGAGCTGGAATGACTGAAGTAGTTATTCCTAAAGGTAGGGTCGTTGGTGTAACCAACCCGACAAAAGACTTCACAACCAAGAAATTTGTGAACGTAATGACTTTACCTGGTTTGGCTAACGGTGCCAATACAATTGGTATGGTTCCTTACAATATCACAAAGAACTGGTTCCAGGAAGACAAATTTGGTGGCAACCAGCCATCAATTATCACTCTTGACTATGTAGAACTTCCTTACATACCTTCAGTTGCTGCTGACTCTCGTTATGATGTTTCCGGCGTTCTTGCTGAAGAAATGGCACTTTCAGTTAACCTCAAGAATCCATGGGGAGCAGTAATCGGTGAAGGTCTCAAGTGTGGTGACTATGTAAAGGCAACTCCTTCTGGTCGTCTCACTAAATGGGACAAAGCTACAGATTCACCTATGGATGTTGTTGGTCAGATTCTCGCACAGGACTTCAACAGCGAACCTTGGGGCTGGATGAAGTGGGTAATGTGGGATGATTCCCAGAAGTTCCAGGACGACGTTTATGTTAACAAGTCCGGATCAAGCAACCTACCTTCTGATGCAGGATATCCTTTCGACCCGGCATACAGAGCCGGTACAAGAGAAATGGACGGCTACCTCAGCCAGTTCACAACCAATCCTACCGGTATCCCTGGACTGCATGACGGTTCTGGTAACTATACTGGATATGGAAAGAACGACACAGAATTCAAGGATATGGTCCTTGGTGCTGTTCCTACCGGAGTTGCTGATGACATTGTACTGACTTACCAGGCAAAAGACTATGCTGGCGGTAATCTTACAAAACTCCAAAATGGCGTTGTTGTTAAGATTGATGGTGTTGAGGTTGATCCTACCAGAATCACTATTGACTACGTAAGAGGTTTAATCAGCATTAAGCATATAGCTGCTGATGCAGGCAAAGTTGTAACAGCAACTTACAAAGCGTTCATGTACGGTACTCCTACAGAGTGGGACTTCAAAGGTGTTGTAGGAGCGTTCAGGATTCTGCTCAAGAAATAATAACGTGAGATGTAAGACGGGGGATCGAATCCCCCTCTACAGCAATCTAAGGAGGATAAACGCTCATGAAGATATTGGATCAAATCAAAGAACAGGAAAAGCTCATCCAGGACAGAGTTCAGGAAAAGATGAAGAACGGCAAAGCGTCCGAAATCACTGATGCTGAAGCAGCTCTGTATAAATTGACGGATGAGGATAAAGAAGTAATGGAAGTGTTTAAGAAGATCGCCGATGGTATCGACGTTCCCGGCTTCTCATTCAAAGACTTCCTCGCTACTCCACAGGCTTCCATATTGATTCCGAGAGTAATTATCGGAACAATGAGGAAAGCAGCAGAGCCTATGTATCTCGCTTCTCAGTTCTACAAGAGAATCAGGCTCAAACAGGGTAATGCAATTATGTTCCCGTCCATCGGCGTTATGAAAGCTCATGACGTAGCCGAAGGTCAGGAAATCCCACAGGAAACCATCGACTGGCAGCTCCACAAATCATCCTTGATTAAGGTTGGTAAGTCTGGAGTTAGAATCCAGGTTACAGACGACCTTATCAGGGACGCTGAGTGGGATATCGTTGGAATGCTTCTACAGGAAGCAGGCCGTGCAATGGCAAGGCACAAAGAACAGAAAGCATTTGTTGAATGGCTTATGCATGGTTGGACAGTGTTCGACAATGCTCTGTACAGACAGAATCCAACTGTTTATAAAGAAGCTCGCACAACCGGTGTTGACTTCAAGGGAGATTACAATGATACCATGAGTATTGATGACTTCCTCGACCTCATCATCGCTGTATACAATAACGAGTACACTCCTACCGATTTGGTTATGCATCCTCTTGCATGGACTGTATTCGCAAAGAATGGTCTGACTGGCAGCCTGGCTGCTCCTATGGACAGAGATGCCAAGAGAGAAACTCCTACAGCTTCATTCAAGCTCGGACCTGAAAGCATTCAGGGCAGAATCCCGTTTGCATTTAATGTAAACCTCAGCCCGTTTGCTCCTATCGACAAGATCAACAAGACATTCGATATGTTCTGTGTAGACAGAAACAATGTCGGTGTTCTGATTGTACAGGACGACCTCAAGACTGAGGAATTCAGAGATCCTGCTCGTGATATCAGAAACGTGAAGATTGTAGAAAGATACGGCTACGGTACATACAACGAAGGTCGTGCAATTTGTTCTGCGAAGAACATCAGCATGGCTAAGAGCTGGCCGATGCCTGAAAGGTATATTGCTGTTGATATGCCTACACCTACTCCGTAATGATAACCGATAAGGGGGATAAGTAAATGACCAGTTTCAGATTAGGACTTAATAGAGGGTCCAGTAACTATAGTTTCTTTGATCCCGAGTCTGGAGTTAGCTTATCCATTGGAAATCCGGTTGGTTTTGCCAACCGGATAACTCCAATGATATTGAGAGGTTTGAAGTACAAAACGATTATTGACCTCGATAATGTCATAGACTTGTCGACAGGCAACTTCAAGACGGCTCAGGAAACTATTACACCTGCTAATGCAGCAGTACCGCCAGCGGAACCTCAAAAGGATAAAATCCCAAACGAGGAACCGCCGAAGTCAGATGCTACAGAACAGTCGGCTTCGGCAGAATCCAAGGCTCCAGAAGCTACAGTTGAAACACCTACAGAAGCTCCTGCTGATGAAACTCCGGAAGTTTCAGTAGAGACTGAAGCAACAACTCCTGCTGTAGAAGAAAAGGCGGGAAATGACGGTGAAGAAAAGAAGACCACTACCAAAAACTCCAAGAAGAAATAAGGTGAATTCGAGTGAATAACAATCTTGTGCTTTATGGATTAGATGTAATACAGATAACTCCAAATCCGTTTCAGCCTGATGTAAATGTCAATACTGCAATCAGGTTGGTCTTTAATGGTGAGCTGAATGAGAATACTGTCTTCGGCAATATTTTCATTCTGGAGGACCCTGCACACATCTATAAGGGCGATAAGATAATCGATACCACCAAATATCTTCAGGTAAATGGCAGCCTGGTCTGTGGCGATAAAGTAGTGTTGTTCACTCCCGAAAAACCTTTGAACAAGGGTAGCCAATACATTGTGTATATACCTGCCCGCTCAATCAAGGATATACTCGGGAAGACGCTGGAGTTGGATTATGTATCGTATTTCACCACACAGACTGAAGCAAGCCTGCCTCCATGTGAAATCGTATTTCCGACCCCGTCGCTTGTTATTGACAAAATAAATGGCATCGTGTGGAAATCACAGAATGCCAGCACATATATCATAGAGATATCGAAGTTTAAGACCTTCGAACATCTTGTGATGAATGAAATGCTTATAGATCCTTTGTCCGACTCAGATGGAAATGTGTCATTTGACATATCAAACATCAATCTGGCAGAAGGATTGTATTATGTTAGGGTAAGGGCCCTTAACGGAGCGTTTGGTGAACCGACAATGTTCTTTATCAAGGATCATGAGAGGCTCCCTGTTTCACAAGACGATTCTGAAATAGTAGACATTGCGGAAGAAATACCGGACGAAATTGAAGTTCTGGAATTCTTTCCGGAAGACGGATTCTCCAATGTAGCCCTAAACCTTAAAACTATATATGTACGGCTGAACAGAATTCTTACAACCGAAGAATCGAACTCAATTATCTGTTCTGTTTCAAGCACTTATTCCGATGAAAGTGATTCTGACAACACAGAGGTTAAGGTTCACGGCGAAGTTCGTGGCGTATGGACAGTAATAAACGACTCTGTATTAAATGAGAGTTACATAGTATTCACGCCGGATAAATTGGCTTAGGGAGGGATTTTAGTGGGTGTTAACGTAAGTTATAACGCCGGTGGCACTATTGATACCATTGGTGAAATTAAAAGGATACACTTTCCCGAAGCCATGTTCCCTGATGCAGATACGGCCAGGATGAAGGGATTCAGACTTGACATACCTGCCGGGGTGACCGCTCCTCAGACCGTCGAGACAACTTTTACAATGGACATCTATCTTGTAGATATCGGTGTCGCATGTAGTGGATATAACGACGGAGATTACTGGGAACTCGAACTGGTAACAGTAAACGGAACCGACGAGCAAACCGAAAAGATGTGCGAAACAATGTATACTAAGGAGCTACCGGAGAACATTGCAATAGGGAATTCTCTAAACTTGGCACAGAAGATTCCAGCAGGAACAAAGATTCGGTTCGTATTTTACAATATCAGCGGCACATCCAAAAAGGTATGGCCGACAATGAGGTATTTATTCAAGAAGGAGGGCTAAGATAATGGCATGGGTTGAAGGTTTAACAAATTCACAGCGTATATTGTTTACTCTTGCCAATATCCTGACTACTGCCAACAAGAAGTTGGTCGTCAAGTATCGTAAGACTGTCAACGGAACACCGACAGACTTTGAACTTACCGAAGTAACTCCTGGCGTATGGCGGGACCAAGAGGGTAACACAGTAGACATCGCTGAATATACGAAAGTCATGGTTCCCACGAACGAGGTGGACCCGACAAAGAACTGGGAGGTTGTTTACGCTACAGGCGGAAGCACTGACCTGGCTCAAATGGAGATCAACCTCATGAGTTCCGAAAAGTGGGAAGTAGTAAATGGCTTTGACGCAAAACGTGTCATACTCAGGACCGTAACTACTCCAGTAACTGTTAATGCAGGTTATGACGAGTACAATACAGACCCAGATTCAAAGGTCGACAAGATTGAAATGTTCCTTGAGATCGTCAAGTACAGATATGCTATCAATCCTGAAGAAAACCTTGAGGAAACGGTAGATCCTGTAACCGGCGACTTACTCAAGATGCCAAACAACCACTATATCGAAATAAGATATGGTGATAAAATGAAAATTGACAGACAGTATGTTGTAGACAAAGCCACAAGGACCGAACAGCCTGATAAAGCTGTTTATAACGGTGTAATCTGCAATGTAACCATAGACGATCAGACACAACAGCCGGTATATACTCCTATAACCGGTGAGGAACTTGATCTCTATGAGATTGTAACAATATACGGTAACCAGTTGCTTACCAAGGAAGAAGGCGGACATCCTTCAGAGTATGCTAAATTCTCCTGGTACTTGGATTACAAGGAAGAACTGGTTGACGCAATGGACGGAGGTCCTTCTCAGGATGACATATCCAAAGGTATCAGGCTGATGCCACAGATTCTAACCGGTATGAGCGAAACCATTCCTATTCAATTCTGGATCAACTGTAATAACGACAGAATATCTATGGTTCTCATGGGTGACCCGACAATTGACTACGACCGTTACCTCACATCATTTGCTTATATCGGAAAGATAGACAGCTTTGAAGGTGAAGGTGTTGTCAATGATACAGCAGGTAACTTTGCACTTACTGTAGGATCTTCTACGGTTCCGTGTAAACGTCCTAAGCCTTTACAGGAACCTATTAAAGGTAAGGTTGAAATTCTTGACTTCCAGGCTGAACTCAAGAATGTTCTTGAGGTATCAAAAGCCAATGACAATGGCATAGTAACTATTGACAAAACTTCACAGTTTGATGCAACAAAGTATGCTGTACAGGGGTATCATGCATTTACTCCCATACCTACATCTACTCCGTCTGCACCTTATACATCTCCGACGGATTATGTAGATAAGTTCAGAGTCGGATATAAGTTCGTTTCTTACTCAAAAGACGACGAAACAATGCCAAGCAACAACTTTGATTTCGTATATTCGAAGGCTTTGATTGATGTAAATAATCCTGGTGTAAAAGGTGTATGTATTGACAGTGACTATTATTCTGGCAATGGTTTCCAGCCAAAGTGGGAGCCTCAACCTGAAAAAGCCACAGTCATTGACTGCTCGGAAGGAACGTATACATTTACTCTGAAGATTCCAAAACCGGCTAACAGGTTAAGAATCTTTAAGATTGCCAATACAGCAAATACCATCATCAATAATCCATCCCTGCCGGCCCCTTATGTATATGGTGCTTTTGAACCTATGTATGAGATAGCAAGCATTGACCTTAGTGTTGCAACCGGTATTGTTGACAAAGGTGATTACTATGAGTTTACATGGACTGAAACCGACGTTTCTGCTCCTGTAGATACAACTGACAAATCCAAAATGATGCCGCTTGTCAAGAGTTCAAAGGCTCAAAAATCAGTTGAACGTGACATGGTTCTAAACTTCGTATTGTCAGTTAAATTCCCTGACACATGGGGTGACGAAACTACAGCAACCGGTGTAACCGACATATCCATGTTCAAGACTCGTTCCGGAGTTTACAACCAGAGGCACTATGCTTCGTTCATAACTCCTGAAGAATACATGAGGAAGGATGCATTTAACCCGTCAAGATGGACCGGCAAGTTCCACTTGTCTCCAACTTACGTTGTACATGGTTACGATGGATACAGAGGCTGGCTGAAAGATACAGTAATCGTTGACAACACCAGTATCGTTCACCTGGATGAACTGATTGTTAACAAGGATTCCAAAGATCCTGAAAAACCACAGGAGATATTCAAATACTTTAAGCTGAATTCTCCGTTCTGCTTCCTTAACAACTCACCTAACTTCAATTACGGTGTTGGTATCCTGAAGTCCAGAAGCTATATCGACAGCCAGGGTAATAGGATAGAATTGTACTAAAAAGGATGGTTGCCGATGAAACCGATCATATACAATATGACGGTTGGTACAGCAGATCAAAAGTTAGTAAAGAATAGTGTTAGCAGGGCTTATGCCCTGCTTAACACTAAAGTAAAGAATGGCAAGGTCTTCGGCTTCCAGTACCGGTTCTTTAGCCAGTACAAATCACAGGTTGAGGAGGAATTCTCCAGAGCGGAGAGGCCAATAGATCAACCGTCAAAAGACTTATCCGGACTGATTCAGGCTGAAGATAACACCATATCAAGGACTCATATTCTTAACGGCTCCGATTTGGCTGAATCAGCGGTCACAAAACAATATACCATCTTGAATAACATGAAAACAGGAAGCTCTGGGGTCGACAATGACACAGAGTTATTGTCGTTGTTTAAAGTTTCTGTAAGCGGAACCGATACTGTAGGAGAACATCTGAAGGTATTTGGTAACGCATCAAATCTTGAATCCATAGCTTACGTAGAACCTGTATGTATTCAGGCGACACATAGTATTTCAGGAATATCTGAAATATTCCACACAATGGTAGAGGCGATAAATAAAGAATCCGAAGCTATCAGTCAGCATGGATTAAAACTCATGGATGAACTTGATAAGCCTCAAGGTTGTATGCTTGATTTTATCCTGATGGATAAAGGAAATGACAACAATTCATTTATCCAAAAAGGACACAAGTTGATGGTGAATAGCCCTAATCTGTCAAGAATCACGGGTAACAATATTAAGTTTGCAATTGATAGAGCTGAACTGTCTACACTCCTTCTGGGTCAGCCGAAATTTGGCTATTGGTACGATGACGAAGGCGTTTTCTTCAAAGAACTCATTCGTGCAAATGCAGATAGCGATATCGACGCTAAGTTCTTTGACAAGCTGATTGCTGTTGAAAATGCAAATGCCGACAATATCGCACAGATAGATGCTCTGATTAAATATGCATCAAGACAGTATATCAACAGCATGATACCAAGAGTTACATTCGGAATGGATAGGATACAAAAACATGCTGAAGACTTTGCCGATCTTATTGCATATGACCGTTCCGGGAAGGATAATTCTATTGTTGTTGAGAAGACTACATTTGCCAACAGGTACGGAAAAGACAGTCTCATTAACACATATAGTCATATATTTTCTGACAGGCAGATGAAGCCGAGTTCTGTCGTTGTAAACCACATATTGTTCAATAAGCAGCAACGTCCAGGAAGAATAAACGAAGACCATAAAGATACATACAACCGTGGTGAGCAGATGTTAAGACCTGGCCGTGTTGTCGAAGATGTTAGTATGGTTGACCGTATCAGGAGAGCGGCGGAAATATTCCCTGATAATGTTATTATATACAGTCACAGAATAAACGACGAAGTATACTGGATGAACCCATATATACTTGCCGCCCAAACGTTCCGCCCTATGATGCGTGTTCACAAGGTACAATACGCCGTAACCCAAAACAGGCCGGTATTCAGATTGTTTAACGTGTTCGAACCACGTGCAATGACGAAGGTTATATTTTCAGACAGAGCAAATAAGCCTTTTATGATGCTTCGTAGTTTTGAGCCTGCTGAACGTCCGGGAAAAGAATGTATCCTGATAGTAGATATGAGGGTTGCTCTAAACAAAGAGGCTATCGCAGAGATCAAAGAAGAAATCAAATTTGCACTTTCAAACGAGGCAGAATCAGTTATCATGATAGGGCTGATTGAATCCGACAACAGGGAGTCAGAATGTGATATCCTTGTTACTGAGATTGCTGACAGTAAAAACAGCGTCGATGCATCTGTTGATCTGTTATCTGTAGGATGGAGTAAGGCAGAACACCTTACAGAATTCACTAACGTTATAGACGCAGATAGTGACAGGTTTGGAGAAGCGGTAAAAGCAGTCTTATCATTAGCTATAGACATAAACAAGAAACGTATGGCATTGAAGGAAGGAATACAGGATATAGGTGAAAGTTTTAAACAACATAACACGCCTGCAATGCACAGCGGATATCTTGTACCTCTTGCAAAAGTAAGAGCTTCATTACAGGGGGACAAACTGAGCGGAATTATAGATGCCGATTGGGACACAGAATGGAATCAGCTCACAAAAATCTATATAGATTCAAAAGACAGAGATGATAGAATCAAGGTTCCAAACGACGATTACAACTATGAGAAGATAACTAAGAACCTATACGACCCAGTGACCGGTATTCCGAAAGATCCGATAGGACCAACAAATAAACCAGAGGTACAGGTAAAATTTCCAAATGCTCATTATAATCCTAAGTATAAGGATCTATACCGTGAGATTATACCTGTTGACCTATACTGTTATAAAGATATGATGCTCCTAATCTGGATATTCTGGTGTAAACACAGGTCAAGCGAGAAGGTTCTTGAAACACTAAAAGAGTTTTACCAGACTGAGAATATCGAAATGACGATGATACAGGAATATGCAAAGATCGTACAGTTTGATGCATCAAGAGCAATAAATTATGTTCTCGACAATATAAACCAATGGATACAGCGTACAATTGCCTATTTCGACAAGAACAGAATGAAGCAATACGAGAGGATTATGAAACAGGTTCGTTGGTTTGGCGAGAAGATAGCCCATGACATGAGTAAATACATTCTTGTGAGAGAGTATGATCCGTTTGACCTTGACAACTCAACATGGGAAGTAAAGAATCATGTGCTTCCGATAGATGGAGAAGTTATGGTTGAGGCGTTTGTGGCAATCGGCGACAAAGTAAGCCTTTATATAAATGACGAAGTGAAGTTGGAAATTACAGAACCTGGAGTGTACAGGATATCAAATCCAACCAATTCCGAGTACATAAAACCTGCTCCATCAATACCGCTTGAGGCAGGAACATATGATATTAAGCTCATTAAATCTGGAACAGGCACAAGCATTATTTATAAGTGTATCGTGAGCAATTCCGTATTTAAGGGAGCCACGATCCGGTACGAGGGTGAGCCCGGGAGAGGTGGGCAAGCTATTGATAAACTTCTCCAAATGATGTATGATTATTATGAGATACATCATAAGAACAAGGCCAAAGGACCGAGAGAATTCTGGATGTGGTCATAACATAAACCGCATTAATATATAAGGGGGATAAACAAAATGGCTAATAACAATAAGATGGGAATAGTCCAGTATTGGGTATTTAAAAGACCCAAGAACGCCCGTGGAAGAATCATATATGGAGCCGAGCTTGGGGCAACCAAGGACGATTTCGGCCAGATATTCCAGGGTGAGACACTTCTTATGAACAACGGGGGAACCATAGAACAGCCGTTATCAACAGACCCGACAAACATCCGCAACACTATTGATGTTGCTCCTGATGCTGTGTGGGAACCTATCATAGGGCAACCTTGGATTCTTCACTCCGTTCACTTCGGTGTTGACGAAGCCTTGAAAACAGCTAAACCTTTGATTATAGCAAACGGTGAAGATAACGTTAAGATCTGCAAAATTCTCAGCCACGAAACTATCGTTCAGATGGCGTAGTAGGAGGAGATATATATGCCAAGACTTGAAAGAGCAAGAACTGGCGATATATTCTTCGATGACTTCGATGGACCTACATTGGACGAGAGATGGGTTGTCACCCCATCTCTCGCTTCAAGATATTCACTGTCCGAAAGACCAGGGTATCTTCGTGTAAAACATGCAGAGTCTTCAACGTACATACTTACTGATATACCTGCCACTAATGAAATGCTGTTTGAGATCAAGAATGATTACAAACCGGTTGTTTCAAATGACATTGGCGGTATTGTTGTATATAAGACATCAACAGACAGGGTTGAACTTATAGAATACTATGATCCGATTCTTGATGCAACGAGGAATTATCTTTATGTAAGGATGTATAAGAGCGGAGATGTGTTCGATGGATATGGTTCACAGGACGGTATACTGTGGGAGCTTATTGGTAGTGCAAGAATCGAAGATGCAGTTAAGATCGGTATAGTGTTAAACGGAGTCCCGAATGTGCTTTCTGTTCCTTTGGATGTAGAATATGCAGCTATGTATTCTGACAGGTTTATCTATGTTGAGAATCTTGAAGAAGGAATGATTACTAAACTGTTTGACAAGGATAATAACCTGATTGAGGAACAAACAGTACAACCAGGGTTCTCTGTCGTGAAGTTCGATATGTTCTCACGTCTATTGCCGTTTGAAGGTTACATCGAATTATATTCGCCGTCTAATGTCCTGCTATACAAGACACCATGCGAACGGCTTTACCCGGGCGACGAATTCCAGTACATCATGAATATTGATGTTCGGTTTCAACGAAGGGTGTTTGTCGTTGAATATGATAGTTACGGAACACCTGTATCCAAGCCAAAGTTTATCAGTAATGTTGATCTTGAATTGGACCAGGTTACTCACATTGGCGACATGGAAGGTGCTTATGTTGAGGGTATTCTGACAATCAAGAATCTTGATGCTGAAGACATTATAAACCTTGAAGCGTCGATAGGTCTGTATAGTGAACTGTATGGGACCGGAATGATTCAACTTGCACTTGATAATTACGGAGAACCAGGAAACTACCAGGACAAGGTAATCATCAATGTGCCGGCAGGAAGTAGTACAAACATATGGATTAAGATATCGGCTACGTCAATACCGACATTGTCGAAGTACGATGTGTTCAAATATAAACTCGTATTAAAGAATGTTTAGAGGGGGTGTAAGAAGTGATAAGGTTAATGAGATACGGAATTACCGATATGGAAAGTTCCGTTATTAGTCATAATCTTTTGGTTGATCGTGAAACACCAAACCAACACCCTATCGAAGCAATATCCGGTCTTAGGCTTGAACTGAATGAGAAATATGTAAAACCCGATACTGGAATCCCGATATCGGATATGGGCTATAACCCCGCAACACAGGAAGGACTGATAGCGTTAAGTAATGAGGTTGATGCCAGAATGATTATTCTGAACAGCGACCTTACTTCTGTTACAACACATGTAAACGCAATACAGGACTTTCTGAATAATATATTTAAAGATCAAACAACCGGTGTCCCTGGAAACCCTGTTATCAATTTCGCTTATCGCAATGGTTTCAGGGAGGAATTCATTTCTGAAGAAGGAGACACCGATTTTTATTTAATCAATACCTTTATCGCAGACGGAAAACATCTAAAGGTATATCGTGACGGTGAATTGCTTGTTCCTGGCGTAGATTATGACGAAGTATCAGACAACAAGGTTGTCTTCAAATATCCTCTTGAAAGTGATATTTATTTGTCGTTTATCTGCGAGTCAATGTCTATTGTGGTTTCTCCAATACATGAGGAAATTATAAGCATTGCAAACCAGACAGAATTTACGTTGAAGAACACCTACAAACCCGGCGATAACGTAATGAACATATTCGTTCAGGGATTAAGGCTTGAATGCGGGACAGATTATGAAGAAGTCAATCCTTCCACGATACGTCTGCTAAGACCACCGTATAGTCCCGGTACAAAACTTATCTTCCGTCAGGAGGGTGTTCAGAATGCCGGAACAGTGTTGTACCATGAAAAAGATTACCAGCAGAAGACATGGAAATTAAATTATATAGCCGAAAAGAACCAGAGGCGTTTTAATCTTACCGAATCATATATTCCAGGAACAAATATGATTAACGTGTTTGTCCAGGGGTTGCTTCAATGGCCTGGAGTTGATTTTGACTATGTTGAAATTGACGACAAGACCATAGAGTTTAATTATGAATTGGAAGAAGGAGAGAACGTATCGGTAGTATGTACGGCAGCTCTATATAATTGGTCAGAACGTTTTGTGTCATTGCAGGGGCAGACAATATATGAATTACAAAACGTTTATTATACCGGCAGAGATGATATCCTCGTCTATGAGAACGGAATACAGTTAACAGAAGGCGACGATTATATAGAGATAAGCAACAGGGCAATAGAACTTGTTGAAGCCCCTCCTGTGGGGTCAAAGATAACTGTATTAAAAAGGAGGTAGGCTACGTGAGCAGCAGAACAAAGATAGGTGGAAACCGAATAGCCGATAAGACAATCCGTACTGCTCATCTTGCTGATGACTTCATCATTCCGGAAAGAATGGTATTGCTCGAACATCCTACCCATGCCCATCCGAACAAATCGGTTCTCGATATCATCAAGAACTCGAACCCGGAACTGGTTAAGATAATCGACCTGAAAGATATTTTGCTAACCATTACAGAAGTAGCTGAGGCCAGGGAGCAGGGAAAGACTCTTGCAAATACCATAGCAGGTAAAGCACCGAAAGATGTAGTTGATAGCTTTACAAAAGAGGTGCAGGAAGCAAGAGGAGATTTCGCATCACTGTCTGAAGCTCTCAGGGTTGTTATAACAGAAGCACAGCAGATTATAGATGCACACGCCGGTGTGAAATCTCATCAGGAATTGGATCTTTTATATGCTGAAATACAATCAGCACGTGGAATATATGAGAGCCTCGGATCAAGACTTGACAATATACTTGGTGGAGGCGGCAGCGGAAACACAAATGTGTCAATGATTACCCCTTGGACATTCAGGGTAACACTTACAGCCGGCCAGACTGTTATTGATCTTCCTAACTCATATACCGTAGGTGCCAATAATCTTCAGGTATTTGAAGGGCCTACACTACTGTATCCCGGGAGTGACAATGACTATGTAGAAACATCACCGACACAGATTACACTCAATTATGAACTTCCTGAAGGTACAGAGTTATATATTACAGGCACAGGGTCGGGAAGATTGTTTGAATGGGTTCTCTACATGATAAGTGAAGACAATCAAATGGAGATCAATTTCATTGATACATACCGTCCAGGTGAAAGGGACCTGATGATTTATGAAGATGGCTTGTTGCTTCAACCCGGCAATGACTATGAAGAAGTCGACGACCGTACCGTGCGAATGACAATACCATTCGCCGCTCAAAGCAATATAGCAGTATTCAAAAGGAGGTACTAAAAATGGGAGTTAGTAAAATCAAAGGTCACAGAATTGCAGACAAGGCTATAGAAAACAAGCATCTTCATGATAACTTCAAACTTCCTGAAGACCGTCTTATTCTTAATTATCCTACTCATTCAAATGCCGGTGACCTTACAGAGGCTGAGAAGAATATCCTAACGCAAAGAGGAAACGCAGACAGCCTGCATTACCATACCGGAGGTGGCGGCGGACCGAATGGTATATACACAAATGAAGAAAGGGACGTTCAGCTCCTCAAGTTAAGCATGTTGATAAACTCAACAAAATACGGCATGGATAAGTCGGTAAAAGATTTGTTTGACGATGATGCATCCATTTATTACGGAATACGTGCAGCAAAAGCTCCTACGCTTGTCAATATAACTGACGACCCTGCGATAGGAGGATTGTTGCTGCCTAATACTTCATACACTTATGGCATCGTCTATAAGACAATCTACGGTGAAACCGACCTTATCAATACTTCTGTTATAACCACAGGAGCCGGTGCATATAATTCTGTTGAGCTTGCATATGAAGACGCTCCGGCAGAAAATACCGGTGCAAAGATATTCAGAAGTATAGGCAATGTTCCGAAAATGATTGTCGAGAACGAGAATGTATCAGAGTGGGAAAATCCATATAATTTTGACACATCCATTGACAGTACAGATAAAACCAGTGGTCTTGGTTGTTACCGTGTATCTGTTAAAGGATTTAATTCCGGCGGAAACCCGATATACAATGTAACCAATATAGCATTTGGTATCGGCAAAAGGGCTTTAAATGACGGGCAGCAGTTTAACTCTGTCGTTGGTATCAATGCTCCGTTTGAGTATCTGATCCAGATTAACAACAAGGCGGTAGTCAATAAAATGGATATCGTGTGGGACAGCAATCCTGCGAATATTCCTATAGACTATGAAGTCTATTATACAACGGACTTACTGCCTACTGATATAACCAAGATCACATGGCATAAGTTTGAGAGGCTTAGTAAATTAAAGAACACTTACAATATACCGTTAAGTGTTTCGACAGACGGTGTGATTAACAACGACTGCATGATAGTTGGGAACACACGTTCTCTTAATTCATTCTCGTTTAAGTCTGTAAGGAATATTACCGGCATCAGGATTGTTGTAAAGACATTGATGTCAAAATGCATGTTGACTGATTTAAGATTGTTTACTGAATTCAATGCAACTAATACAAATATCAACAAAGACTTTGGCGGACCACAAGATTTCAGGGAGTTTAAGACGCTGTGCGTTGACATGAAATCAAACCTTGCACACAAAGACAACCTTAGAATGGGATTCCTTGCAAGCACCGAGGTTGTTTCATCTGTAGTAGGTGAGTGGAGTTTGTCACCTAATACTACAGAACAACTGACAGGAAAGATTATAAGACAGTCTATAAGACTTAGCTCACGTAACAGAAACACATATGATAGGATAAGAATTTCATTCCGGCCAGAACCAAACCAGTACATAAGGATTGAGAATATCTATGTGATGCTGGATACAAGAAATATAGACAACAATACCGGCCTGGCCGATTGTAATGTAGAAACTATTATCGTTCCTGTCACATTCGATAATGGTTTGCCGTACTTTGATGGCACACCTACAGGTGACATCACGAGCGATTGGGTGTTCATTAAATTCCCGAATTTGTCGTTCTATACATACAAGGTTACGTTTAAAGTTGTATCTGGTTCGCTGCGTAAGGTAAATCACGCACAGGCTGAGGTTTTCTTGGCTGATGCTGCACTCTATAGCGGGTATGAAAGTTCGCTTATATGGAACGGATATGTTTCATATACTGCATCATGGGACCAGGCGTATGTGTCAAAGATTGAAATAGGAAAGAGCAATGCTCAATATCTTGATCTTGACTACTTTGATCCTTCTGTGTCAGAGAAGTGGCACAGGCACTACATTCCTATGCCTACCGGTACTGGAGCTCAAGATATACGCAAGTTGGTGTTATATTTTAATAACATCCTCAACGACCAGGACGTGTTCCTTGATAATATTAAACTTACAAGGTCAAACAATCTGATTCCTTCTGCAACTATGACATCAAGTAGTGGATGCTTAAACGAAGATAAGGTAAAGGAAAACAGTAATACTTACTTCTATTCTGACCTGACACCAACAAACGCAGTACCAAAATCAATTGTTGCTTCGTTTGATACAGCTCAGAATATTAATAAGCTCTTAATTCTGTTTGGAGAAAGGAACAGTGCTGGAAAGAATTATTCGCTACAGTACACTGTAGACGGCTCTGCTTCAGCAAACGATCCGTATGATTCACCGAAGTGGCTTCCGATGACAAGCATTATAATTGGTGAAGACGGCATACCGCAGGAGTTCAAAGGCCGTATCGTAGACAACACGATTTACGATAATAACATCTGGGCAAACCATATAACTCATAAGTTTGCACCGATAACATGCCTAAAAGTGCGTGTGATTGTCTATGCAACAATTGGTGACCAGCCGTTAAGGATCATGAACATGAAAGTCATGACAGCAGACGATACAGGAGAGATGCATCTTATCCATGACAGGAATACTCCGGTAACTGTTGGACAAAAGTTCATTGACGACGGTAAACCTACGCTGCCTGACATTCCAAGCCTGTTTAACACGACAGGAAGTTACAATGTCATCTATGATAGTGCTTTAAGGATTGTGAAGCTGATTGACCCAAGCAAGAATGGTGTGCTTCACTTAAAAGAAATAGACTTTGGAGAACTGTTTATGAGCTTGATCCTGACATCTCAGTATTCAGGTGAATGTGACTTCTATATAAGTAACAATCACGGCGGCTCATATGTAAAGGTTGACCTTGACAAAGTGTATAAGTTCACCACACAATCCCAGCATCTAAGGATCAAGATTGAATTTAAGTCGCCGGATGCAATGGTGAGTGCGATAGCGTTACTATATACTTTATAGGGGTGATGATTTGTGGGGTTCCAATTTGAGAAGATAGAGAGCATCGCTACCGTGTTAAAACAGGAGAATGAAGCTCTTAAGGCAGAACTTCAAGCTGCCAAGAAGCAGGACAGTGGCAATAAAACTACCAAGAGAAAAACCAAAGCTGCAAAATAGGGGGAGATGTAGATGAGAACTTCAGGTAGGCCAACCTATATCGATCCCGCAAAGACAGGTTATGCAAATCTTAGAGAAGAAATCCTGGATTTGCATAGCAAGTCCGAAGCTCAGGAAGCAGCGTTACAAAACACCGCTACCGAGTTTGAAGTCATAAAACAGGAAATGCAGGATATAAAGAACCTGGATTTAGAGAATATCAATGCTCCTCTGGTTGCCGAGTTACAGGATGCAAGAGGCGTGTTCCCAACTGTCAATGACAGGCTGAATTCAATGGCTGCCTATAACATCCTTAACGTCCTGGAGAAACTCACTACCAATCGTGAATATGAATACGATAGTGAAGGCTATATCGTAAAGGAAATTGTACGAGGCGACCTGAATTATGATATCGTCTACCATTACGATTCCCAACGCAATATAAAGCGTGAGGAAAGGTATGACACTAACGGGGTTCTTCTTGGATATAAGGATTATACATATGACGATCTTGGACAGATAAAAACCATATCAGGTGAAAATGCCGACGATGTAGCTCTTGCAACAAATACACATGAAATGGCTGAACTTCGGATTCGCCTGGCCGCACTTGAATCGATAGATTTCGTGAATCTTGCAAACTCTATTAAGGGTTCAGATGTAAAGTCTTTGCTGAATTCAATCCAGGAGATTTTAACAAGGGTACAGAACCTTGAGATGTATCTTCCTGGTAACGAGAATAGATTGATTGAAATAGGGAGTGTTCTTGACAGGCTGGATGCTATAGAACGCCGACTTAATACGAATTACGTAACTTATACTTTTGATGTAAAAAGTGATGTCACAGAATACACCATACCAGACAATATTACCGGTAATTATGCAATTTACATGGAAGGTATATTGTTAGACGAAGGCGACGACTATATAATAGAAAGTGGAAAAATAAAGTTCCTAATACCGTTAATCGATGATTTTACGGTAACTTGTAGGTACTAAGGGGGTCCATTATGCAGAATAAGATATATACCACTCTTGCGAATATATTCAATGAGCTGAAACAAGCCAAGGGGTCAAGTGCTTCCTTGGCTGAAGCTATTGATGAAAAGGTTAAAGGCCAGCAGGAGATTGTAGAGGCCAGAGATGGATATGCGACTTTAAATGACAGACTGGATGATATGAAGGCAAAGACTTCTGTAAACATGTCTGATATTGGCGTTATTAAACATGATGTCGATATGCTAAAGAATCAGCCTGTCAATACAGACCCTGCACCGACAATCGTACAGATGAATGGCAATGAAATGATTGTCAGAATAGAAGACAGGATTACATATAAAGAGGATAATTTTGTACTTCTCCCTGGAACACAGAAACTGATAGTAAACGACCAACCAAACGTAATCGTCGACGCATACCGAAAGACCCAGGATATTAACGCAGTAAAAGCCGCAATTGAATATACGGGTGATGATGTTGTAAAGTATGACAAAGAGAGAAACGTATTGTCAAACAATATGGTAATACCTGTTGCAACAAACAATCTATACAAACTGCCTTTCCATACTGCTAATGTGTTTTTAACAGAGGGACTTGATTCGTGCCTGATTCCTTATGTTGGCACTTGCATTGCCGATTATGCTGCCAGTCAGTTTAATGAAGACGGTTCACAGAACTGGAGCAACCATCTTATAAATGCACTTGAGGGAAAAGGTGCTATATGGACAATCAAAAGGTCATTCGTTAATGTGACGTTCTCATTGTTCAGAGCTATAGAGGTTGCAAGAGTTGCGTCGAAGTTTGCATCAAACAGTACAGTCGGCAAAGTTACTATTCAGATATCAAACGACCAGCAAGTATGGACAACATTATACACCGGAAGTGACAGGGATCTTGATTATACTTTACCAACAGTACAGACCGCAAAGTATATAAGGTTCTCATACAACATTTTTGACAACCTGAGAACAAACTATCAAATCGATGTCAGCAAGATATCGGTATACGCATATGAATATAACAAAGAATCAGGAGTTATCACAACCGTAAATCCGACACCAATTAACGACAGAAGCGAAACTTTGAAGATTGTTCAAAAGAGTCCTACAGCAAAGGACCCATTCCTGATTACAAGATTTGCTATTGCAAACAGTAAAGACAATGGAGAGAACTGGGTAACTTATATCCCGCAAAGACTGACAGTAATGCCGGATGACTTCTATGACGACCTTGGGTATAAATATGTCGGTGACTCTCTTACAAATAACATAAAACTTAACGCAACATCAAAATACCTGTTTAGTAACAAGAATGTATATGTTAATCCTTTACCGACAGTTGATGGTGTTCTTGGTACTGCTACAATTTCCGAACACGCCAGTAGAACGCTTGATTTAACATGGAAGCCTTATAAATACGTATTTATTAGGGCATACATAAAGATTGATGGGATGGAGTATCAGATTCCTATAAGTCCGGACAATCTTAATAGAAATATAAGCGTTGCAATTGCAGGTTATAGCCTTGTGTTAAAGATTACACCACTTAGCAACAAAGTGTTGAAACTATATGTTTGGTCTGAACTTGACAAAGTAATCAGGCTCGATGAAGCAAAGGTTGTAGTAGACAGTGCGTATAGGCTATATTACCCTGAATGGTACGACTCGCATGACTATGCTGTTATTTATAGTTCTGCAAGTTCAGTTGACGCAAGAAAATACATCAACGGATATCCTATTGATGAGAATGAAATATATACAAATTATGACGTTCATAGATATTCAAGGTGGTATGGTCATTCGTCTGACGAAGGGTCATCTGCCTTTAAAGGTAATGAGTATACCAGCATAGCAATTATTCCGAAAGATATGTATGGCGGCGGTGCTTTAAGGTCCTCTGTGACAAAGACAAATGATGGACAGTGGATTACACATACTTATATAAGATCCGGAGCTACACTTCCGGTCTCAATGTATCTATGCGGAGATAAGGCAGATGTGCTTAATCCTGTAATAGAAAGCGATACCGAAGGAATCACAGGTTCGTCGTTACAGCCAAGGTTTGAGTATAAGAAAGACTATACTGCAAAAGTATATATTGCAAACAAGAAGATAGTTGGAATTCATTCAATACAAAGCGTATCGGATATCAGTAATATCCAGTACAGTATATCTTTTGACGGCACAAACTTCTACACATATAATAACGATACTTTCCGATGGGACGGAATGTTTGACAGGGGAATGACATATACTGAGCTTAATGCGTTAAATGACAGCCACTTTGAACAATTAAGAGCTGGTGAATGGCTATACATCAAGGTACGGCTTATATCCCCTGACGCAAAAGTAGACAGCATCCAGATTGATTTTGAGAACGATACATTTGTAAGTATTCACGAGAGTGAGATCATCGACAAAGGTATGCCGGCAAGGGTCCTTGAAACAATTAACCCAAGTTCACTGTTCTCGTATATCACAACAAAGCACTCTGCTATTAAACTGGCTACAGCAGCAATGTCTGTATTACCGATATATCAGTATCAATTGGCCGGGTTTGATTTAATGAACTACAATGACTCACAGTGGCAGGAGATAGACCCTACAACTGTAATTAAATACTTGCTGCCGAATAACAATTTTATATTCAAGAATATAACAACATCCCCACAACACGTAAAAGTAATGAGGAGGATTGTCAGCAACCAGACTGCTGTAATCGATATGGTTGAAGACGCAAAACAGAAACTTGCGGATCTCGAACGGCAGCAGAACGAATACAAGGTAGAAACTGATGACAGATTTACCTTGATGCAGCAAAGCATTGATTTAATGTACCAGTCAATGCAAGATGGTACTCCGCCTCCGCCACTTCCTTCATTTATATTACCGCAGGTAAGAGAAATCGACGTTCCTGATCTTGCCCCACAGGGGTATTACACTGTGGATAAAGTAGGAGAATTAAGAGGAGTACAAGTATGGGAACAAAAGACATCGTATGTGCCGTTCACAGAACAGCTCATTTTCACAAAAGGAAACGAAGATTTGTTCGCAACATATGGTGTTGTTCTTAAAGATACCGGTGCGGAAATCTTTAGAGAATATGACATCACAAATGTATATGAGGTTCCGATAGGATGGGTGACGAGCAATAATTGGTCCCGGATGCAGGGAACTTATTTTGATGTGACCATCGATTCTAATGGCGTTAGTCCAACTTCAGGTTCTGGGATTGTTGGTCTCTTTAATGACAGCTATCCCGCTTTCACTTTTCAATGGTACGATAAAAATCTTTACAATTTTCATGAAATCTGGACACTACCAGGCGAAGATAAGCGTATGGTTGATATTATATTAGACTTTAGGCAATTTAGGTATATCAACTATATGACTGCATGTTTTGGTCAATTAAACGGCAGCCAACAGACTTCATTTTGGGCTTCTAAGGACGGATTAGAATTTCAGGAAGTTGCAAGATACACTGGAGATAAGAGGGGGCAATCAATACAGTTTAATCGTGAATTACGGTATATCAGGGTAAGACTTGAAATTCCATATAGTGTAAACAGAGGTGCTGGTAATGTTAGTATCATAAACATGAATATCTTCTGGTCACCTGTAAACTACTCGTGGGGTAAAGAGTATTATATCTATAATAAAACTCCTATAAATACAACTCACTGGCTAAACTTTGAAGGAATTACAGCAGACAGATATATCGACCACAACCCTGCCGAAATGAGATTCCTGTTGTCAGACGACCCATCACAGAATATATGGAAGTATTGGAATGGTACAAAATGGATAACAACGCAGTATATTAGGCTCGCAGAGGCTATGTCAATTGAAACGTTACTTTCGCTTACGAAAGAACAGTTAAATCAACTTGAACGTGGCTCGCTTACAATTGCTGCTATAATGAGAACTGACGATCGGTATAAGACTCCTGTACTAAGGAGTGTTAGTTTTAAGCATGATGTGACCAATGAAGAATTCTACACTCTTACAGACACAGACACCGTTGACTTCAGGTATTATCCTGAAACAGGACAGTTAACAATCGTGAACAACTCCAGTGTTTCACGTAAGTTCAAACTAATTCAAATGTAAAGGGGATGCCATATGAAGAAATTATCAATTCCGTACACAAAAGATATGAAGATTCTTGATTTACTGGGGGACAACCTCCAGTATGTCAAGGAAATCTACTTTCCTTTGCCGTCAAACATTATGGCTTCAGGAAGACCGTACTTTGAAAGTGAAATCCCAGAATATGCTGCAAAGTACGATAGTGAAATCAAGAGAGCGAAAGATATGGGATTGGATGTGTCTATACTGTTGTCCAAGACTATCATTGACTTTGACAATGGCATGGCTTCACTGGTTATGGCCATAAGGGAAATCCAAAGACTGAAGGAAGCCTACAATATTGACAAGGTAGTTGTAGGAAACAACACATTGCTCAGGATCTACGGAGAACAGTTAAAGGGTATTGGAGTAAAAGTAGAGATGACTGTCATGACGGATATCGACTGTGTCGATAAGGTAGAACAGATGGTCGCAATGTATCCGTTTATTGACTCCATATGCTTGAACAGTACCTTCCTGTTTAACCTGGATGACATCAAATATCTCAGGCAGAAGTTCCCGAACCTCGAATTGAAGTTGCTCGTAAATCACGGATGCCTTATAAATTGCATGTCGTTTGTGAGTCATCACCATTACCTGTCAAGCGTACTGATTGATCCGAATATCGGGATAAATGATCTTGAAAAGTGGAGACTGTTTAGCAACCAGAATGAGATCTTGCGGACATGCAAGACATGCGATCATTACTTCTTCAGCAAAGGCGACGACTTCAATCCGATAAGGGAGATGTCCTATCTGCGTCCTGAAGACCTTCATCTGTACGACGATGTCATTACATTGTTCAAGATATCAGGTCGTGAAAGACCGGCAGAACATGTAGTACACATGATAAAGGCATTCGGGGAGAGAAGCCTGGATGGAGACATGAGAACCATTATAGATCTTCCATATCCTATCTATTACATGGATAACAAATCATTCCCGGAGGATTTCGGAGAACACAGAATAAACTGTGGACACAAATGTCACAAGTGTAATTACTGTGACAGTTTGAAAGAGGCTGTAATCCGGCCTGGAAAAAATACAGATGATAATATACAACAACCCGTCTTTGATGTATAATTAAATGAGAACATAATAGGGTAGAGATTAAAATATAAATGGGGTGTCAAAATGGATGTTATTTCTATGCAAATAGCAAATAAAGTTCTGAGACGAATGAATACCGAATTTAACGGGGTATATGACAAGTTCGTCGCAACCGCAGGACAGAAGACATTCACCACTACGAAAGTGGTAGCTACCGACGGGAATGCTCTAAAAGTATTTGTGGACGGTATCCTGGCTGTAAAAGACATAGATTATACCGTCATAGACAGTCGAAATATTCAATTTATAAACGGCCTCGAAGCTGGAGCACAGGTTCTACTGACAACTGATGTTGTTGGCGTTCCAAAGTTTGAGATGGTAGCTCCGGCTTATGACGATACGCAGGTAAAGGCCGATATCAACTCTCTTGCAACAAGAGCTCAGAACTCTGAGAATGCAATTTTTGCATTGCAGACAAGAGTAACCAATGCCGAGAGCGAGATCAACAACATCAAATCCGTGTTGGACGAAGACGGTGATGGAAGTATTACAGACACGATAGCCAATATAAAGGCTCAGTGGGAATCTGCTGACGGCAATCTCACAAACCTGATTAACAACAAGGCTGAACAGTCAGACCTTGAAGCGGTTGAAAACGAGATAGCAGCAGCAAGAGGTCTTAGTTCCGACCTTGCAACAGAGCTTAATGCGATCAAATCTTCTATACCCGCTGCATATGATGATTCCGCTCTGTCAGATAGAGTTGCTGATATCGAGGATGAAATCAGTACAGCACGGGCAACGCATGCATCCATTGGAGAGAGGATACAAGCAGTTGCTGATCAGATTCCTGTAACTGAAGTTGCAGCCATCAAGAATGAAATAGAGGCTGCTCGTGGAGGCAAGAACAATCTATCAGAGAAATTATCTGAGATTCAGTTGTCCATTCCTGAAGCATACGATGACTCTGATTTATCGCAGAGAGTCACAGCACTCGAATCCAAGAAACTTGATGAATTTGTTCTTGTTGACACGGTAACCGGTTATGAATACAAAATCAAAGTTATAAATGGAGTATTGACTGCTGATCTTCTGAAGAAACTTGCTTCAGTTACTGTATTACAGATTGGTACAGGAAACATTTATAAGGGTGACACGGTTGGGTTTACTGCAACTGCCAAGTTTGAAGATAATACCGATGCTACATCGAACACTCTGTTTGTATACTCTGTTGATAACGAAACAATAGCAACCATTAATCCTTCAACAGGTGTTCTTACAGCTCTTGATGAGGGTAATGTAATTGTAAGTGTAACTGGTACTGCATATGGTGTAAGTAAGTCAAACAATATTGCTATAACCATCATCCTTACAGATTCGCAGGCTGTAGAGAAGGCTAAAACAAACCTCGATCTTGCCGCATATAACAGCTTGCCAAACCTTGATGCTATAATAGGCAATCTTGTAATGCCGGCCACAATGAACGGCACGACTGTAACATGGTCGTCAGATAATGTTTCCGTTATAGCAAACGACGGAACGGTTGTAAGACCTTCCGGACTTGACGGAAATGCAGTTGTAACATTAACTGCTACAATCAGCAAAGGAACTGTTAGTGACACCAAGACATTTGTTGCTACAGTAATAGCACTTCCATTGACTGATGCTGAGAAAGTTCAGATAGCAAAAGCAAACCTAACCCTTGGTGACACTTCAGCCGTAATATCTGATCTGACGTTACCGAATACTCAGAATGAAGCAACAGTAACTTGGGTATCAAGCGATCCTACTGTAGTGTCTGATACTGGTGTAGTAACAAGACCTGCTGCTGGAAGTGGTGACGCTACAGTAACGCTGACTGCAACTATAACGGTTAACAGTGCAAGTGACACTAAAGAGTTCACCGTAACTGTTCTTCAGGAAGAATAACCTGAAGTAGAAGAATAGGAGGTAATGTTACATGAGAGCGATAGATAGGATGAGACGTCTCGAAGCAATGACTCTTGGTGTTGCCGCCAACTACGTTGTAGATTATACCTATGACAACAAAGGCAGGGTATCCCAGGAAATTGTAACCGGTGACATCAATAAGACAACTACATATACTTATGACGATGCTACCGACAACATTATCACAGAAACAACTGTGGAAAACGGTATAACAATCACCAAGACATACGAATACGATGAAGCCTCTGGCAATATCGTCAAGGTAACCGTCGTTAAGTCATAACAGAAGGGAGGCCATTGTATGGCTGCAAAGCAAGTCGTCAAGGCCGATCAGATAAAAGGGATGTATGGAGTGTCCCTGGAGGATGACATCAAGATCATTGTCGATAAGGCAATGAATTATGACAAGCCTGTGCAAACCAGAAATGACCTCCCTATGACTGATAACCAGGTAGGAGATGTCCGCCTGGTTATGAGCGAAGGAAAGTTCTATCAATGGAACGGAACCGACTGGGAGCCGACTAAGGATATACATATTGAATCAAGGCAACTTGAATTTACAATTACACAGGACGGCCAAAGCATCATCCCGATAGATATAGAGGTTGGTGTAGTCAATGGAATAGCAAGTATGGACACGATACAACTCTTGGTGAACGGTATCATTCAAAAGAAAAACACAGACTACACAGCAGATATCCAGGACAATAAGGTTGTCATTACATGGATATCACCTGATTTTATGCTCGAAACCACTGACTCTGTTCAAGTGGTTTACGATATATTATTACATGAGTAAAGGGGAATACCATCATGGCATTGATTAAAGGTAAACAGATTCAGTCACTGGCAGCTACCAAGGTAGTTGAAACCAGTGAAAAACAGTTCATCTCCGCTGCGGAGAAAGCTGCATTTGCTGCCAAACAGGATGCTCTCGGATTTGTTCCGATTGATAGTGCTCTTGTAGGAGCAGCTAACGGTGTAGCCGGTCTTGATGCTAACGGCAAGGTGCCATTGTCAGCAATGCCTGACATGTCTCAGAGCCAAACTTTCGTTAAAACAAACATTGCTGAAAGGGACGCTCTTACGGGGTTAAAGTCCGGAGATAGAGTTATCGTCCTCGACGACGGAGATGGTAAGAAAGCAGGTTACATATTTGATGGAACTACTTTCTTCAAAGACTTCGACGTTGACTGGGAGAACATCAATCTCCAGTGGAGCAATATTGTTGACGCTCCTACTTCAACCACAGCAGAAATTGATGCAGCCGTTGCTAAAACTGCTGAAATCGGTTATGCAAAGACCATCGTTTTGACTGGTATAACTGGTACTACCATCAATACCGGTATCAGGACTGATGGAACCGGGGCAAACAAAACCAACAAGACAGACATCGTTCTGGCTGTTAATGGTTATGTTCAGACACCTGGAGCTGACAAGGATTACACTGTTGCAGAAGTTTCAAACGAACTCGTTGTTACATGGCTTACAAGACACTTCGCTCTTGAGGCTGATGACGAAATCGCAATTACTTTCACGCAGTTGGCGTAATCAAAGCAAATGTCGGGGGAGCTTGTCTCCCCTGATAATTTGACTAATTGATGGTAGGGAGATGACATATGGCAAGATTAAAGGCGAAAATGTTGGAAGACATTCCAATCACAAAGATCATACTGAGACAAAGAACACTGACAGATGTTAATGGTACTGTCGACAGTCCACACATTGAAACCATACCGATACAAGCTACCGATGATTTTATTGTGCCATATGTTAATGTTCTTATTATGGAAGGCGGTATTTATCGCCAAGCAATTCCAGGAGTAGATTTTATGGTGACCTACATTTCACCAAATGAAATGCAGGTTGAACTGTTCTTCTCAGGCAACTGTAAGATCAATTACTAACATACTGGACACATGTGTGTTTTTTATATTATAATTAAGATAACGGCTAATGTATAAATTTAGCTTTTGTGGGGGATAGAGATGGCTATAGGGTTCAACGACAGATATGTGGCCACTGAGGGGCAAACCGAATTTCATACATCTCGGGATTATATGGTAGGCACGGGTACATTATTTGTTTACGTAAATGGTATCCTTGCTTTTTGTGGCCCTGACCAAAACTACGTAGAAACGGACTCCCGCACGGTTACATTCAATTATCCGATGAGCGAAGGAGATGTCGTGGTTCTTACAACCAGCATTGTAAACTCGAACATCGAAATCATTTCTATTCAATCCAACCCCTCTCTCCTTACAAAATACGGAGCTGAAAACCGGTTAATAAATAATAACCGGTATACTGTTGAGATCAGGGTTGCAGGAAAGCAACTAAAATGGTCTTTTACATCACGATATTCACCGCTATACAGCACAGTTCAGAATATTCGTTCCGATCTTGGAGGACTGGCTGATGCGTTTACCAACGACCAAATAAACTTTGTCATATACCAGAATAGCAAGGAAGGGTTTGAAATCTATTCGGCAAGATCAGATTATTCCTCTGTAAACGCAATACCGACCTCACTGAAGAACTGGGTTCGGTATAAAACCTGTATAGATTTAATATTCGCTGTATATGAAACTATATCGGGAAATGCGGGAAAACGAATGAAAATTATCGGCCCTATGCAGGTTGACAGAGAAACGAAGATTCCGTTTGTGAACGATATGTTAAAGAAGTTCCAGAGGGCATTTGAAGATGCAGATGTAAAACTTCGTGAGGCGACGAGAGTGGCTGCATTCGTTAAAGCTGGTACAAGCATGGCTTTCCCGCTCGCATCGAGGGGGTCGTCATTCTAATGAAGGTTGATCTTGATTTTAGAGATGAAATGAATGAATGGATAAGAGATTATGGGGTTACAGTTCTGTACCAGAGAAGCAGCAATTACATAAAGTGTTCATGTGTAGACCCATTATATAAAGCTCCAGATTCAAGATGCACCAAATGTAATGGTACTGGCAAATTGATTAAAACTCAGAAGTTGAAGATCCTGATGCAGGAGCAATACCCTCCAAACAGAAAAGGACAGAGAAAAGGACAGTATGATTACTCTCAAGTTGGACAAATATACGCTCCTCAGATAACTTTCTACTTTGTCCATAACGAACCACCTAAAGTAAAAGATATAGTTTATATAGTCGGTTGGGATAAAGGAAGACCAGTAAATCTTATCAATATGTATGAGATCACGGGATTCCAAGGACATAGAGGGGAAGACGGAAGAATAGAATTCTATATGATATCGGCAACAAGCAAGCCAGAACTGATGAGCAGGGGTAAAGAGTATTTAGATAGATTGAGGCGAATGAGATGAATTATGATATCGTATCTCAGTTAAATACAGTTGAAAATTACGGTAAAGTAATTTACCTTCTTGGTTCCGCAGAAAGCGGGCCTGTCCAAACTCCTGTAAAAGTCAGGACAACGGAAGTGTTAAAAGATGTCTTCGGCAGCCTCGGTACTATTGTTGAAGCATTCAACCAGATTACAGATGTTGCCGGCAGCAATTGTGAAATATACTGTGTAAAGGTAACAGGTACGCATGCAACATTGACGATGGATGTAAACGTAAAAGGCCAGAATGTAATCAACGACGGATTTATTATGAAATCCAAATATGCAAATGAGATATATAATAACATCTATGTTGCACTTGATAACCAAGGTATGACATTTTATTTTCCAACAGAACTTGGTGGAGGTACAAGACGGTATACTTTCTCCGATTACGAAATACTCGGCTTGCTAATCAGAGCGATCAATGAAGATACAAAGAAAGGTCTTAACCATGTATGGGTACATGCAACAATAGGACACGGCACACCGCTTGATGGATTGCTATTCTCAGTCAATCCATCAATGATGAATTTCTCGGGAGGAAACAGCGGACTGTATTACAGTAAGGACCAATACTGGTTTTGTCTGTGCGATACATATGATTTGCTTGAAAGTGAATATATTGATATAATATTACCATTGGATGCTTTTATGGACGATGTCCATCCGAGATTTTATTACGGTGACCAATTTGAGTCATCGGTTACATATTCAAGCGACAGAGACTACCTGGATCTTGAGGATTCAGATGGTAGACCGATAACGTTCCATCGGCCGCTTATAGACTTCTGTAAGAAGCAGATGCGGTTCGGTCTGATTACTCACGGTATCATGGGGTTTAATAAAATTCCAGATATTGAAGAATTGAATAATCAGGCGTATAATTATATTGATGTAATAAAAGGAAGTCCGCTCGGAGACCGGATCGGATTCTTGAAAGCACCGGAAACCGACGACGGGTTCTTTATTTCGGTAGTAGCTGGAGAATTGGAATACAGTGATGGTACAATTGCAAACGGCTACACTGGTTATGCTGGCCTTATGGCAAGCACAACAATAGCATCAAGTTTGACAAATAAACCATTGGGAGATAAGGTCAAGCTGGCAACAACATTCACCAGCGAACAATTAGAGGCTATGGCCAATTTGGGGGTTGTGTCGTTTAGAGACAGTATTTTGAAGGGGTTAGTCGTATCGAATGCGGTTACACCTGTAGCTGACATTTCTAATGAACTGCATTACTCATGCAATGTGAGAATGATTCAGTTAACACTATCCTTCATAAAATTACAACTCGACAAATTCCTTGGCGAAGATATAAACAAACTCATTGACGACAATGCCATAGACACTACTATCAAAGGTGTGCTTGAGTATTTGAAAGAACAGGATGTTCTAAAGGATTACACTTACACACAGAATATCGATAGGATAAACGGAGTTCTTCAAATAACTCTCGACCTGAAGACCCTTTACATGGTTGAATCCTGCTCGGTATCTGCCGAAGCTACATTCAAAGTGTGAGGTGCAGACAATGGATATGGGAAACGTCTTCAAGGACGACGAATTGCTTGATAGAGTGTATAATGAATATTTCGGAGAGAAGGAAAGCCCTCCGGAAAAAGCTGTACAACAGACTGAAGACCTGAAAGGTTATACATACAGGGAGTACAGCAAACGTAACGGATTAGTTGAGGGTACCGGCGACATACCTGGTTCAAATAAACAGAGATGGCTTGCGGAAGATAACATAGATGATGTCGATGAACTTGCAGAACACATCAGACTTATACTGAATGCTGCGTGGGGAGACAATTGGGGAGAGTTTGGTCCTGAGCTGAAAGAGGGTGAAAACCCTGAAGACATTCAGTTACCACAGATAACTTACGACGTTGTTACGAGGATCATTCCCGACAAGAAACCATTAAAACCTATTCTTATGGATACGGTTCAGGAGATTGTAAACGGGAAGCCCACCGGAGATTATTTTAATCTCTACCGTCAATGGTTTGACAGCGTAATAGAGTTTAATATCTGTGGAGCGAACAGTCTCGAAACACGACGGCTCATGAAGAAATTCGAGACGATCCTGGCAACATACACAGGGCATCTCAAGAAAGTCGGAGCAAGCGAAATCCTGTTTCTAAAAGAAGTACACCCAACGCAATCATCAAACTTTCGTGAAGGGATACCGATGAAGTGTCTTCTGTACTTAGTCAGGATTGAAAGAATAACAGTAGTCAAGACAAGTACAATCAGGAAGATGGAGTTGGCTCTACAAACAGTTAACAATGCGGGACAAAATTCCGCACCAAAAACCTATAAACTTTAAGGAGGAAGCGTAAATGATCGCATTTCGCAACTTATACCCAAATCTTCCAGGTCATCTGGTAGAGTTCAAGGATGGCGGATTGGCTCTCAGAGTTGAAGCAGATCCACCAAAAACCGACAGTATGCTCATTCTCGGAACCGCAATTGACGGTCCTGTTATGGAGCCTGTAGCTGTAGATGCAACTACTGCTGAATTGCTGTTCGGTAAGGCAGTAAAGGGTAACGGCGTACCCAATGGATCAACACTGATTCCCGCATTTGAAGAAGCATGGAACGCTGGATGCCGTGATATTCGTCTTATGAGGATATCTGGTGATTACGCCGTAGCGGAAATCAAAGCTGAAGATTTAACATCAACAACCCAGAAGCTCAAGACAGAACAGTTAGGAGTTGCCCCAGGTAATGATGAAACAGTTATTACACTGGCAAACAAGCATATCGTTCCTAACTCTGCAAAAGTATACGTAAAAGGCACTCAGCTTCTGACAGGCTTTACTGTTGATGAAGCAGCAGGTAAGGTAACCATTGCTGCTGGTGTTGACGATGCTGGGGCGTCAGTATCTGTAAGTTACAAATACTTCGCTATTGAAGATGTCGCTAACGAAGCGGCTACTGTAGAAGGAGGCAAAGTAACACTTACATATGATATTGACTCTATAGTGTCCATTAAAGTCAATGGAGATCCTGCAACACCCGTTTATACTGTGTCCGGAAAAGACATTACTTTTGAGTCCGGCGTTGCTGAAGGTGACAACGTAGCTGTTACATACAAAGGTATCACTACTAACGAAATCACCGCTCAGGAGAACGGAACCGGTACTGATCCTTTCCTTACTGCAACATCTTTGATGGTAGTGCCAATCGGACAGAGCCCTGTTCCCGGAACAATGCATCTGTATGCTAACGGAACTGAAATCCTCACTTCCGGAGCTTTCACAGTTGACGGTACTGCAAAGACCATCAGTATAAAGAAGGAAATGGTTTCTAAGGGAGCTCTCCTTGAAATCAGCTACATGTATAACGAAACTGCAACTCAGACTCCTAAGATTGAAATAACATCCATATATGGCGGCGAAGTTTACAATCAGGCAAAAGTTGAAGTTGTAGATGTCAAGGACTCCAGCGGTAATGTAATGGGTAAGAAAGTTATTCTTACCAAACCCGAATCCAAGAAAGCACAGGTCGCAGAAGAACCTTTGAGCTACAGCTCACTGGATTATCCGAACTTCATGCTCTTGGTACAGGCAATCAACAACGACCCGATGAATAATGTGTTCAAGGCTTCAACTAAGTTCAACAACGTTGAAACCTCCAAGTTGTTAACCAAAACCCCAACTTTCTTTCTCGGTGGAGCAGATGGAATCAACCTCACAAAAGAGGAATTGTTCGAAGCTCTGTCTGGTAAGAGAAATGAAGCCGGCCTGTTGACTAAACAGGGAGCGTATCAGTTGCTCGAAGATTATCAGGTTGACTGGGTCGTTCCTGTTGGTGTTTATGCTGACGACGAACTTCCTGGTAAATTCCAGAACTTTGCATATGAGCTGGCTATGTTCTGTGCGGTTCTCTCCTACAGGAACAAGATGACCTTCGGTGCAATCAATATGAAGCCTGTAGAAGACACCGGTCTGTCTTCAATTCAGGAACACGCTAAGAAACTTGCTGCATTCGAGAACCTCTACTACATGAGAGATTCATACGGCAATATAATCAAAGACAGCAACGGAAACTTTATCGATCTCGGAGGATTCATTAACGTTGTTGCCGGACCTGAAATAGCTGTTAGAGGCACAAGCCTTGGAACATATAACGCAGATCCTGCGGTTTCATATGTTGCATTCAGTACGACACTGAATCCTCAGTCCGCAGCAGGCAATAAGACAATACCTAATGGTAGGGGGCTTCGTTACAGATTCTCCAATGCACAGCTCGACAGTATCGTCGCAAGACGTTTAACCGTACTGAAACTCAAACAGGACGGCAGCGTTTCTGTAGTAGATGATGCAACCTGTGCAGCTCCTGGTTCTGACTACGCAAGAAGAACCACTGGTAAGGTTGTAAGAGAAGTCGTCGATCAGATCAGAGAAGTCTGTGATCCTTTCATCGGCGAACCTAACACAATCGAACAGAGAAACGCAATGTCTGCCACCATCAGTAAGAGACTTGGACAGTTGAAAGATGCTGGAGTAATCCAGGACTATGACTTCCAGGTAGTTGCAACATTGCAGGATCAACTGCTTGGTCAGGCAAAGATCGAGTTAACCCTCGTTCCACCTCAAGAATTGAGGAAGATCACTACAGTTGTAAGCCTCAAGCCTTCTCTGTAAGTGATCTGAGCCGTAAAGGGGCGGCCAACACCGCCCCAATATTAAATCCTAACTCAAGGAGGAATATGACATGGCAAGTCCATTCATTCACACTTTAACTTCATTCAGTGGAGCGGACCTGGTTGTTAACTTTGCTAATCAGGTAGTAGGTGAGTTGCAACAGATCTCCTGGGCAATCCAGAGAGAAAAAGCTCCTGTATTCACACTCGGTTCCTCTGACCCACGTTCTTTCAGTCGTGGTAAGAGAGGTATAGCAGGTTCAATGGTGTTCGCTGTGTTCGATAACGACGCAATCGTAAACGCACTATTAAAAGAGTGGCAGAACATAGCACCAAAAGCAATGTTCTCTGCTGCCGGAAACGTAGCTGTAAGAGGTTCTGAAGACTTTTCAAAAGCTATGGACCTTACAAACTGGAATAAAGCTGCAACAGATGCTGCTAATTATACTCAGGGTACTACCGGAATAGGTAATGGTTATGGTTATGCCGGAACCCAATCTTTGAGTCCTGGTCAACAGCCTGGATCAAACAACATCCCAACAGTTGATACTGAAGGTAACATTATTGGTTGGACTCCATCAACAGACCAGATTTATGTACCTGCCGGATTCTCTCCTATCAGAGGAGACAATATCCTGTATGCAGACATGCTGCCTCCATTCGATGTCACTATGACATTTGCAAACGAATATGGTCAGTGTGCATTCCAGAAGATTTATGACGTTGATATCCTGAACGAAGGTTCCGGTGTATCCGTTGACACAATCGTAATGGAAAGACAGATGACCTATATAGCAAGAAGGATAAGTCCTTTGATCAAGGGTGTATACTCAAGAGATCAGGGCGGAGCCGTAAAAGGTTTAAGAAATCCTCGCTAATATGGCTAAAATATAGAGCCGAGCCGGTGTTATCGGCTCGGCTCTATTGATAAAGGAGAATATCAATGGCTAACGAAAAGTTAACAGATCAAATACATAAATATTTTAAGTCTTTCAGCGGAGTGGATGCTCTTGCTTTCCTTCTGTTCCCTGAATCCTCACCGGTTCTTATTGGTACATTGACAACCATTAGCTACTCCATATTCAGAGAAAAAGTTCCAGTAAAACTCATGAGTAGAGTCAGTGTTCCGGTGTATACCAAGGGACTTCGTTACTGTGCAGGAACCATGATATTCACCATGATTAACAAGCACTGGGTCAATGAACTTATCGCTCAGGTCCCCTGGCTTAAATATTACGGCAAGATTAAGGCAGATGAACTTCCAAACTTCGATATTATGATTGTCTGTGCGAACGAGTATGGAGCTTCTGCTTCTATGTACATTTATGCTGCTGAAATATCTGATGAATCACAGACCCTTTCGATTGAAGATATTTTTACAGAGAATCAGTTTAGCTTTGTAGCAAAAGATATCGACGTAATGGACAGTGATGACACTGGAAACATCGTTATCCCGGGACGGTCTACGAGTTTTATCCAGCCTATTGAAAGCATCGTGTCGCTTGATATGGTTGCTCCTACAGAAGGTCAAATCAACAGCCAGAAACAGAGTGCAACCAAAAGAAATGATGAACTTACAATCTATGTAGATAGTGTTAAGGTTGATATTCCAGCGGAAGAAAAGGAACGTCCACGAATTAATGAACATGGCAATGCAATTGCACCAATGCGTTTTGTGTTCAATGCAATGGGATGGAATGTTCAATGGATACGGCCTGAAGACAACGGAGGGATAAGTAAAGGCGTATTCTATCTTATGGCTCAGGACGGCGATCCTCAGTTTACCCTTGAAATCAACCATAACAACAAGACCGGTGTGTTCTATAAAAGAGATCTTAACACTAATAAGACTACAAAGTATAACATACCGTTTTCAACTCCTCCATTTGTTGAATACGGAAGAACTGTGTGTGAGTTAAGACCACTGTTTGATTTTCTGTCGAACCATATAGGTGCATACACTGTAACATGGGGGTATGATTCAAACAGTGTATTTATAGATAGCCAGTCGGTAAAAAACAAACCGACACTCGATGAGAACTCAAATTCAAAAGACAACATTGATGAGATACAGAATCTGCAATCCCTTTTGAACGACAATGGGTATAGGCCGACACTTAATATCTCAGGTGTATTTGATTATACGACCAAATGGGCTTTGATGACGTTTCAGGCAAACGCAGGTCTCGAACCTACCGGTATTTGTGACAAGGCCACATGGGCCGCACTGTTGAAGCACACAAAAATCAATAACGATACATGGCCAAAGACAGGGAAATGTATTACTGCAAGCGGAGCTTATATGCGTAAGGAGCCAAAAATAGACGACAAAAATATCCTTACAACTATTTTATATAAGAGTTCCGTCAAAGTGTATAGTCATGGCTCCGGAGGGTGGGTTCCTGTGATAACTACCGTCAGAGGTGTTGAGCTAAAAGGCTTTATGGAAGCGAAAGATTTGAAATTCTAAGGAGGCTGTCATGTATAATTTATATCCGTATGATTATGACTATATTACCCCGATTGGGAAGCAAGATGTTACTTTTGATAGCCTAAACGCAAAAGACTATGGTATAATATATAGGTGGGCATCCAAAGATTTGAAAGTCAAAGTATACGCCATTGCATATTACCCAGGAGGTATTTACAAAGAATTTTACGCTGATGTTTTGATACAGCAAAATACAAATGGCGAAATAACAGGAGAATTTGTAGAAGATGCCTTTAAAGAAGCTGAGGATTTAATTGTCGGCAAACCGGAGTACATAGAATTTATCATTACACCGTTTAAATGTGCTCCTATGAAATGGATGTTATATATCAAGGGGTGAGGTAAATGGGCGAAACAATCAAGCCGTTAGAGCAACGGTATTCACATAATCCTAACAGCAGAGAATATATCCTGTTCCCTGAAGAATATTTTTCAGGAGCAAGCTGCTCAATCTTCTTTGGACATAGACCTATCGTTGATATATCTGGACTCCAGTTTATGTTGCAGGAACAAATGAAACCGATATATAGTTATGCTTCAAGAACATTCGATGAAATGGCCATAGGAAACCGTATCATCACCGGCACATTCAAAGTTGCATTCAAAGAGGCCGGCCTTCTTAATGCCATCCTTGATGAAATTGAGAATTATAAGGTAGACGCAAATGCGGCCGCTGCACTGTTCACAGAAGGCGAAGACATACCGGCATGGGTCGGCGAAGCAGGATACACTCCGGAAATACTCCTTGGTATGGCTATGATGAACAATCCTACTGTTGTAGATTCTGATATATCAGAAGTAAAGATATACTTTCTTGGTAACAGAATCTTCTTTCCACCGGATCAACCTGCAAGGGTTATTCCAATTGACGGACAGAATGCAGTATGGGTTCCACTTCGTTTTATGTTGGATAACATAGGATATTCTTATATATACGATGATGTGAACGAAATCCACACATGGTACAATCGTGACAAATCCACTGTAATCAATGTAAACCTGAAGACCAATGAGTTTTTTCTAAACGGCAATAAACTCAATATAAAGATGCAGATTATAGATGACAGAACATTTATTCCTATATATACATTGTTTGAAAATCTTGGGTATAAAGTTACCTGGGACAATTCGGGATGTAAAGTTACACTGTAGGAGGGTGGAGATGTGGCTACTCAGAATTACACAATTAAGTCAGGCGATACATTGAGCGGAATTGCTGCTAAATTTGGCACTTCAGTCAACACTCTCATGAGCCTTAACAGTGACAAGATAACAAACCCAAATTACATCCAGGCCGGCTGGGTTATAAAAGTTCCTGTAAGTGGAGGGTCGACGACCAAGGCTTCAGGAGGAACCAGTCTTAATATAGATACCAGCATAGTTGACTATTGTAAATACATAGGTGTCGATTCAAGTCACAATGCAAGGGCAAAATATGCTGTCGCATATGGTATCGTTGCAAGTGCGTCAGCTTATACCGGTTCTTATAACCAGAATGTAAGTCTTCTTTCTGCAATGAAAAAAGACGGAGGAGCGAAAGCAAAAGGTGAAAGCAGTTCTGGTGGTGGTGGAAGCGATGCAGGAGCAAAACCTCAAGTAGGAGATTATGTTTATGCCACAGGATATGTATACAAAAGTTCTGACGCTCTTGGCCGTGGAATCCACCTTGATAATCGTCATTGCAAAGTTACGCATACCAATTATGGTCCGTCGTGGTCTGTCAAGCCTGTTCATGTAGCCACACAAGATGGTTCGGGCCCTCTTGGGTGGATGGAAGTAGGTGAGGTTAAGATATGTACGCAAAAACATGACGCTCATGGTAATCATATTTCTGATCCGACACCTGCTCCAAAACCAGAACCTCCTAAGACCAATCCCACGCCAACTCCTGCATCCAACACAAAGGATACCGATGGTATTGACAGGGCAGGAGACAAAAACAGCAAAGCAGAATTTCAAGACAGCATCAATGATTACACAGCAAAGGTATGGGATGATAACAAGAAAGACACAAGAATGGATAGAAAGTTTGAACCATTCTTCTATGACAGTACCAAACCTAATATGAGGGAAAAAGGTTTTGATATAAACATTATATACGGCGGAGCTATTCAGAGCTTGATAGAACTCAATAAGTACGTTAAGACGGGAAACTCGGCAGCGTTTGAACAATTTAAGCACAATACGATCCGTGCATTGCGTGGTGTATATATAAGATCTGTTGGTCAGGAATTGGATGCCTCTGGCAACCCTGTATATGAGATATACGAGTTCGTCGCCAGAGATATCGAATAAATAAGGGGGTAATTAAATGTTTGATCCAAAACAAGTAGACACGTTAGTAGCTACAGCAAGAGAGACTTTGCGTAGACAACAGGAGGAGATGACACCAGGAGAGCCGGAGAATTTCTATCAGGACTTGATAGATGAGCAAAACGGAGAACAGGAAAAAGTTAAAGTACCTGAGAACGATTATGAAATAAAGAATGCTCCGGATAGTTACGAAGAAAGACCGCATATTGCAAACAAACCAAGTGCAGAAGATTATCAGGAATATCCTGAAATTGATGAATTCGATAAACCAATATTCCCTGGCGGTCCGCTGCAATCTCAAATCAACTCCTGGAAGAAACAGTTCACAGGATATGACATTTACGTTACAGAAGTGGCCGGAGAATACTTTGTATTCAGGACTTTGAACCGTTTTGAATACAAACAGATTGTATCTTTGCAAAATACAGATCCTCTCATGCGTGAGGAAATTATCTGTGAAACCGTTACACTGTGGCCGGCAGGTTATAAATGGGATAGCATGGCAACGGGGAAGGCCGGCATTCCATCTACTTATTCTCAGATTATCATGGAGAAATCAGGATTCACTAAAGATTACGCTATCCAAATACTATAATGGAACAATTACAAGCATTCGATCTTTTGGTATTCAAGGAGCAGAATGAAGGTCACAGGGTCATGTATATCAATATTTGTAATCGTGAGTTTGTATTTAGGACTCTTGGAAAGAAGGAATACAAGAACATCCTGAATGTTGCAAATAATGAATTTGATCTCGAAGATATGATATGCCAGATTGCTTTGATATACCCTGAAGACTTTGACTTCAAGGATTGTCCTCTTGGAGGGTTGTCCAAGACAATTGCTCCTTTGATTACCGAACTTTCCGGATTTACCAATCCTGAGATCGTCCAGGAGACTTACGACCAGTATCGCCTGGAAATGAATAGTTTTGAGAATAAGGCATATGCCCTCATTAAAATGGCATTCCCCGAATTTACGTTTGAAGAAATGGAAGAATGGACATGGGATAAGGTTCTCAAGGTTGCAACAAAGGCAGAGTTTATCCTGAATGAAACTCACTTTAGAGATAACCCTATCGAGCTTGTCAAAGTAGACACTACGCCGCAGAAACAAATGGAACGCACTGAGTTTGTTCAGGAACTGCGGCAACAGGGTATTGACCCGATGAAATATTTCTGGAATGAAATTAATGTCAAGCCTCAATATGTAGACTTTCCGTTAATCGGTGGTGTGCATTGGCAGAACGAGGGGATATTGAATGAGATCAGACGACAGATGGAGAGAGCATCTAAGAGGTAAATATCCAGAGTATCTGGGCAGACAGAGAAAATGGGCCGAAGATTATGACAGAGACGATACCGTAAAAGACGACAGCATCTTATCAAAACTGCTTATCGCTGCGGCGATAGGTGCTGCCGGATATGGTTTATATAAAAGCGGTGCATTAAGAAAGGCCATCAGTAAAGGCATTGATGAATTAGGGGAGTATAAAGGCGTTATCCCTGAAGCATTCAATGCCTTAAAAGCATGGACTAAAACTGATGTGGATGTTCCAATCGGAAGCATATTCCGTCAGAATTTTTCCTCCTTAAAGTCTGTATCTAACTTTGTAAAGAACAAGGACATTATAAATGACACCCTTGCCGATTTACGTGGTCTTCGTGAAATGGTTCAAAAGAGGATCGCACAGGTTAAAGATGAAGCCGACAGGATTACCAAAATGGCTGTCAAGGAAACAGACTTATTGTTTGAGATAGGTAATCTCAATGAAATGATGGATTCTGTCAAAGCAGACGATATACTGAAACGCCACCAAATGGAAATCGGAAACAAGGCACTTCAGACACTGATAGAAAAGAGAAGCGAAGGAGCTATGTCAAAGGCTGCCCAAGCAAAGCTCAAACAAAATGGATACAGGCTTCTTACTATAGGTGATGTTCTCAAGGTAGACACACAGACAAATAAACCGTTGCTTATTAACAGCACAAGCAGGTTCGAAGTAGAAGAACAGACATTAAAAGAACTGACAGATTTCTTCTCTACCTTTGAGGTAATAGACAAAAAGACCGGGAAGAAGTCTCTTGCAATCAATAACTTTGACATGATCAAAGACATCACATTCGATAGAGGACTCATGATCAATGAGTTCGGAAAGATTGCAGACATAAGGCGAGCTGACAGACACTTTGCACAGATGATGGTTTCTGCTTCGCTTGATTTTCATATACCGTTAATAAAGATACGTCCGTTTGAAATGGTCGGACTGCATAACAAATTCATGCGTCAGGAAGTAAAATACGGTTATCTGTCTGCAAAAACATTTCAGCCAATACTTACAGGTAAGCCCGGTCAGGAGTATCTCGGCAAGAGCATGGTGTTCATGCACGGTAATGTATTTGACATAGATAAAAACGGTAACATGAAATTAGTTGCCCAGGGAGGTAAACTGCTCCATATTCGTGACGACGCAAACGTTGGATATGGAATCAGCAAACACGCCGATATCATAAGAAAAATGGCAAACCTTCAGAATGTACACTTCCAGACGTACACAGCCGAGGACGGACGAATCAAGGCGGCTTACTCTAAAGTGATGGAATGGTTCGGGCTTGGTTTCCAGGACAAGAAGATATCAACGGAATTTGAACTCTTTAAGCCTTCAACATGGGATTCTCTACTTAATAAATGGCAGCCGTTCAGGCCATACAAATCCTCATTTGTAACAAGACCGCAGGATTCTTTCGGACATTCTCCGACAGGTCCTACGTATTTGTTTATGTATCAAGGCAAGACATTTAAAGACGTAATGCAAGGCAGCGTATCTATAGAGGATTTCTTCAAGCAGTTTGTTGCAGGAAGAAAGAACTTGAAGAATGTAACTACGGCAACAATGGTTCCGTATCATCTTCTTGACCGTCTCAGCAACTCGCTGAGAGCTGTTAGTGCAGGTGGTATTAGCCTTGGCTTAAAGACAGAAGACCTTGGATCGGTCCAGGATATCTTCAAGAACTTGATGCTAAAGCGTATACTTCCGGTTTATCTTGGCATACAGGCTTGGATATACATAAATAACAAAGAAGAAGGCAAACAGCCTGAAGACAAGATTGCAAATACTGTTGTAAACCTCGACCTTGCATGGCATGGAGTAAAAGACAGGCTCGGCCTTACATCTTGGGCAAAACGCGTATCTCAGCTTATGCCAGGAGGAGAGCAGATAAGTGACATTCCCGGTCTTGGAGTTCTCGATATGACTTCAACCAGGGAGGAAAAAGAACAATGGTACAAGACTGGTATGGAGCCAATTCGTAAAGGGCGTTACTGGAGTCTTGGCAATACTCCATTTACTGGAGGCAAGATAGAATATTATGCACCAAATTGGTACAGAAGGGTAATCAGCGATTACAAGTGGACAGATTCACAGTGGGGAAGTCGGGATGAATACTTTGCAAATGCTCCATTTCCGACTCCAAAATATCCTTTCGCTCCAATACGGCACTTTATTACTGACCCGTATCATTGGGAGAAAAAGCATTATCATGACAGACCATACATGCTGTCGTCTCCGGCATTCAGTAATGTACCAATAGTAGGTCCTGTACTCAGTGCAACTCTTGGCCGGCTGTTAAAACCACAGATTCGCATGCATCCTGAAGCATGGGCACCAAAACTTGAAGGGTATTCGGTCGTGGATCAAGGAACAGGAGATAACACCGGTACTGTTCTTCCTGACCAATTGGTTGCAACAAATAGGTTTCCTGGAACTGAAATCACAGTTGTCCCTGAAGCAGAAATGGGACAGAAGCCGCTTGATTCATTGTTTCATTGGAGCAGGAAACCGAAGACCAATACAAATGATATTATATATGTTACGCCAAGCGGGCAAACAAGCATTGTCAGCATACCTAACAGCATCTCAATCAAGGATTTGAACGACCAATTACGTAAAGAATCAATCAGGAAAGTCCGTGGTGCGTCTGAGAAACGTGATGGTGGTCTGATTAAAGATAACGCTGTTGCAAAACAACTCATCAGCAATATCGAGAATACGTTAAATGACCAATACGATGTATTCTCTGAAATTGGAGGTATATATGGATTCGGTATCAATGCTCTTATAGGTAATGGTTCTGATGTTGGTGGTGTTGAAATCGAAACACCCGCCTATGCGACATCCTTAAATAAAGCATTCTGGGATCAGGATCTCGGTGGACTTGGTGGAGAATTCTCTGAAATCTATCGTAGGTTTATACCAAAGAGAAGGCGTGAGATTGAATATTACAATCCAATCAGAAACACCATGCCTACATGGATGCCGGGAACAGATTATTTTACAGACTTCCAGCATGGTGATCCTTACGTCAAGATTAAACGTGGAGAAGCAAGACTTCCTGGAGAAGGGTATGAGAAGCTATATGGAATCAGAGACCCTATGGAGCTCGGAATAGGTTCGTCGTTTATAGGTAAATCAGTTGATGATATCGTTAAACATTTCTTACACCAGGACGAAATCATAGACGAAGACCAGCTTGATATTGTGCAATCTGGTACAGATTTTCATGAGAAAGTTCAGTCGGCATGGAAAAAGAAAGGCTTGCTTCTTGATGCAGAAGTTGAAGTTAATGACAGGAAACACAATGTCATTGGATTCTATGATGCACGTATTCTTGATGAATCTTCACCAACAGGCGACGCTATTGCCGAAATAAAGACAATCAACGATAATGGGTTTAAGGAACTTGACAAAAAAGGGCCAATGGATTACCACCAGAAACAGCTGAACTTCTATCTGTGGGCAACACATAGGCCAAAAGGTTATATTTATTACATCAACAGGGATCATCCGGAACAGGAAGCAAAAATATTCCCTATGGCATATGACCAGAAGATGATGGAAGAAACATTCAAGAATCTTGAGCAAGCCAGGAAGATCATCAAAGACAAAATAGCCTTAAATGAGATCCAAAGAGGAGACTTGTACGATTACTTTGACAGGTTCCGCATACTTGCAGATGTAGCACCATACTCAAAAGAGTTCAAAGAATACAGGGCTTTGATAAGCAAGATGCAGCTAACCAAGGAACAAGAGGCTGAAGCAAAGGAAATACGTAAGCGTGTAATTGAACAAAACAAACCGCTTAGGATATATCCTTATAAATTCCAGACTTCAAACATAAAAGTACAGACTGTAACTGTAAAACGCAAGATAGACAACGAGAAGTTCCTTACATATGAGTTCCCTGACAACCCAATAGAGCTTGCCGGCGTTAATCTTCCTAACAGCAAAACTTCCAAAGAAGGGAGGGCAGCAACTCAGTTTATTGACCGGTTTATCCATGAAGGAGCCAGGATACAGGTCGGAGTTGATGCAGACCCGTTGAACCTTATACAGGATAACACTTATAAGACGATCAAAGCTGTCGTATACTCAGGCAAGACAAACATCAACCGCACGGCAATACAGCAGGGAGTAGGAAAGGAAAATGAAGATGACTTCTCGCCTGCCGGTGTTCATGCTCGTTTTACCGAAGGTGAAATCAGATTCGGCAAAGTATGGGAGAAATTCGCTCACTTGAATACTATGTTCCATATAAAGTTCTTGCAGGTAAGGTCTGCACTTGAGAGTTATGAACGCAGGGATTTATACGGCAAAGACTTTCAAAGATGGGAGCATCCTATCCGGGACTTCCTCCGCCCAGCAATCGACCAGAATATAAACAACAAGTATGGAATACTGGTTGGCGGTTTGGTCGGCTCATTGTTTGGCCGTACACTTTATGGTAAAATTATAGGAGCAACAGTTGGTGTTGCAGTAATTGGTTCAGGTAAGGCATACAAGAAAGCATATGAATTAATTTCAGGTGAGAAATGGATACCTGAACGCAGGGAAAAAGAACGTGATTTAAACGAATACATTGACATCCTGAAATTTATCAAATACAAGCGATTGTATGTTGAGTATGCACAGAAATCAAAACTCAAGGAGAACTTTGATGTTCAGAAGTTCCTTGACGCTCAGAAAGCTCGTGGTGAAAAAAATAAAGCAAGAATCAAGGATCTTGAAGAAGCAAAGAGGTTAATAAAAATCAAGGGCGACAGTGCAATACGGTCGATGTATAAACAGTATAGACCAAAATACGGCACCCCAGGAATGAACGTGGACGAGATGATATCTGCAATCAACAAAGAAATGACAGAACTCATGAATGAACGAAAGGCCGTTAAAGTTCCAAAGATTGCACAAAAGGCCATTGCATACTACAACTTATCAGAGAAGACCATGTACGGATACGATGTCGGAGAGCCTATCCAAAACATCCTGGCCGCAATGCCAAAGAAGGATAGACAGTATCTCAGTTACTTTATGAAAGCTCCGGAAGAAGAACGCATGAAGATTCTTGAGGTGGCTCCACGGTATGTCCGCAGGGTTCTCGAACAAACATGGGGGCTGCCTGTTGAGGGCAAACCAGATCTTATTCAGTATTTCAAGCACCATCAACTTCCAGGACCTGACTGGGAAGGATGGGATGAAAACATAAACCTGGATCTGGTTAAAGTTAAAATGGTTCGTAATGAAGCCCTTGATATTTCAGATTTTAATATCTGGGAAGACGACGTGCAGCAGGCAAAAGCAATGGGACCTATTCCGCTGCCTAAACTATATATAAGTGACTATGCAGAGAAGGTAAAGGCAAAACTCGAAGATCTACTGCACGGAATAGGACTAAACGACGTATCTGTAAGCTATTCTCTATCATCAAAGGATATTGATGTAGATATAGACCTGCAAAGAGACAAAAAGAAAGAGATAGAGAGGTACATTAACGAAAAAGGTGCATCTCTATTCCAATAGGGGGTTAAAGCATGGCAATTAGACCGGTAATGAGTGCTAATATGAACAGTAACCTGAAGATGAACAGGTATAGTGATTTCTTCAATGGCATGGATGAAGAAAAGATTGACGCATATAAAAACGTCCGTGGAATGATAGATGAGTTAAAAGGTACTGAAGCCGACGTATCATTAAAGGACTTTTATTTCAAGTCATTCAATGCAGGAGTAATGGATTATAACATTCCTGCACTTGAGCAAGGCATGAATATGTTTAATGATATGCTGGACGCCGGTGCCGGTTCTGTGTACGCAATGGACCTTGAAACTCTCGGCAACCCTTTTGGTGATGCATCAGAAAAGGGTTTGTTTGCCATTACAGAAATGACTCTTACCAAGAAAGATCTCGCAACAGGTACTGTCCTTGACGTACAAAACGTCCTGTTCGGCCTTACTGAAGAACAAAGGCTTGCTTACGAAAATCTGATTGCCAGAGCTGAACTCGGATACAACTCATTGACCAGTTCAGAAAAGGCAACTATAGAACGTCTTGCAAGGTATGGAGCAAAGGATACTAAGATTATTAACAGAGGAGGCAAAGCAATACTTGCCAACCTCGGTATAGCTAATCCTATGGATCTTACCGCAGCAAAGAAGGGTTTAAATAGACTTGTAGATATAGGTCCCGGGCAGGCATGGGGTAGCCAGTTTGCCCGTGACCAGCTAATCATTGCATCAAATCACTTAAATCAGATAAAAGGCCCAAACAATATTTTGTTCACACACAACGGCAGCAAGTTTGATATGCCTGCTTTTAACGAAGCATTACGTATGCATGGTATTAGCAATACAATTAACGACATAAACCATGTTGACTTTCAAGCTGCCATTCATACAGCATATGGTGGAGATACACTGAATCTTCACTTAACAGCCCGTGAAACAAACGGTGTAAAAGGTAAGATTAAAGGGGCTCTTGAAACTCTTGATAAACTTGCAGAATCTTTTGGTATAAGGACTCACGCCCATGTTGCCTCAAACGACAACAGGACGTTGATTAACCTTTTAACTGCTCCGTACAGGAAAACTGAGCATGGTACAATCAATCTTGGCCAGGACTTAAAGTCCAGACTGAATGCATATTCAGTTCTGTCAAAACACCAGGACATTGATCCAAGCACTGTTGCTGACAAGGTTATATTCGTAAAGAATGCCGTATATACAAATGGTCTTGACTACATAAAAACAAGTGAAGGAATCAAACCTTACGGAGACTGGCCATTACAAAGGAATAATTTCTATAGGATTGAAAATGTCGGGAAAGTAAATATCAAAGACACCGCTTCTTTGCGGAAGATAGGCATAAATGTGCCTGCCGGAAGCACTGGAAGTGATCTTTATTATATGACACTACGCAATGTGGCTACCGGTAAAGAAGAAGAAACAATAAATATAGTACGTAGTTCAAGAGAAGAACTTCAGGCATTGTTCCAGAAAAATCTTGAGGTGTTCCGGTACACTAAAGACCTTAAAGATATAAGTTCAGACCTTGACGCAAAGATGGCATTGCAAAACCAGATTGTAAGCCAGGCAATGATTGATGAAACGACAAGGCTTGCCACAAGGGACAATGCAAGACGTAAGTTTGAAGGTATGTTCCAGACTTCAGGTAAAGGGTTTAATTATGCCAAAGGAATGTACCAAACCTATAATAATTTATACCAGAACGGCATTACAACAGCGGAAGAAGCGGCACTCTATATCCAAAACAATCCTACAAGTGAATTGTTAAGAGGTCTTCAGTATAAAGGAGATATTATACCCGAACGTCGTAGTGATTTCCTTGAGATGTTCAACCTCATCAGAGATACTTCAGACACGATGACTACTGTAATCAACAGAATTGAATCCAACATCCCAGTCAAAGGAGAAGCTGGAACCGTCAAAAGGACTGTTGCTCTCGGACGTGCGTATGAGAATCTTCAGAATGCAATTATGCAAGCCTCCGGTGTTGCTGAGAACATAGCAAAGAACAGGAAGCTGATAACCCCATATCCAATGGATATTGACGTTATTAATATAGGTGTTGATGACATTCATAGAATCACTGTAAGGGCTCGTTCTGTTGAAGAAGCAAGGATTAACATATTAAATGGAATAGACAAACTGGTAGGTACAGAGAAGAACAAGAGGGCAAGAGAAAACAAACGAATGTTCTATCTAAGACGGCTTGCAGAGAATGTCTATGGAAAAGATTCAGAGAAGCTGGAACGTATGTTTGGTCAGCTTGACAGTGCATACTATACTGCCGGAGAAATTGCAGGCGACCTTAACAAACAGTTCCTTGACGGAACATTAAATATCGGCCGTGACGAGATATACGCTACAGATCTTGATAGTTATGTCATCAATTCATCTACATTTGACCAGTTCATGGTTGATAATAACATTAACGTTCTTGGCTTGACCGACGCTGCAAGTGCCCATATCGGGTCTTTAACCGAGGCTTCTCTTGGCGATACAGTTGTCATGGAAAAAGGCGTGTTTACCATTAAGGATGAAAACCTTAGAAAACTCTTGATGGAGGATTATCACTATAGTGCAGATAACGTGCACGACCTTATGAGAGGATTATATGGTAAAAGTCCGGATGGTACTGAGTACGGCCTTGTCAATAAACATGGTTTGGTTGCCGAATTGTTTGTTGACGAAGAAGGGTATCTTTCTATAGCATTGACAGACAAGAAACATGCAACAGAATTATACGAATCTCTGGCAAAGAACGAGGTTCCAAAGAATGCGGCCATATCAAGGCTTCCGCAGGTAAGCTATTATGGCGATGACACTGACCTGTTAAAGAAGGTGTCATTTGGAAGCGTTGAGAAACAGGTAACTACTGAACTTAATACATATTATTCTCCTGGTTCGAGCGAAAGCTATTATAATAACATCAGGATAGCTGCAAGGGACACAACCAGCGAATCGCTAAACTCCCTTGTTAAACTCCACAGGGTTCTTCCTGACCTGATAGAAGCAGGAGAGTACGACAGAGCTTCAAGGCAGCTTACAAATACAATGGCTGCTCCTATATTTGGAGGTTCTGGTTTCTCAGGAAATACAACAGTAGCAATTGACGATATTCTTGCTGAAAAAGCTCTGCGTCCGAACGTATCCGATATTATCACGGCATCGACCGTAGATATGACCGGACTTGTAAACTTCATCCCTGAGCTCTATAAAAGAGACGAAGAAATAAGAAATGACCTTAACCGCATACTTGTAAACAACAAAGCGATCGACGACAGATTTATTGATAACTGGATAAGGGATATCCAGGCAGGAAACCTCAAACAATTCAGTGACATGGACATCGAGTTACGTGAATGGTACACGATGAATATGTTTGAAGGTCATAAGATACTGCATAAAATCCGCGACCTTAAAGCTGAAGGAGGACGTTTATTCCAGAAGGAAGTCTCATTACTTGACAGCTTGATTGCAAATGGAGCTTCGTTCTTTAACAAGGCTGAAAAAGTATCTGAGGGTATTGCTGTATTGGAAAATCCATTTGAGTATGTAACATATGGATTCATGAATGAGCTTTCCCGTCCTGTCGCAAGGCAATCACTTGCATTTCACGCCCTTGACCCAAGAGAACTTACAGGTGCTTCAGTTAAGCTCGAAGCGGCCGGTATGAAACTTGGACAGACTGTAGTTACAGACAAAATGTATAACAAGTATCTGAAAAAGTATAGGTTTGAAACAGGAATTACCGGTGACATAAAGAATTTGAATGACACCGAGATACTTGATGCAATAGAATCTCTTGACAAAGAAGAATTATACAAGAAGTATGGTAGGTCAAGAGTTGATAAGGTTATAAATGAATATAAGACAATCGGTAGTACATTCCAGCAGCACTCATTGATTAATCCGATGCTGACTGCTGACATATACAACAAACCTGAGCTTATAAAATTTGATGTGACAGGCAATAGTTTTGAGTTTGCCGAAGGGCTTGGTGTTGGTAAAAAAATCAAATCCGGTTCTTTACTCGGATACGAAATAGACGGAGAAACAAGAAGGGCTGTTGTATACAATGGTCAGGATGGAATAATCTCTGGATTTATCAACAGAAAGAACGCACAAAAAGTTGTCATAAAACCATTTAATGCACAGATAGATGAAATAAAGCTCATCATGGGAGGTGTTGAAAAATCTGTTGCATCTGTTGTAAACCGAGATGCCGAAATGCTTCCTATAGCTCAGGAAATCTGGGATAAACTATTTGGTAAGAGTACAGCGGTCGTAGGGCGATTTGAAATAGGAAAGCACGAAGCTGCAAGCATCGCATACGGTAGCACTATTACCAGAATGGCTGAAAGAGCTCTTGAGCATGGAGAAGCTGTACAGAATGAATTCGCCAATCTTTTAAACCAGAACCTTCCCGAATGGAATGGCCGATGGGAAGGAAACAAGTTTGTCATTTCAGGGAATCCGAATGCTGCCGGAGGACATTTCAGCGGCATACGAAACCTTGTTGATGCAATGAGAGATAAGGGTATTTATGATGATATCATAGCCGACTTTGACAATCCGAACACAAATACGCTGCGTACTTTGATATCTAAAGGTCAGATGTCCGAAATGTTTTCTGTCATGGAAGACGAAGCGGATATTTACGGAAAAGGTCTCAAAATTACAGACCGTGAGTTACAGATTGCAGGTATTAGATCTGGAGAACAACCGACGGATTTCTTTTTCCAGGATGCCAACGGTAAATGGCAAAAGAAATTACAACCTGTTATTGACGCATGGCGTGAGGAAATCACACGAGAAAATATCGAGCTTGAGAACGGTAAATTACTTGAAACCAATTACAGCAAAGCAAAGAAAGACCTTAGAAATATAACCAACACATACAGTGCATTGCGTGGCGAAACACCGACAGCAGCTATTAAAGAACTTCATTTTGATGATGTAAAACCGATATTAAAAGGTGTTGATGCTGCAACACTCGAAGATGCTTTAAAAGGGACTGTGTTTGAAGATGTTGCCGATGTGTTTAAGATTACCCTTCCAAATAATATGAAGGTCTTAAACATGGTTACAGGCGAAATGGATGACCATATTTATATACCGTATCTGCACTCATACGATATTGACGGCAAGGTTATTACACATAACGCCCACAGAAAATCAGCAGACCTTCTAAGGATGCTTGACAGTATTGCCGAAGGCAAACTTCCTAACGGCGTAAGAAGCATGAGTCAATTACAGAGTGCATTAAATGACGCTTATGCTGAAGCTATGGCCGCATACGGGCGTGAACTGTCTGATGACAAGAACAGTATATTAAAGAGACATCTGGTGTCCGGAAGATTATCACATTCGGGACAGGGACTTGCTGGTGCTGTTGTTTCACCTGAATTATTCAAAAACGGCGAAGTAGATTCACGGCTTGCCGGAATTGTGCATAGCGATGTTGTAGAGAAGGTCGGAGATAAAATACTCTATAAGGATGTTGCTTATACATCTGCTGAGATGCTCGAAGACATGGGTGTTAACTTTGCAGAGATAGGGCGGCAGGTTCTTGAAGACAAGAAAATACGTTCTCAGATTGGTGACGTGGACGCATTTATTGCAAGATCCGGATTTAACCGCTATGATCTTACAAAGGCACCTATAGACATTGACATGCTCCATGAGATCATCAAGCAGAAGATACTGAAAGACAACAATCCTTATACAATAGATGATGCAAGGGAAGCCCTTGAGAACCTCACTCAGCTTGGTAAATATTATGCAAGAGAAAAGGGTATCATGAGTATAATGCTTCGTTATCCGTCATTCTTGCAAACATCTCTTGGAGTAACAAATATCAGATTGTCTCCTTACATGCATGGTCGTAAATTCAACATCATGAGTTGGACGGCAGCAGGATTAAACGCCGATATTGACGCTGACAGACTTTCTGTATGGCTCAATCTTACAAAAACCGGAGGACTTCAAGCTGATACTGAAGTTAAACAGAAAGCACTGATAGATGTATTTAACGCTCAAGCAAGAAACAATGCCAAGCTATTTAAGAAGGCTCTTGAAGATTATGCCGACGTAGAGCCTGACGGACTCAAGGCTTATAGTGCAAAAGGCTTCGATGAATTTCTTGTCAAGAAGATTTCAAAGAAGTTAGGGTACACCGGAACAGATCAGGAAATCTTCGACCAGTTTGATGCAAGATCCAACAAACTGATGGACCCTGAAAGAAGAATGACAGCCGTAAAGGCCAACTTTGACAAGGCCGGTATCGGTTATATATCAAACACTAATGTGATTGTAAGGGATATAGCTTTTGAACAATTCAGAGATTCTGGTGATATATATACACTTTCAAACATCCTTGAGTTTACAGACAAGACAGAGCAGAAACTGATTGACGTTAAGCATATGAAAACAATGGGCGATGGAGGCGGCAATATTGATGATATCATTATCAAAGCCGGACGATACAGAACTGCAATAAACACCCTCGCAACAGGTGACGCAAGGCAAAAAGACGAAGCAATCAACAAACTTCGTGAAATTTTGTTCAATAGTGATGTTTACAAGAGAGAGCAGTCCGTAAGGGTTGATGAAGTTCTCGGTTCGCTCCGTCAATTGTTTGACAGCAAGTATGCAAAACAATGGACAAACCCAATCAGAAGCAAGATGTCAGGAAAAAATTATGCCGAACAGATTAAGGACGTCAATAACTTCCTGAAGAATCCCACAGCATACGGCGGGACTGAGTTAACAAATCTTTCTGTCAATGAAGTGATTCATGCAAATGATATAGACACTATAAGCATTGACGATACAGCTCTTGTTCCTCCATCAAAAGGAACAGAATATCCCGTCTTGCTAAAGGACAGTGCTGGCAAAACATCTCCACCAATAGGTGCATATGTATATAGTGGTTCAGGTGTTGGTGCCAATACCAATATGAAGTATGTTGAGCTTGAAGAATTCATCACAGATCCTTCTGTAAACAAAGCAAGAAGCAAACGTTACAGGATATACGGCAATACAATGGCTGATATCCAGCGTCAGATGAGAGATGAGTTCAGAGTAGCAACTGACATCAATGATGTCCAGAATTTGATTGATGTTGAGAAGGGTAGAATCCTTGACTCGGCGATGTCAAGCGGTTTTGAGTTCGAGAAAGAGCGTATTACGGCTGAATTCTTAAACGGTGGAAGTATTGATGATATTTTGGCCAAATCAACCATAGGGGTAGAGAACCGTCAGGATATCATCGATCATCTTACCAATCTTAACCCTACTCAATATCAAAGCGAAGCATACAGGCAATTGGCTTCAGAGTTCTTTGACAACGAAATGACTGGCCGGCCAATGCGTAGATTCTCTGCCGCAGTATCAGAACTGGCTGAAAGAAATTACATTGGAAACCAGGCAAGTCTTATACAGGCATTTAATAACTATATACGGCAACGTGGTGCTGAAGGCCCTTCAGACAAATGGAATCCTGCAATGATTTCAGATGTCCATGATGAATTAATCCGAAAGGCATTGTATCAGGTTCCAGGTCTTCCATCAGCACAGATAGAAGGAATCCTAAACCAGGTTAACACCGTAGCGGACGATATGATAGCCCGTAAAGGAGAAATACGGTTAAGACCTGCTAAAGTACAGAATGTTGCCGAGACTATTGCAAGAATACAGGATACTCCATTGTATGACATGAAAAGTGCCTTCTCTCAACTTGAGAACATGGCAAACGATATGTTAGGCAATATAACAAAAACTCAACTGGAAAGTTTTGCTGAAGCAACACGGCTTAGTCCCGAAGATGCTATCGCAAAACTTAGGCATACTGTAAAGAACGAGAATATCCAACTTCCATTCAAGGCAATCACTCAGGCTGAAAGCGTTAAGATAGCTTCGCTTAACCAAATGTATTCAGAGCTTCTTGCGTCAAAGAACCAAGAAGCAATGGATTTCCTTGGCTGGAAACCTATAAATGAAGTTGTCAACGCATACAACCCAAGTGCGGCAGCAAGAGCTGTAGGTGAAACTTACGACCCAATTGCGGCCATACGTGAAATTGGCCAATCCAAAGTTACTTATGGAAGATATGCCGGCATGGAGTTCTCGTCATTATCAATCGGGGAGCTCAAGGAAATTATGAATCTCCGTCCTGAAACTGCAAAGACCAGGATTGAAGCAGACAATATTGTAGCTCTCAAACAAAGAGTAAATCAATATTTCTCATTGCTTGACCAGAATACATCAGCAGTAAGAGCTGAAGGAATTAGTATAAATATTCCTGAAGCTGTACGCAAATCGAGGTATGTTGATGTAGATATAAACGAACTTTTAAAGTCCAATGGTATAGAGTTAAAGAACTTGGACGATTTATTGGATACAACCAAAAGGGACTTAAAATTTGATATGGCTCGTGGTACAATAAAAGAAGGGGCAGAAAATGCTGTCAAGCGTTCCGAAGATTTGCTTGGAAGCAGTAAGTTCGGAAAGATAGCTCTTGCCGGTTTGGCTCTTGGTCTTGCAGGATATATTGTTGGACAGATGAGTGCAAAACCAGGACCGCTACAACCGGAGCATAGACCTTCAGGCGAAGGAGCTCCCGCACCAGATGGAACTTACGAACCGAAAGTCAACTATAAAACACCACAACCGCAGATGCCAAAGAAAGCAGTAATGCAGGAAAACAATCCTGGAATGCGGATAAAGATAAGTGCAAAGAATGGAACCAGCATGTCAAACAGTGATGTTGCTGGAGCAGTAAACAAAGCCATCGCTGATTCCTTGCCAAATAGAATGAATGTCAACGTGGTTTCAAGAGACGACACCAGTGCAGTCAATGACAGTTGGTTGGAAGAACAGTTTAAGAGGCTTATAGGAGGGTGAGGTCATAGTGGCAGACTATAGAAAAAGCACTTCCCTGTTCTCTAAATACAGAGATCCGGGAGGTATTAGCACAGGCGAGCTATTAGACAGATATTACAACATTCCCGAAGGCAGGACTACAGCTCCCCTGTCTTACCTTGATAATGTCGATTTTCCGCATAGGATATTCGATTTCCATTATAACTTCAGACTTGGCGATTGTCAGTTCAAGATCCCTCCGGAATTCATACAGGTAAAGACAATTACCGAAACAAATTCCGTTGTAGGAATTAGACAGTCTACTTCGCTAAAAACCAAATCCGGGTATAGCCGTAAACAGATCGTTATTACTCTGTTTTTCAACGGACTTAACCAGATCAACGGATATAAATGTGAATCGCCTTTTTCATATCCTTACTACATGGACGGTCTCCGGAGTCTTCTTGCTCAATTCAAGAGGACCCCGTTCCTTCCTGTTGTAAATGAACTTATTAATGGAGTACATGGAATATACAATGTAGCATTATCAAACATTACAATCAACACCGTACAGGGGTTTCCTGAATGTCTCCAGGCGGAACTCACGTTGCTTGACTTTAACGTCGTACCGTTGATTGAAGCTCCTCCTTTTATGTATCATAACATGATAGACTGGGATATGTTCAGATGGTACTATCAGCAATTACTTCGCCCTGATGACAGGGTATACGACAGGAACGAACATGCTACAACAAGACTTCAGCCGATACAGAATACAAACCTTACAGGTAAGTTCGGATTGTATATATTAAGCGAAGAAGCTCTTGCTGCAATGAACGACGGAAAGTACAAGCCAGACCTAAGCGACAGCAGTAACTATATACTGTGTGTTGACGACGAAACCGGTATACGCCTGACAGATATATTCTGCGGTTACTCAAACGTGCTTCCTGCAATACAGTTAAGCAAAGAAGGGACGCCTACGTATCAGTATCTTGGAGGTACAGATGCGACGTTTACCTTTATATTTGAAACTCAGGACAGAGATGTCGTTACGGCTCTGGTTGACTTAAATGAACGATGCCAGAGGATGGTAAGGGAGTACCGCAAACTTCACGGCCTCGGCTTCATCAAAATAGAGAACGAATTAGTGCAAATGCTCGGTGCACAGTATGTCATGTTCAATACAATGGACATCACTACTGTGCCCGACTTCCCAGATTTGTTTAGAATACAGATAGAGGCTGTAAGTTACGATATTGACCAGAGTAAGAAAGAAACATTGACTGGCATGAAGCCTTTCGATGGCGATGGCACATTGCTTGCCAGAAAAGTAGGTACAACCTATGATTGGACTGAAGTCGCAGAACCAAACACAACCATCACTAACACTTATATGGGTCTTATCACAAAGATCCGGCAGGACAATTACATAGAACACAAGATGAAGCTCATGGACCTTTATCCGGACCTTCAGCTACCTACGTTTGAAGAATTGGATGATTTTATCACAACCATAAGAGAATGGAGAAGGAGTAAGGGGCTTCAGGCATATCCTTTGTCTGGACCGTACCCGAAAGACGACGGTAGAATTAAATTCTCAGATCCTGATTTCTACGTTTTCTACCCTATTAAATACGGAGACGCACAGAATATTATAACAGGAACCGGAGGAAATGTAGGAGGAGAAACTTACGATCCTGATGACGGTGCAATTTCAGTTGCCGGTATATTCAAGTCTGGATTGTATGGTGCAACAGAAACTACGCCCGGACAGCACCCAAAGACACAAGAATTGCTTAAACTTCTTGAGAGCAAAATAGGATGCGGATATGTATGGGGTGCTGAAGGAGAGATTCTTACTCAGGAAGGTCTTGCTGCCTTAAAGAAGCAATTTGGAGCAAGTCATTATGATTTTGTTGATGATGATGGCACTCGTGTTCTTGCAAGTAAATGGATAGGTAAACAGGTGTTCGACTGCTCTGGATTTATTAACTGGGGGCTTATCCAGGTTGGAATTGCTCCAAAAGGATACAGAACCACACATTCAACTACTTTTAATGACTGGTGTATCGAAATCAAAAAGAGCGAAATACTCCCTGGCGATATAGCCATGAATTCAACCCATATCGCAATGATATCTGATCCTGACAAAGATCAAACAATCGAGGCTATGGGTACACGGTACGGTGTTGTTCACGGAAAGATAGGGAATAGATTCACAAAGTTTGGAAGACTAAAAGGCGGAAAGACAAAGAGCTCAACAACTCCAACACCGAATGCCGCAACTCAACAGGTTAGCAAGGCACAGACTACAGATTACAATGCAAAGCGTGATGCTTATAACCCGACATACCAGGCAATTTACGATTATGCAAACATACAGTGCACAAAGCTCGGCGTTCCAATTCGTCTAATGTGTGCAATGATGGAGATAGAAAGTAATTGGACACAATGGTGGACGACAGCAGGGAAGAAAGCGGATGGCAAGTACCATAACGCAGGAGATGTTGTAAGGTCTTACGCAAATGCTGTTGGTATCTGCCAAATTGTGCACCATAGTCCTAACGGTACTCCTGTCAATAATCAATACGATTATGACAAACTGCAAAATGACTGGAGATATAATATAGAGTGCGGGGCCAAAGAACTTTATGAATGCTATAAGGGGGCATCACAAAGATTTACAAATGAAGAAGACCGAGCAAGAGCTGCATGGTGTGCATATAACATGGGGCGTTATGCAAGTCAGAGCTATACAAGATGGAGAGATAACCCTAACAGGGATGATATAAAGTTTAAGGAATATTATGAGAAGCAACCCTGGTTATCGAGAATTGACACCGCAAAGATTCCGACTTCCAATGGGACAGATTACACTGGAAGCGTAGAAGTTCCAGAAACCGACCTTAGTGTTACAAACAACTTTGCAAGTCTTAACTTCAACAGGGAGGAATTCGGCAAAGATATACGCAGACTGTCCGACATCCACGGCGGTGTAAAAGAAACCAAGAACTTTAACGGCCATAAACAAGACAAATATCCTATTGAGCATATGTGTCATGATATGACCCAGTACAATAAACGTGGAAGACTCCTTAGAGCATTCCCGACATTTATATTTATGATGCTTGATGAAAACGGGGATTGGCTTGATGGAAAGAAATTGTGGACTAACTATTATTTCTATAGATCCATTATGGATATCCAGATTCATCAGGACAGGAAACAGCCCGTACATACTGCTATAATTAAGATCAGCAATGTGTACAACAACCTGGGAAAATCACCACCAAGGGAGTACGACTGGGTAAAAGAACAGATGGGTGGAGGTATACAGGGATGGTTGTATGAAACCTTTGGTATTCAGGTTGGAACACCAAAGGCAACACAATCAATGGTTGAGAACAAGAACAAGGTTTTAAAACATGTTTACCTTGATGCAGGATGTAGAATTCATTTGAGAATTGGATACGGAAATGATGCCGAGATGCTGCCAATAACATTTACCGGCCAAATAACCGAAATGGATACTGCTGAAATCATTACATTTGTAGCCCAGAGTGACGGTGTCGAACTTATTAATAGAGCTGTAGGGACAAACAACAAGAGTCAAACCAACACGCTGTTTAACATAGGCACAGAGCCTTCAAATATCATTAAGTCCTTGCTGTGTGACCGTGAGAGCGATTTCATATCATGGTGTAACCACAAATGGTACGAGAACAGCAAGTATGGTATTCAGCATTTTGGAACTCCTACATTGGTTGATGACACCGGTTTTGTCAAGTTTAACATTGACAGGTTTGTTGATGTTAGTATGAACATGGCTTTTGATACTGAAACAATGAAAATGGTTCAGGCAATTAAGGCCGAGAAAAATCCTATGGCGGCTATAGGAGAATACTTTGAACAGACATTTAAAGACTGGAAATGGACAGATCCTTCTACATGGTGGGAATCGTTCAAGAACATGTTCAAAGTTTTAGCCGCACTCACTCTTGAAGCCGGTATGAAGTTGGAGCTCAGTGTCGGACAGGCGATAGTTGATTTTGTTGCCGGTAACTACAAAAACATGTCGTGGCCTGAGTATTATGACATCATCAAGAACATTTATCTTGGAGGCATCAAGGGTGATGAAGAAAGGATGGAGGACTATGCCGCTATCCATATGAACCTTAATGGTAAATTGGCGATTGATCCGTTTGACGGCGAGGAAAATTTACGTGTGTTTATTTATAACAAATGTGTATGGGATATCATGCAGGTTGTAACACAGTCAATTCCTGAATTTGTATGCCAACCAATGTATCATCAGTTTGAAACAAGAGTATTCTTTGGTCATCCTTTTTGGCTCGCAAAATACAAATACTATTACGATGCCAAAGATAGGAAGATATACGAACATGAGAAACCTTTTACTCAGTTTCATCTGTATGATTCGTTGAGTGACATTATAGATAACCAAATCAAGGCTGATGGCAGGGGGCTTGCTACTAACATTATTGGTATGTATACACTTGGCCATAGCTTAAAGACAACACCCACTATATTCGCAGACAAGACGATTGCGTGGGACTATCAGAAAACAAGGGTTATTGATACATCGTTTGTTCAGAACTGGTTTGGGCCGGATATGTTGTACGAGTTTTTTGACGACTATAAGGCAGAGCGTACAGCAATCAGGATATGCACATCAAACCTGATAGACGGCTTCCAGTGTATTTACAAAGGCCCACTGATAGTAATAGGTGATTCCAGTGTAAAACCGTGCGATATCATAGGAATAACCGATAGCTACACTGGTATGTACGGATTAGCAGAGGTAAGGGAGGTATCACACTCGTTTAGTGTGGATACAGGATTTGTAACATCCATAACTCCAGACCTATATACAACCGGTGCTGGGTTTATGATGAAGCAGGATGCTCAGAGCGTATTCTTATCTCTTGCGATGGGATTTGGTGGTATTGTAGCACAACGTTCAGCAGGTATATTTGCTGCAAATACAGCCGTAAGATATGCGGCTGCCGGTACTGGAGTTGCTATAGGGCTTGTTGCAATACGGGTTGGTGGACTGATAATCGATGGGTTCAGGACTGGGCGAATACTCCTTAATGTCAAGGATTTTGCAGACACATTAAAGACAGCCAAAGAGATAAAGAACCTTACGAAAACGATTAAAGAAGTCAAGAACATAAAAACAGCCGTCAATGTTGCAAAACAGGCTGGCATGGCAGCAAAGTCAATACAGGCTGAAGCTGCATTGCTCGGCACTGAGATACTCCCAGGTATAGGTACTATCGTCCTGTGGCTTGCAGCTACGATCGCAACCGAATGTCTATTAAAGGCAGTAGTTGACTTCTTTAGCTATCAGAACTGCATTAAGTGTTTCCCGCTCTTATATAATGGCAAACCATTTATAGCAGGAGTTAAAGGACACACACAACTCATACCTGGATACAACGACATGGGTATGCTGGCTGACGACACAAGCAAGCCAATAGAAGAAGGTATTGAGATTGAAGGCGAATATGCAAACAGCTCTGCCGGCACAGCATCTGGTGGTTATGACGATGGACTTGGTTATACTGAAGGTCCTAAGATGAGCGGCGGCCCAATTGATGGTGCAAAGCCTGGAGAAGATGGCTATATGCCTGGTGCAGGATTATACGCATAGCATAACTATAAAATTTATGGTATGATGATTACGGGGGTGTAATTGTGAGTTTAAAAGAATTCATTCAAAAAGAGATTGTTCAACCACAACTCGATAATTACCATCAACCTGTCAAAGCTAAAGTATTAGGCTACAATGAAGTCATGAACCGTGCGACGATCCAGTACAAGGATTCATTTCAGCCGAACGGTTATACAGTATTAAGTGATGTGCCAGTCCAGTTAGGTTCCGGCGGGGTTCATTCCGCCGGACCATTCTACGGGGACGAGGTATGGGTAACTTTCCTTGGAGGAGATGTTAAGCGACCAACAATTGTTGCTCTTGTTGATGAAGGTTATGCACAAAGAACAAGAGCTCAAAGATATAAACATTCACGAAAGGGATCTTATATTGCAGATTCCATATGTGGCAGGGAGGATTGGTGATATGGGTGTGTACAAGTCAAGTAATACAATTCCAGGAACAAGTGACTGGTTGCAACCATCCAGCAACTTAATTCGTGGAAAGGACGATAATCCTTTAGCCGATCTTGACGCAAAGACTTCCTGGATTGGCCACCATTCACAATCAGAACCCGGTCTTGTCCATCCTTTTACAACATCTGTTGTAAAAATGAGGGATAATGGAATGATTGATATATTTGTATCAACAAACCAAGGAATCAGGGTAGATCCAAACACACGTTCTATTACAATTATGGTTGACAACACAAAGATTAGAACACATGATTACAGAGCGTGGGTTGAGAATCACAGCATCACAAACGTAAGAAAGAACTTTGAAGCCAATGCTGATGTTAATATTAACCTTAATGCAAAGAAGGATATTAACATGAAGGCCAATGGTAAATGGAATGTAAACATTGTTGGTGATGTCAATATCCATACAGACAGCAACTTGAATGTAAGTGCTAACGGAAAGATGACATTCAAGGCCGGAGGGGATATAGACTTTAGCGGATCAAGGTATATCTGGAGGTAACCATGAGTTATGCGTGTGTAATTGGTGCCGGCATGAGTGGTTCTGTTCCTCATCATGCCGAGCACATTATAGGATGGACCGGAGGAAAATATCCAAGTCCCATATATTGCAACGGACATAGTGTTACAGGAAACAACGACACAGCAGGACAAAACAAAATGACTATTGAAGGTAAACTTGCAATTGTCGTTGGAGGATCTGGCCCGTCAACAGATCAGTGTGACGGAAGTCGATTCAGTAATACCGAAGGGTGCCCGTTCATGTTTATTCAAGGCAAACCTCTTGTGCTTACCGGGAATAAGGTAGACCTATACCCTGGCACAGGCAAGATGGTGTCCGCAAATCAAAGTAAATTCATTGTATTGAGGTGATATTATGTCAAGAGATGCTGTAGACTTATTCCTTTCTCCAGACGGTGACCTTGTAATATCAGGATCTGATTTCAAACTGGCTGAAGGCGACGAGTTCCTTTTACAGTCTGCACGGAATAGAATAAAATCGATTAAGAAAGATTGGTTCTATGACAATATTGGTGCCGATATGGAGGAAATCCTCGGCGAACCGAATACAAGAGAAGTTTCAGAAGTCGGAAAAGGTAAGATTATAGAAGCCCTTACATGCGACGGATTGTTCAGTTCGGATGAGATATACATTAAAGCTGCACCGACAAGCAGGAATGCAATTTTATACATTGTAGTCCTAAAGACAAAATCAGGTTCGCCAATAGTGTTAAACGTAACTCTTGACCTTGCAAAAGGTGTAACCTTATTATAGGGGGTTAAAATATGCAACTGTTAATGAAAAAGTCAATGGAGGACTTAATGGCTATATCGATGGAACGATTGGCCAAAACTCCAATTAACGAAGTCAGCAAGGGTGGAGTAGCAAGACTGTTTCTTGCCGTTATCAATGAAAATACGGCAGGATTTTACGAAGCCCTTGAAGTAAATCATCTTAGGGCATTTCTGTCTACAGCAGATGATGAAGGACTTGACGCTATTGGTTACACGCTTTCATGCCCAAGAAACAGCGGCGAAGATACAGAAGCGTACAGATTTAGAATAAGCCAGCAATGCTTATCGCTTGCTTCCTCAAATGAAACTGCTGTTCGTCTTGCTGTCCTCTCCGTTCCTGATGTACAAGATGTTGTAATGAAACGGTACACGATGGGGACTGGCTCATTTAGCATCTTTGTAGTTACAGCGACCGCAATTACTCCGCCTGAAACCATTAAGGCAATTGAAGCTGCTGTAGATAAAGCAGTAGGATATGGAATTAAATTCAACGTATCTGCTGCCGGCTATGTGCCTGTAGAAATAAAGGTTAAATTGATGTTTTCAAGTTCAACAGACCTTGCTACCCAGCAAGCAGCAAAAACCCAGGTAACTACAGCATTAAGGGACTATTTAAACTCCAGAAGTATAGGTGAACCTCTCATAATCAACGAGATCACCCAGAGAATTATGGATGTTTCTGAGGACATTATCAATTACCAATTATACGAGCTGTACGTAAACGGCAAGAGAGTATTGAACAAAGACCAGAACTGCAAATGGAATGAGAGATTCTGCGAAAGTCCTAAACCTAACGCCATAGTAGTGTCGTAGGAGGGATGCAAGATGGATACTAAATTTGCAAAGTACACAAAGAAGATCATCAATGCTTTGCCTTTCTGGTTTTCAATAAAGAAGAAACCACAAGAGGCTATAGGATCTTACTTTCTTGAAGTTACAGGTCTTGAAATGGATGAAATGGAATACATATTAAACTATGCATATCAGCAGACAAACCTACGCACTATTGATGAGAAATTTCTTGATATTATTTATAAAGGAGTTCTACCTAAATACATAACTGCTGATAATGAGCTTGAAGTTTATACAGAATCCAGCGTCGTATTAAAATACGCACCGACTGTTACCGATTTTTATTTATCAGCCAATTCAAGCACAATGATCAATCCAGAACTGTACTGGGACGACCTATACTACATAGATTATGAACATCAGTTTATCTATAGCAAGAAACAGTATAACGGCACGTTGCTGATGAAAATTGACGGCGGTGAGGAGTACGAAATACAGCTACAACTTCATAATGTATGGAATTTCTTTGATGAGTTTGGCATGCTGTTATGTACGCCAAGGCTGTATGGTGAGAACAACTCCGAATATAAACAAAGGCTTCTCGATGTATTCAAGAATAAAGCCAATGCCTCAAAGGACGGACTGCTAAACGGTATCGCAAGAGAGCTTGGTTTAAGACGTGAGATTATGATAGAAGATGCGTCGCAGCCTACATTGATTACAGATCCAATGATTGTCCTGAATGAAATCAAGTTAAATGGCCAGTTCATTGACCTTGATAGCGTGTACATCACAGAAGACAACTTTGTCTATATAGAAGGCAATCCGTTGTGGATTGGAACCCCGGCAACGATATCCTATGTAAGCGGCATAGAAATGCATACGCTTCATAATCATGACGACCACAAGCTCCGACAAAGGCTGTTCAACGTTGACAATACAGGTACAAATTTGTTAAAATATTATGCAGGAAGAATCAGATCTGAAGTTCCTATCATGTGGGGGCAATGGAGATGGAACGAAGGATATTGGGATATAGCCGACGAGGATATGAGCGGCTATGGATATATACCGAACATTATAGACTCAAAAATAACAGGGTTTAAAGCATACAGCAAATGATGTCTAAACGACATCGCACAAGACTGTCGTTACCACATGACAGTCTTAAATTTTATTAGGGGGTTAAAAAGGTATGTTTGTTATAGAATACACTCTTAAACTAACCACCTTTGTGAAGGCAACCCTTGAAATGCATTACTTCACAAGGACTGAGCAATTCGAGGTTAATAAAAATATCGAGGAAGCATACAATAACGAAATCCTCTTAAAAGCCGGAAACATTCTTAATTACTTCGAAAACGAGATAAAACAATACCTGGAAGAAAACTGGCTTACAATAGAGCAAATTGAAGTTGAAACTTATGAAGTAATATCAAACACTCCTGGTGTCGAAGTTTACTTTAAAAATCCAGAAGGCGACAACCTATTTACTTTGTCCCCTAACCTTATAGGATTCGTAGTAAAACCCCCTGTCGTAATTCCTGTACCAACAAACTTCAAAGGTACGCTTATTGACGACACAACTATACAATGGACATGGGATGCAGATAGCGAAGCTAAATACGGACATTTCTTGCTTAACGACAAAGGAGAAATCATAGCTCAGATACCGGTAAGTATCCATTCGTATATCGAAAGTCTTTTGGAATACGACACAAATTATACAAGGATGCTTGTTAAGTACAACGACGAAGGAACGTCCGAGCCAGCCGGCCCCATAACCGTAAAAACAAACGAAAAAAAGACTGTACCAAGCAACCTGAAAAGGTATATAATAAAACCAAGGGACGAATATAGCGAGGAGATATTGGAAAAGGTAACGGAAAACATTGAAGCATTTCAGTCCGGAATTGGTCATGGACTTGATTTAATGGTTGACAAGACAAAAGATGATACCTTTCACACTGTCTTCACATTGAGTTCGTATTTGTACGGAACAAGAACTTATCAAGAACCAGTATACGGTCCGATCCCCTTTAATTATTCCATAACGGCAAAAGGAGAAAAACCTGAACTTCACAAAGAAGGTAGCGTAAGATTTGTGTTATCTGCATATAAATTCTGTGATATTGACATCTCCTCCGTTGGAAAGATCTATGAACCGATAGATGTCAAATGGAGAGCTGGAGTAGATATATCATACGAATATGTAGATCCTGCCAAACTCCAGGCATTACAGTCACAAGTCGACGAATACTACGAAATAAGCTAATGGAGGTATAGATAGATGTATTTTGGCGAGAACTCAAGAATTGTTCCGGAAAGGAAATTAGAAATCATCCAGCAGCTTCATAACAATCTTATTGACAGATCAAAGGCAAAATACATAACCGTCGAAGCTGTTGAAGGAACAACACAATTCTATCCTGAAAAGATAAGCACTGTTTCCAGTCAGATTCATAGATTATATGAATCTGAATTTTACGCAGGTTGGAAAGCAGACCCAGATACATTTATACACAAAGACTTATATAAGACTTATATTCTCGGCAAGAAGTATGCAACAATACCTTACCTGTCAGACAAAGACCGTGGAGAAGATAGTGGCATTGTGTCTTGTGTTTTGGACTGTGTATGGCTATGGTATGACAACGACATTTACAATAGCACTTCATGGGCAGACATACAGGCATTCATAAACCGGCACAAATCCGATAATCCATCGTTAAAAGTGCATGTAGATAACGGACCAAATGGCATATATATTGCCTGGGACGGATATATTACCTATAACCGGGCAACCGGACATACAGTTGTCAATCCTGATATCCTAAAGACAAACAAGATCATTTATAAGCTCGGTTTAAGGAATGATGCTGAAAGTGTCGTTATTGACATGAACATGCACTCCACATATTATAAAATACCTGACTGTATATACTTTGACAGAGGTAATTCCGTTGTCAAGACTTTAGACCCAGGACTTGAATATATTGGAATGACTGCCGGAACTCAGTGTTGCTATGAGATGTCAGGAAACTACTATATCGATATATATTGCGGCGAGAATGTTTCAACTATTACTCTCCCTCATGGCGGAGATTTTAGGTTGGTTCTCCATAATACCGGTATTGTTGATGTAATCTATAGCGATGACGAGCAATATATAGGTTATACTGTAGTTACGTTACCTTCTGCAAAAGACGATGCCATTGATATCGTGTTTTCAGTATACAGTGATGCCATTAAAACTGATATATATAGCATTACACCTACACTTGTTGAGGAAGGTGTTATCAAAGAATATATTAAGAAAGATCATTATGCTACATATTACAAGACTACAACAATGATCCATTACATAAAAGACATTAAGGCATTTGATGCTTCTGGACACGAAGATACGAGCCTTTTAATTCCTCATATCGCATATAGGCAGAAAATATCACCTATATGGAATAAATCATTGATGTATACCAACTACTCTTGGAGGACAGGAAATGACGCATTAGCTATTGCTTCAGAGCCTTATGTGGCCAATAACGATCTAATTATTTGTGGTAACAGGATATTTACATCAGGCGTGTCTGTCCATAATATCTTATATGACAAACTGCAAGTAAATTTTACAGCATTACAGAATGGTACTTTTAATTTATACGAGAATGCCGGGTTCTACTTTAAAGGGGTTCCTACTTGTCTTATAGACAATGAACTGTTTAAGAAAGTTGAACTGCAATTTGACGCATCCACAAAGGTTGACGTTGTAAAGAGTACAGACTACAGGCTCTGCTTAATTAATGAGTTTGAGCTTTCTCAGAATGCTGCAAAAGTATCATACCGTTTTAGTGTAAAAGGCGGAATGCTTGCTGAAGACGTAACAGTACCATGTACAGTAGCACAGTACGTAAACTGCATCAATGAATCACAACTGCTTGACTGGTCTGGGCATCCTGCAAACAGCTACTATTGTATAAAGATTGCCAACGCATATCTGCCTGTTAAAACTGCATATACCAAGAACGGTTATGGTGTATTTGAAATTAAATGGGCAAGTAAAAGATATATCGTATTTGGCAAAATAACAGGATGCAGTAATGGTATACTGGAACTTGAAGAAAAAGGATACAGAATTTGTGACATATCGACACACTCATTGCCAATCACATTCCAGGCGTTAACTGTCGATACTGACGGTAATCCTCATATTATCTTCGGAGAGACCGATGATGTTCCTGTAACATATACCGATGTATCTTACATTGATGCTAACACTAACTTTTACCAGAATGTAAGGTATAGAGTTGGTGACGGTACAGGTATGCCTTCAGGCAGCATGCAGACATATGACAAACTGTACTATCTTGGAGTTAACAATGAAAACAGGTTTGCTCCAGTTGCATTGCCTGACAACAAGAAAACTGAAGATTATACATACTGTAAGTTGCCAAGAAGAAAAAATCCTGAGTATATACCTCCTTATATTCCTAACCCTGGATATGATCCTACAGCATCAAGGTTTTATTATCTTCCGAAGCCAGAATCGTACAAATTTAAATGGGGAACAGGCGATGGAACAAGCCCGTATACCGGAAAAGATGGCGGTGGTGAATATCTGTCATTTGAATCGAGTGTAAACATAGAACATTATATCATTTTCAAATGCACAAATCCGAATGCTGTATTGAAAGTAAATAGTTCATGTTATTCGAGAAATTATCTGTCTGGCGGGTCAAGCTATGAATCTGTGTTCCTGCATAGCCATAGCTATACACTTAATCCTGACGGATATGTTGAGATTGACGAACATGGTTATGATGTACGCATATCTTTTAGCGTTGAAGGATTAAACGCAGGAGATAAGTTCACTGTCTTTCATGCAACTTACAACAAAAAAACATACACATGGTCCGGAAGCATAAATCCAAACGATTATGTTGAGGATACCGAAAATGTTCCAGTACATCCCAACCCAGCATATCCGCCTTCTCCAATTATGCCGAATCCGGACTACGATCCAAATGCTCCAGCAATGATTGACGACCCGAATTTTGTACCTACAATGGAGCCTATAACAGTGTATCTGGAAGATATTTATTATGCTAATAGCCTACACGGAGACGACGGAAAACCTGCAACGTATGAATATGCTATCGATCCGTCATACAGTAAGTTATACTTTGATTTTAAAGTATACGATAATAAAATTACATCTGCAATCCGCACAAAGATACTCATAACTCTTAAACGTGATGACGGATCAGGAATCACGGTGTTTAACAAGGAAGCATTTTCAATAGGTGACAATAATCCATACAGGGTGGTAATAAACAACGACGGAACATACACTAAAGTACGTGTAGAGTTAACATGCTTAAGTTCGTCGTTTGACGGTATCTCTGTTCTAAACGGTTCCTCTACTATAACCGGAACAATTAAACAGGCCCCAAGCCAGATTCCAAATCCTGATCCTGCATCACAGGAGTATATACCAAATCCGAATTATGAATCTCAGTGTACCGAGTGGCTCGAACCGGTATTTGAAACTGTAAAGATACCTTCAATTAACACACAGACACTGTTTGTCAACGGGCCGTTGTATAAAACAATTGACAAAGCCAGCGTTCCTGTATATATGAAAGGCACTTATACATTCAGAAACATGGACTTTGACAACTGTGCTGTAGAGTTTATAAACGGGAAGGTAAGGGTTTCTGGAACCGGTGTTTGGTATTATAACAGCAGCACCCCAGGAAGTGTAGACACAAGAAGTCTTGTATTTGCAAAGGCTATAATATACTATGACCCGGCTACAGGCAAATGGTCATGGGATTCCGACTCCGTAAACGGGACAGAGAAGCCTTATGAAACAACGGACACAGTCTATAATCTCGAAGCTGTTACTAATTTTGACAGCTTGGTAAATCCAACAAATATCGTAACAAGGGATGTCAACGCTGTATTCAAAGCATCAAATGGCCCTGCTTACCTTGAGGTCCATGCTTTCGGTAATTTAAAAATCATGGATATATCCACTGATATTACAGCGGACACCAACATCGTAATAGAGGCTACGAAATCAACCATTAATATTAACGTGAACGGAACTTCGTATCCTTTCTCTCTTGGTGAGAATCCCGAGTCTGCAATCAACAACTCATTCAAGGTAATATACTGGAACAGAAATATCGAGTTTATAGCAGAGCCGATAGAAGGAGCAAAGGTTTCTTTCAAAGGTTATACCGAAGAAACATTGACAGGATTTGATCTACAGGTGTTTGACGTTTCCGGCAACAGAATCAACAACCCGGTTGTTGATATAAGGCCGCTGAAAAACTACGAATTGGAGGATTTTGATTCAAACTTCCTTGACGGATGTTTTGATACAGATGTATCCTATGCATTAGTGCCAAGAATGGAGAAAATCTCTCCATATGGATTAAGTGCACAAGGAGCAGTTGAAGCTATTCAAAATGCACCTTCGATTGCAGCTCCAATTGATTGTACCCCAAAGAGCACAATCGTTGTAGAGTTTGATATCAAGGCAAAAGCAAATATTGCCGGCAACAGTTTAATATTCTCTACAACTCCTGGTGTAGGTAGTGTCCCTGCTGATATAAACCTGCACATCAACGGATATAACTGCCCTCAGTTGTCAATGAACGTGCTGATGAACGATAATTACACACATGTTGTTGTAAAGTATGACTTTGACGCTATGACAGGTTATATAAAGGCATATGGGCAGGCATCGCAGTATCCGTTAACAAAATATACACGGATATCGTCAGGAGAGGACTGCTTTGGGTCGCTTGTTGCAACTTTCTTTGCTGGAACGAGATTTTCTGGTATTCCTGCTTCACATGTGTTTAACTCCATCCATGTGAAGAACATTGATATCTATGAAGAAGTTGCAGGCGTAAGGCGTGAAATTGTTGTTAGAAAGAAACCTAACGACACAGGAAAATGCCTTATAAATGACTTTACAACATTGCTCGATGGTGCAACGACACCATATCCTGCTTATGGTTTCTACAAAGGTAACGACAAGTTGAGTAATTACAAAGGTAATTATCATAGTACCTCAAGAACTATGATAGATGAACTCAGAATGTTTAAAGACAAATATATAATCAACAACGATGAGTTCGGGTATAGCAATATATCATCAGAGTTCTATCCGAAGATAGGAAGAACAAGTATGGTAACCAACTCTCCGGATGTAAATGCGTTTGCATACATCGATGCAAGGTATAAAGAAAGCGAATACAGAACACCCTGGTGTGCAATGTTCTTTACAGAACAGAAAACGTCCAGAAGCTATGGCTTCAAGATAGCGGATGATCACGAAGTCACATTAAACTACAAGTTGAAGAACCTGTTTACTGATTCTTCAGAATATACAAAGACTTACTTGTATGATGGCGACAAATGCTACGAAATTACAAGCGACGAAAGCGACATGTGCATTACTGTAAAAACCGGTTCTAAAAGAATTGAAGTATCCAAGGACGGAATTGTGTCAGAGATTTTCCTTGACACACCTGTACATGTAGGTCGTGAGTTTACATTTGTAATCGAAGCGACGTCAAAGAATATTGAGAGACGTGTGTCGATGCTGTATTTCTACTTTACAGGAACAGTAAAGCCTGCCGACACGGTAAGTGACTTAATGATTACGCCATTCATTGCCGACGAAAGAGATATCGTTCCTGAAGTTGAAGTATTGCCTTTTAGACGAGTAGATTGCAGTATAGATGACTACAACCTTACTTCAACTGTAAGCAGTTTTGATGGCGGTTACACTCGCCATATCTATAATGACGGAGACATGGCTATCGTTGCTGGAAGTGTTTCTGGAGAAAAGAACACACTTGTTCTTGGCAACAAAAAGATCTTTGAGGACAATGGTGTATTTGGAGGTCATATATTCAACTATGAATTCATAGTTGACGCAAAAGGCCCTGGTGCGACATTGAAGTTCGCACATATAACCATACCTTTACAGGAAGGTAAACATTCATACAAGTTAAAATTCTATAACATACCCGACAAGGAAATGTTGATGGGAAGAACCAAACAGTATGGAGAGTTATGGTATGCCGTTTCTGTGGATGGCGGAGATTTTGTTCACAACCTGTTTACTGATTTTACCGAAAGCACAATGCTTCATGATGGAATCATAATGCCTGGTTGGAATGAAAGTGGGTGGAACACAGCTCCAATGTACACCAACTTCATATTTGAGGTTGAAGACGGAAATGAAATTGTCCTCTACAAAGGACGTATCATTGAGAATGAGTTCAATCAATCATGGAGAATGCGTTCGCAAAATCCCGTATTGAACGCCATCGTAAAAGATACAAGGAATCTTGACCTCTATCTTGTGATAGACAATGACAAGCTACTGTATGGGGAAATAGCCAACACTATCTTAAAAGAACTTCCAGTTCTTCTTGAGAACGCAGATAGGTACGATATAGACCTCAGAGTCTGTGTGTACACTTACTGCGATACATTAAACTCAATAGATAGTTCTGGTGTTCCCAAATCAAGCCCGCAATGGTATACAGGATACGAAGACATCATGAACGTACTGAAGAAGATGCCTCTGCGTGATGGTGGAGTAAGTCCGGAAGCCAATGTGTTTGGTGTATTGCAGACTATGCCTGATATTATAAACGCAGAATCGGCAGGAAGAAACAAAGTAATGTTCCTGTATAATTCCAGCCGGATGGTTGATTATCCGTTAACAGCTCCTGAGATGAACGCTGCTGGCGACGAGATACGGAAACTTGATCTTGACACTATAGATGCAGTAACCACCAAGTATATTGAATATGGTATATACCTGCACATGGCTTATAACCAGAACTATCACCCAAAGGATTACATGTACGGCGTGTTCTACAGGATGGTTATGAAACGGGATCTTGTCGACGACAAGTTAAGTACGGTTTACCATTATTACAATGACAAGATTGTGATAAGCGGAAGCGAAGGTAATATGGATATAGACGGTCCTGTTAATACAGACGGATATCCTGTGTATATCGACTATATGAAGTTGACAGGAAGACCGAATTATAATCTGATTTCAGATTTTGATGATGTTGACAGCTTTGTTACGGTCAACAATAGTATTTCGGCCGCCAATATTTTTAGACACTTTATAAAGGACTCTACAATATTGGCAATGCCTGTCACCTATTATGAAGACAAAGCGTACTATATCGCTTCCCGTGGTGGAATGTATAAAATCTCTGAGCATACTCCGGTTCTTGAATCTGTGAGGTTCACAACTCAGACACAGGTCATCAATCCAACACCTGGTTTTTACCAACAACGGTATGATGAAATAATCTACAGAGCCTTCGGAACCGATGTTCCATATGCTCCGTTTGACACCATTGGCAGATGGAATGCTGACAACCTTGTGAGAAAAGGTGAGAACTTCAAGGCATTCTATAGAACGACAAGAAGGGTAGACAAGAACATAAAGAATTACTACCATGTGCTGCTTGCCGTAGCACCAAGCGATATTATGCTTTTTGGTAAAAGCGAAAAGCAGATATTAAAGGATATAATAAACAAGGCACAATACGGAGATATCATCTCTGTAAGTTGTATTACAAGACAGAATAATGCATACGACACATGGTTCTCAATCAGGCCGACGCTTATATATAACCAGACAAAGAAAGAGCGGCTGCTTAAAGACATCGACGATATGCAAATTTACCCTGATTATCAAGAAAAGACGAATGCCTTGATGTCGATGTACTTTAACAAACTCAAGAATTATTATGCTGCAAATAAAGGCATATTCTCTGTTGAAGATATATCGTATTCATCGGAGGATTATAACGTCAATGTACTGAACCTGGTAATGGGTAGGTTCGACAATGAAACAACGCACTTTGACATAAAGACTATACCGAGTTATTTCCCTATCAATACAAGGGTACAAACTGTTGTTCTTGAAATATCAGATAATGACAGTAAAGCCTATAAGGATATGAAAGGCTATTTCCCATACGGTGTTGCAAAGACCAAACATCCGGAAGAAGCCCGTGCAGTTATAGAACGTGAGCTCGAAGTGTTCAACAGGAAACGTTGTTCGTTCGGTCACATAGCTATGGAGCTTATCGGTACTTCCGATAAAATGTCTGAGGTCAATATCATAAGGGACGTAAAGGATGCATCAAACGTACAGGGGGCTGTGTATACGTTTGTTGGATATACAAAGATCAATAATCCCGATCAATTGTATGATGTTGGGTTTATAATCTTCGGAAGACTATACGGACTGAAACTGACAACAGAACCTATGCAGTATACTCTGTACTTTAGAAATGATAAGACTTCACGCACATTCAGCGACAGTCAATGCTACGGAAGACAGGATGTTGTGTTTGAGGCGTTTTACGAACCTGAAGACAACTACGATCCTACAAAGATTCAGCCTTGTGAAATGCTGATTGTCGACAAGTTCGTATATTGTGAGGAAAAGTATTCTCCTCATATGATTTACTTCTACGCCGATGGAGAGAACTATGTGATAGACCGGTTGAACATATCAGCCATGAACGCTACGCCAAACATGAGGTATGTAAGGCCGCCTATCAACATGATCATTGACATCGACAAAGGATACGAAAAGGATGCTGAAGGAAAGTATACCGACTACATCGGTTCGACTGGAATGTTCATTGGTGTTCCTTCAAGCGGGGGCAACACAAGCCACTGGTGGGATAGACCAAGTGACGACAAGGAACCAGTCACTGGTATTGGTACAAGTTCACCATTTGATGGAACTCCAGGCGGCAGCAATACAACAGGAGACCATGAATATAATCCTCCGGACAGGTTCTATACAGATTCGATTCCGGAATGGCCAACCCCAACACCGAATTGGCCATCTACTCCTGATTTACCTCAGCTTCCACCTAAAACACATCCTCCGGTGTCACCGCAGGTGTGCGTAAGAGACTGGATAAAGAACCTTGTTCTTGCGTCAGCAATGAAACAGTTTACGCAGGAAAAATGGGACGAAATCATTGCAAACTACGGCAGCATACAGTCATGGTTGTCGTTCTACTGTAATGACATAACCAAGTGGACGGTAGTTGATGAGAATGGAACTGTAGTAAATTACGTAATTGATGAAACGCTCGGATGTCCGACCCTTGGAATAACCTATAGCAGCATAAAAGAGGTAAGACATAAAACGTTGTATAGTGACGTTTATGAATATACGCTGAAGAAACCTACAACCCGTGAGTTCATACAGCCTGAAAATGCACAGATGATGTTAAAAGACCAGATAGATAGCGATGCAGACCTGATTAACTGCAAGCTGAACGGACTGCATTACAGTTTCGACAGATACTTTATTGAAGATGACTATGCATTTGTCGACAGCACATCTGACCCTGACTATAATCCTTATGACAGGAATGCAGCAAGGACTCTTGATGCGGCGGAAAAAGGCGACATTGAGGTGTATAATGCTGCTGACGGTATTTGGATCAGAGGTGGATGGGTTGGACAGGAATACTCCGGGACTGTAAGCAAGTCTGTAAGGATAAGCCACAAGACATCCTGGACTCCGGTTCTGTTCCGTGACGATTTGGCTTATGTATTAAAGAACTGTTATGACGAGCTCTATACTGGTCTAATGGATACATTGACAAATTACATCACGGTCGACAATATGGATTCAGGTGTGTTGCTTGACTGGACAGTCCGTGATAATGTACTTCTTACAGCTAAAGCAACGGATATATCAGATTCGATTGTAGTACATCAGACATTCAATGACGCAGAACCATCTAAGACTTTTGCCATTGCTGATTTGGTAACTCTGCTTCCTGATGAATCTTATGATTTCAGGCTGTTCATTGTTGACTTCACTGGCAACATCAGTATCAACGGAACAGAATATCATGACGGTGACAGTATTTACTTTAATTCAGACAGCGATACAGAATTCACCATTGAAGCGAACGATATTGTGATATACAAACCTTGGGAAGAAACAAAGACCGGATTTAGCGGTATCGTAAATGGCAAAGAACCTTACCGTAAGGCTTACGACGGCAAACAAGACTATATTGTCAACCTTGAACCGTTTGACCTCCCGGATGGACTCATCAATCTCCGTCAGACCGTTGAGATTGAGAATACGCCTGAAATCATAATCGTAAGGTTCGAACACGAGGTAGAGCCAGGAGTAAGTAATGTAAACGGAGATCTTGCGTACTTTACATGCGGGTCATTGATGCCTTGGACATTCGTTACGGACTGGGTAAGTACGTCAGTTGAGAGTGATTTGTTTACACTGGATTCAGTTCTTCCTTCTGTAGTAAACATAAAGGTATACAATCCGAAGTACGAAGACTATAAAGATAGTGTAATATCAAACATTCACGCAGTAATAACCTCAAATGACCCGAATGTAAAAGTCATCAGCTATGACAAGAGTGAACTCACATTTGAACCTGAAGAAGACTACAGGGAGATACCGGTAACCGTCAAAGCGTTGCCAAGTGCAATGAGTCAATGGTATCCGGTAATCCACAATGGTTACTACTACATCAATAACCATGAATACTTCCTGTACTCAAAGAATACGCCGGATGGTGAATATAGCGAAGAAGACCAGATCGTCACAAAAGATTTGGTATACGCTATCGACATAATTATGAAATCATCTTCTCCGGAAGGTGTTATGGCATTTAATGATTCAACCGCACCAGACTTCACGAAGGGGACTAAAGACGGGGTTGTATTCAGGAATGCCGGGCTTGAATGTGCATACATTTCAGACACTCAGTATTACAAAGAGTTTGCAAACGGCACTTATACATCTGAAGAAATACTGTTAGACAAGGAGACTCCGGTAGAGTACCTAAATACAACTTACCGCAGTAACACTCCTGACGGTACAGAAATAAGGCTGTATATGTCAGCATATGATTATACCGCAAAGACTTGGACTGACTGGGTGTATGTACAAAACAATACCGTTCCTCAGATGCTGGTTTCAAAGAGGATAAAGTACAAGGTTACATTAAAACCTCTTAATGAAATCGCAGAAATGCAGGTAACGGAAGTAGATGACGATTTGTATGATTTCTTTGGAATAGACGGAACCTTGGCACGTAACGTCACAGCAACATCAGGCTGTCTTGAGAACCTTGACAAGAGCACAACAGGCGAATACTACTCTGTAATTAAAGATTACAACACAGCGGTTCTTAGGTATACTCTCGAAGTCGAAGGCACCGGCAATTACACAGTAGAGTTCGCAACTTCCGACAATAAGACGGACCTTACTGAAACTGCAACCTGGATACCGGCTGCCGATGCAGCTACTACTGAGATGAAGCAGTTTGTTAGATACAAGGTTACATTAAATGGAGATGCCACTGTAACCAAGATTACAAGGACCGCCAGCATAAGGTCTACGCACAATGTAACGCCAAATTTCGGAGAGCTTACAATTAGATACGTAATAGGTGGAGACAGAGGTGTTGGTGAAACCATAACACAAACCGTTATAGGTAAACTTCCAAGAGACGGAGAATGGCATGACCTGATTGATACTACACTTCAGGCAAAACTGTATCCTTCCATCGTTAGCAATGGATTTAAGATTACAGATTTGTTGAGACTGTCTGTAAAGACGAATGATAGTACGGTAGAGTTTGATTACCAGCCTGATGGAAAGAGCGGACTTAAAGCAAGGAGTTCTAAGATAGAAACCGCTGTAGGACCAACACCGTACATTAAGTTTACAGATAATACATGTGTGGTAACGCCGATTCCACAGCAATTCGATCCGGTTATTGTGTTTGACGAAGCAAATGGCAAATACTTCACAAGGGTGAATTTTACTGACAGCGAAGGCAGACTTACCCTGACGAACGTCGAAACGTTTACCGGAGAAGGCCGAAGCGGAATAGCACTTAGTTACACCGATATCGACCCTGCATCGCTAAAGATAACAATTGACGAAACAGAGGTTGATGCTGAAGACTATGATATATTAAACAACATTATCCGGTTCAAGTATGCAATCCCTGAAGGTGCAAAAATTACAGCAGAGTACAGCATCAAAGACTCCTTCATTGTAGATTACAACTATAAGCCGGAAGAAGACAAGGCACAGATAACAGTGCACAGCGACAGTGATTTGAAGAAGATCAAGATATACTACGAAACGAACAAATCTTCCGCAAACCTGATTGCTGATGTAATCAACCTCAATACATTATACTGCCCTGAGAACCACGGTTTCATCTATATCACAGACGACATCAATGAGTGTGAATCTGTAGAGATAATGATGAATCCGACAACACTCTGGGGGAACGGATTGGACAGCACTACAGTGTACGTCAGGGCTCTCGACAGTAATCTCAATCCAGTAGCTGGAGAAAAGATGATTATTGATGCGATTTATGGTAAGATAGTATTGACGGACAATGTATCGGATCAGTTTGGCGTAGTCTCATTCAAATATATAGCACCTAACGCCAAAGGAACTGACACGATTACAGTAAACGTGTACGGAAAAGATATTACAAATACCGTAAATGTTACTTTGAGATAGTGGGGTGCCAAAATGTTCTTAAATACCAGACCGCACAGCAATATACTCAATGGATACCAGTACAGCATACGTACTGGTATCCGTTTACCTTCAAACGCCGTCAATTTGGCGTATTATTATAACAAGCCACTGTCACCTGCGGACAACGTGGTTATTTCAGACACCTCTAAATTTGTTCTGGAGAACGTAAACCAGGAATACGACAATGAACTTATCATGTATCCTGACACAAACGGGATTCTTTCTGTTGACGGGATTTCTGATCTCGATAGTGAACTGTTTGAAGTAACAGATAAGTTTTGCGACGGAGTTCCGTTATATTATGGGTACAGACTGTACTACAGGCATTATGATAAGGTTGGCCCAAACAGCCTTGGTGAATACACAGGCGACAGTATATATTTGATAGGTCTTAACAATAAGCCTATCAGCAAGAACCGGTATAAATATTCTATATACCTAAAACCGGACCCTGCAAATCCAGGAATGTATTATGTCTACATATACACCGCATTCCTTCTGAAGAATGAGAATATTATGCGGTGCGTTTACAATGCAATTGTCGAGAAGACAGTCGGAGGGGTGACAGAGTATGACGTTATACCGGCATACGAGGAACGTATAAATCCGCAGCCGTTTTTTAATTCTTACCAGGTGCTTCCCGGAAGTGTCACAGGAAACATACAGACCAACGTAATTAAGATAGACAGCCCTTTAAGGATTCAAGATACAAGGCAGAAGATTAACTTTAGCTATATTGTCAGAACAAGCGACGGTTCATTCTCATCCAGTCCTGTAACTGCATCTGTCGTTAAAGTAAACTACGCACTTCCGCACGAAAAGGAATTATTTATTGGCAAGAGCATGATTGTCTCACCAAGAAACAGCGAAGGGAAACTCATGACTGCAAAGGAAATCATATTACGTGACAATCCAGGAGCGGACCTGAGCGATAAACTGTTCGTTGTATCATTTGATACTGATATAGATACGGCTGCAAATAAGAACTATATAAACCTGTCAACCGACCCTGATGGAAATTCCGGAATCATTGCTGAAACAACAAAAGATACCGGTATAGGATCTGATGGCACAGGAAAGATCGATGTCCCAAATATGTACAAGATAGAAGGTTCTGATATTGTTGCAGCTTACGGGGTAAAGAAAAAAGACCATAGACAGATCTTGGTTAAACTCCCAACCCAGGAAGGAGTGTTCGAGAACTGGTATCCGAGAATCCAGTATGGTAGGTTCAGCGTAATTACCACTGAAAATGGAAACCGTGTAAAATACTATTACACACTCCCTGAATACAACCGTGAACTGTATAGTGCAAAATACGGGAAGCCTTACGTTGATATAGTCGACGAGAAACCTAAAGTTCTTAATTCAAGGGTAATCAAGACGAAATTCTATCCGCTATATGTTGAACTCGAAGATATGAAGTTCCCAAAGAACCTTACAGTAAACAAGAAGGATGCTTATGGCAACGTTATATCTCTGTCTATTGCTTCATGGAACTGTACAGATGGCATCATCGAACTTGACAGTATAATCAAGGAGAACGACGAACTTACTGTTTCCTATACCTACGAGGAACAAACATTTACATATCGTGGGTTCATAGACGAAACAATCAACGACTTTGTAAACCTTGATTTAAACCCTATGCAATATCACATGGTAAAAGTAAAGACCGCAGGTATCTATAAAGACATCCCTGCATACTACCTATTTAATTTTGTCATCAATATCTGGATGAGACCTGTTGCAATGGCCTATCTTGACAATGATGACAATGAAACTCTGAATACATCTTTCCCGAATGTTACTAACGCCATCTATCATCGGTTTGATAACGACGATCCGATAGGACCAAATGACATTCTACTTGGGAAGATATATGTAAGGCATAACACAACAGTAAACAGTATTCAGCTTACAGATACACGGGTGCGTGGCGGTGGCGTTATCGAAAGCATGTATGAACCTTTAAGAAAACAGCTTGAACCGGAATCTGACTACTACTGGGACATTGGATACTGGGATGGCGAGCCTTACTCAGAGAATGCGGTTGTAATTATTCGCCTTGACAGAAGAATTCTGAAGGATTACGGAGGAAGGTTTACTCCGCAGGAAGTCGAGAAGGCTGTTAACAAGTTCATAGCATATGGGGTACTGCCGATTATAGAATACGTTGCAACATATAGTTCAGACAATGCTGTCAACAGAGACATCAAGGTTGAAAGCACTTATAAAAACAAGCTCAACTTCAGACCTATATTCTCAGTTGACTTGTTTAACCAGGTTGTTGTTCCAGATATATCGATAGATTCTGTATATAAATCCGCACCAGCATGTGGTATAATTAAACTGATTGAAGAAGACATGAGGGAAAACATTATCTGCGGAGAACAATACGAGACAAGCCACAGGCTTGATACTGCCGACATTATCGGCATTCACGTTGAGAGAAAATTAATGAAACAGCCAGTGGGAATTCTCAAGATTGTTGACACATCAGAATATATGTATTAGACAACTCCAAAAGCTATTGGCGAAGTCAGTACCGGTACGTCAACGGAAGTGCATGCAAGTATTGGTGTGGAAGAAAATGATGCATGAACAGCTCCTACTGTATTTATATCTGTCGATGATAATTAAGACGTAAAGGAGATGGCGAAATGAAACGAATCAAGTTGGGGATTAAAACAAGTGAGAATATGAATTACACCTACAATGTCTACAGGTCAACATCTCAGCAGGACCTGCCTGACAGTCTTGAGGTTCTTTCTCAGTTAAATCCTTTAATGGTAGTGCAAGAGTCACTACTTCAGAAGGAAGCTACAAACGTACAGGAGGATATAACCCCTGATAAGTCAAAAGCACCAAGGGCTTTGAAGACTCCATACAAACTAAGTTACGACCCTTTGTGCAGTTCTATACATAACTTTGTGCTTAGCATAAAGGACATTGACACACAGGTCCTTGCTCAGTACAATATTAAGTTTAACAACTCAGGAGTAATCCAGAGTGTTACCGAAACCATTACAGATGGGTCAACTGTAACAACAAATCTGCATATAAACGGAGACTTTGAGATACTCGGGTCTAACATATTTATTGCAGAAACACTGTTGAACGGTCATAAAGCTGTATCTGCAAGCTATTACATCAAGGTCATAAATGTATATGACGACAATGAAAAGCTCTATGACGGAATTGACTACAATGGACCGGTAGCCACCGGGCTCAGTAAACCTTCTGTGGTAAGAGATATACAAGAATACCAGGTCGCAATGAACACAAAACTGCCTACATTCAAGATTGTATGTAGTGGCAGCGATCAGGGAGTTGTTTATTACTATAGGATTGTAGCAGAAGATACAATAGGCAATGTATCAGAACCGTCACCGCTTTTCTCCATGCTGCTAAAACAGAACCCTGCCAATATTATATATAAGCTGGAAGGTTCGTTTGATGTAGGTGTAAAACCCGATGATGAAGTAGTATGGAAGACGCTGCTGCAAGACGCTCACCACAATATAGAGTACATATTCGGACAGCCTGGTACTGCTGAGTTCGATTCTGTTGGACCAATAGTTCCAGAAACCGTCCCTGCGTTTAATGCAGCACAGGTAAATCTTGATACATCCCATGTTGTGTCTGACAATACATTGCAGATTACCATACCTAATGTATGGATGGAGAATACGCCGGTATACAATTCCAGGAAGACTCTTGCGTTAAGAGCTATTGCTACCGACATGTTTGGTAATATCTCTGATATCAGCGACATCGTTCCGTCCGTTGATGTTGATGTTCCTATTGAAAGAATGGTCATCGTCAAGAAGGATGTGTCCATGCTGGTAGAAAATCAGGCTGCTCCTGTTGCACTGGATGACGCAAACGCCACAATAATTAAGGATTGGGTAAAAGTTGACGGAAGATATTATGACGCTTCAGTTCATACCGGATTCCCCACAAATTTGCAGCTTACAAACTCCCCAATATGTCTGATGACTACAGAATCAACATTTAATACGTTAATTACTGTTGATGATTCTGTTGCAGCCGGTCAGATACTCAACTACACAATCCATATCTTCGATGCATATGGAAAAGTTGCTACGGTGTCAAAAGTTGTTGATACAACGGTGACTCCATAAAGGAGGTTGCCATGAATATAGTCAAGGAGAACAGGATTGTATTCAAGCGGCTGGCTGACATTAACGTGACGGCATATAAGATATTAGGGAAACAGACTATAAATGGCGAGAGTGTTACAACCACTCTCGCAACCATCCCAAATCCTTCTTCGCCGACACCTGTTAAAATCAGAAAGAAATTTGATTACAACCCGAAACTGGAGTTTGAAATAAAAGATGAAGTGTTCTACAACGACGAACACGATGTCGCAGCATACATCAATGGACGCAAACTCATAGATGTAGTTACCTTGTACAACCCAAGCAAAAGAACTGTTACATTATTATACCAAGGAATTACAGAGTTTGATATAATAGAAATTGAGTATTACTACGACGGTATTGAGTTCATCCACGACACAGACAAGCCGACAGAGTATATCGTGGAATTGGTTGTAGACTATACCTCAAATAACGTGGGGGATCATAATATCTTAATTTAGGTGGTGAGTGGGTTCATGGCCGATCAATTCAGGACATATACAAAGTTCACAAGACATGTCGACAACGCAAAAGAAGTTATAAGTGCCTCTGATATAAACAAGATTCAGAGTGCTGTAAATACAGGTGAAACGCACATTATAAAGCTAAACGCCAACGATTTTTTGCAAAGGGCGTTATTTGCGTTTGATAACAACTTTTACGTCAACAGCATGTTTGCCGATACGCTTGAGAACTTACAGTATATTGACATGTCTCGTTCCACCAATATACTGTACAATGAAAAAGAGAAGTCACTTTATCTGGGAGACATGTCGGACAAGGGAAGCGTTATTACAGTACCTATGAGTTCTACAAACGAAACCCCAATGAACGACTTTGTTCTTCTGGTTGATGAATATATACCTGTCGGGGCAAGTATTAAGTATTTCCTGTCTGTCAACAACATAGACTTCTATCCTATCAAGGCAAACGATGTCAATAACCCAAACCACTTTAATGTTGAATATGACCCTGGTTCAATTCTGAACCTCATATTAAGGATAGAGCTTACCAAGAACTTTGCCGGCGAATCACCGAGAGTATCAGGATATGTTGTGATGTACAACGACCCTGTCGTTGAAAGATCTTATGGCCTCATAAATCCGGATCTTGAACGATTCCAACAGGAAAACCTTGGTGATATTATCTTGATCAGAGATAGAATGCAGGGTGACAAACTGGTCAAGGTTATTGAGCCAAACATGGTAACAACGCTTGAATACAATGAAGATGGTTCGTTAAAGAATGTTATCACAAACGACGGCTCTACAAAAGTTATTGAAACATTGATATACGGCAACTACATAAACAGCCAGGGACAGATTGAAACAGTGTTGTTACAGGTTAGTAGAAAGCAGGAAACACTTGCCTCCCAGTTGAGCGAAACCTCAGTTTTTGAAGGAGGTAGCAGCTCATGAGAATAGAACAACAGTCAAAGAACGTTTACACCAAGAAGCCCGATAAAATTGAGGCTCACATACTCAGGATTATCGAGCGTTTCTTTGAAACCAATAAAGAAGCGATAGAAGGCACGAGAGAGGAGATTATACAGGAGACTATAAGAAGAATCCGCCAAGATACAATCAACTCTTTACGTCAGATTATCATTGAAGAAATCCGGTCTTCAGTAAACGATGAGTTTGGTGTGCTGATTGACAAACGTATCAACGACATCATCCTTTCAATATATCAGGGTGTATATACCGTTCCTGTAATTAAGACTCACGAGTACATGGTTACCGTGGACGAATACACTCATGAAATACCGATTGAAGGTCAGGAAATAGCCGCTCTTAAAGACAATGACGTATGTGATGTATTTATCAATGGCCTTCTTCATAAAGATTTTACAATAGAGCAGGATGATCTTGGGTTTGTCAATAAGATTGTCATGGCTGATACCGACCAATTGGTTCCAGGAGATCAGGTATGGATTAGGTTTATGTCACTGTACAATCCTAAGAGCAATCAGACCAGCACAACGACCGAAGGAGGTACGCCATGAACCAAAAGACAATATCTCTTGATGAAGTAAAAATTGCTGTTATAAAGAAGATCTTGGATGACAAAGTTGCTGCCGGAGAGATACAATCACAGGAGCAGTATGATGCAGAATATAAGATCTTATATAACAAAGTACAGAGTACAAAGACAATCACTACTTTGAAAGAACAGTCCGGGTTAACAGACGCAAAATCATTCAACGAGAATATCGTTGATTTGTATATAGATTTGCTTACCGCCTTCGGAGCTATGAATGAACTTGACCAGGCAGTAAACAGGCATAAGAAATTAAACGAATCCATTATTAACTCCTTGAAGACACAAGTTGCCAAGATGAACGACGAGGTTAGTAACTACGAACAAATCATCAAGGAGCAATGGAACTCTGACAATTATACTGAAGGATTTAGGGATGTAGGATGCTTCGAGGAGAATAACAATCTCTATACAGAAAGGGACGGGACATTGATGTCATCGTCCTATAAGGCTGTTTTGGACAAATTCAATGAGAGCATTAACTTGCCGTACATAACAAAAACCAATGTTCTCATTCATCAGAACGGAACTCCGCTTGCTACAGCGTCGCTTCCAAAACAACTTGGAAGCGGACTTATTACAATAAAGAATGAGAGAAATTCTCTTGACAAGGCAATTGATACATCTACAGATACATACTGGGCTGAGTGTATACTGTGCGACACACCGATGCGTGTCGAACTCAGTGACTATTACTATAACACGAATTTTGGAGCTGTATGCGAGATTGAGATTTCACTACAGACACCTACTGTAGTGAATGAAATATCTTTGCTTCCATACGGACCATATCCTATGGAGATTATCGCTATAAGGTATTTTGAAACTGATGAACCAAGTGAGCCTATAAAAGAAATTGTATTCCCAGGGAATACAGATAAAACACTTGACTATCAGCATATCACAGGGTCAATTAGTTTTAAATTTACAGACCGGCTTTGCAAGAGGATTAGAATACTGATAAACCAGATTCATTACATAAAGAATAACTTTATTGTAGATAAGGAAGAACAGTCTAAAAATGAGTTGTGGTTTAATTCAACCGGTACAGTGATTCCGAAACTGGAAGGCCATGAAGTATTTAAGCCGGTATATTATGACAAGGCTCTAAAAGACAGGGCATGGGTAATATTTAACAACAGTATCGGCGACGTTGCCAATATTGATGTTACAAAACTAATGGAAACAAAGAAGTCTATGAAACCGGTAAGTAAATACCAATATGTATACGGATTCTATAATATCGGGGTATACTATAATGACTTTCAGGATACAGGAATTTTTGTTAGCAAGACGATAAAGTCCAGGGGAAACATCAAGACGGTTACATTGGAGTCAAAAGAAATACATCCCGGGAACCAGAACTGTTGTGATATAGAATATTACATCAGTTACGCTGACAACCCGCAAGCTGAGGATTGGATTCCGCTGCTTCCAATGGATAAGGAGGTTATCCACAACGAGCTGTTGACAGTGTGGGTAAATGAGGGTCTTCCCTACTATTTACTCAGGTTCCCGGCAAAAGGTAATATCATAGTGAAAGCAAACGGAATTGTTCTTAGTCCTATGTATTACAACACAAGAACCGACAGCAACGGCAATATAAACAGGGTGGCTATATTACCCTACAAGAAGCCTAATGTCAAATACACTGTTGAGTATACTCCAGTTGATAAAGCAAAACGCATTGACTTTATTGACTCCAATGTAAACCCTATCGTGTCTGCTGATGTTATCCCTGGAACAAACACTAATTATTATTCTCTCTCGAATATTCCGTTTTTATACGAAGGTATGGTGATGAATGTTCAAATCACAACCAAGGACGGAAACCTTATCACGCAACAACGTGGAGATATACAGAATGTGACTGACATCTACAGTCCAAGTGAAAGTTATAAGAATTTTACAACCGGTAAATTACAATATTACGTTGACAAGGATAAATTATACTTCAATCAGGATATAGCTGCTGGGAATACTATAAAGATAGAATATAGTCATTTTGTAACCCAGATTAGAGTCAAAGCTATCCTTAGAAGGAATTGCCAAGGTAACAATTGGATTACGCCATCAATTGACGAATTCAGAGTAAAATTCCAGGTTATAGAATAGGAGGTCGGACATGTCGAACTTGATGCAATTATTGAATAAATCAAAGACCATAGATGAAAAGGCTTCAGCTATATTCAGCGAACTTATCGGCCAATACAATCATGGCGAGATAAAGACTGAAACCGAGCTTTTATACAAAGTCTTCAATGCTTTGAATGATTTCTATGCGTCTATCGGCAAGCCAACATACAAGTTTCGTCCAGCAAAAGGAACACCTGTGTCCGAACACTACAACTCAATGATAAAAGAAGCTGTTGCTGATATATCGTCAATATTGGCTGAAAGTGACAATCTATCCGATATTCTTGACCAGTCATTCACCGAAATAGAGGTTGACAGAAAGATGCTCCAGAACAAAATCAAGTATATCGGAAAACTCCTTGACAAAGTAAAGATTGCAGCACAGGACTCCAGGAACAGATTGGTTTTTGGAGATTCGTTTGTAAACACGAAACAGATGGATACAGACATGATTAAAGGCATTCCGGCATCTATCAACATCACCGAAGGTGTGTTGACATTAAACAAACTTCAGGCAGAAGACTACTCCAGCACATGTGATGTTGAGATACTTTCGGACTCCAATGGGTTTCCTGGTAATACCCATGTTGCAGACATTCTTGATGGTTCATTGCATTTTAGCGGAGAAGACAATCTTCATATAAACTTAAAGGACATCATCGACGGGAACAATGATACATGGTTTGAGTATGAAATCTTCTCAGTTACCAACGAAGTTTACGAACAAACTGTTGGTCTTGGATTTAATTATAAGGAAAATGTAAGCTGGATAACCGAAGAAGGACCATTAAGGCTTGTTATCAGACTGACACTTAAACAACCAAAAACATGCAATTGGTTGTCGCTGTCCCCGTTTATCCCTGAACATAAAGGCGTTAAAGCACCACAGATAAGCAGTATCATAATATCTGACGGTAAAGGTACAGTCCAGAATATAACCTCTGGCAAACGTAGCTTTGACAGTGATATCATATATATCTTCCAGACTCAGGTATGCAAGACTGTTACAGTTGTGTTTGAGCAGCCTTTATCCTATGATATTGACATAGGCCACTTCTTTTTTACAGAGGTATCGTCATCTAATGAGAACTATTTTGATACCACTGAATCAAAAGGCGGCCGTGTAGATGGACCAAGCCCATCTATTGAACTGCTCGGATTAAAATACGACAGCAAGGCGAAGAAAGTCGTTAATCCTTCCTATACCGAAGGTTCTAACTTTATTGACGACGCAAAAGTTAAGAAGGAACTATTTACATTTCCTTCAGATACAGCCAATATAAAGGCCGGAAAAGAGATACTGCCTGCATCAAGATATCACATAGGCATCAAGGGGATCAATATATCCTGTTACACCTTTGACCAGTCAAGTGAGTATATATCCACAGCATATGAGTCTGATGAATCTATAGCTACGGTTTCCCTGGATGTAACTGAAATGATACCACGAAGTTATGGTGAAGGCGAATGGATCAAATATAGTATCTCAGTTGATGACGGACAAAACTGGTATCCGATTGTTCCTACATTCAAATCATATGCCGGCAAATCCGTTTATTATATCAACAGTAATACTCCGGTAGAGCTAAGGCACCCCGCAAATGGCTATATTGAAACCGGGAGCGACGTATATTCGTTAAGGCTCAAAATAGAACTATCAAGACCTACAGGTGTAAATGATGTATACACTACTCCTATTGTTTCGGGATATAATATCAAAGTAACCACTGGAGGGAAGAAAAAATGAGTATTAGTCAAAGACAAATCCAAACGGTAACCGATAAGGCGGTGGAAACTTTGCTAAAGGCCGGACAACTGCCTAATACTGCTGATATTAACAAGTATGTCGATACATTCTTTGCCGGTAAAACTCCCGGGCTGCCTTATTACAGACCAACAGAAGTTGCAGAAGGAGAAGTTTCAGATCCTGATAGCTACAACAGAATGTTTCAGGATCTCAAAACAGACCTTGATACAATTTTTTCTGAGAACATATACCAGAATAATAGAATTGTATCAATGTTTGATTACTATGCAACTGAGAAGGAACGCCTGGATGCAGCGGTTGAAAAACTGCAACTGAGAGTTGACGGTCTGCTCGATTCCCTAAAGTCCAGTAAAGCAACTGAAGGATTCATTGAATCATTTAATAATTTCTATGGAGTTGAGCTATACGGCGATAAGGCCCGAAATATTCCGAAGACTTCTGCTTTTGTCGACCTTGTGCAGAGAAAAGTATATAATGAGAAGCTGACACGACCGCAAGATAAGATTGATATTTCATCAGCCTCAATAACTATAACTCCTGTAACAACCATTAACGGCTCAACTGTCCTTGGTGCTGCCGAGAATATATTAAAAGATTCAACCAATGAAACCTGTACGTGGATATTCACCAAAAACGGAGACGGAGAATGTATTATAGAGCTGCTTGTAAAGATGAAAGATGCTGCAACGGCAAGTTCTGTTGTAATTAACACCAAGTCAACAAAGGCTGCCAATATTAGCCTTCAGATATCTGAAGATGATGTTAATTATAAAGACTTAATGGATATTGATACAGCTTCGTTTGCTGAATGGAATTTTAACAGAACGCCTGTGAAATTTATGAAGTTCAGAATTAAGAAATATGAGCCTGATGGCGATACCGGTTCTTCAAGTGAATATTACTTTACAATCTGCAATATATCGCTTGTAAACGACAATTTCATGAACAAGAATGTATTTGTCAGTAAACCGATAACCATAAACAAAATCCCCGACAAGGCTACATTGATAACGGAAGACGTAATCTATCCAAATACCGATATCAAATATTATCTTGGGATAGACAACGGGATCGACAAAGTTGACTGGAGATTAGTTCAAAGCGGAGTGCCATATGACTTTGGCCTTCTTACTCCAAGACGTGAGATTGTTACCAACAATGTAAGTCCTTACAACTATGACGGCAAAGTGTCGAGGATATGCAAACTTCATGAGAATACGGACAAAAATACAATTAACCTTATGCTTGGATACCAGATGTGGTTTCATGAAAGGTTCAGTTTGCCTGACTCTGTAGTAAATGAAACCGACGCTTCTGGGAGAAATATCTTCGAACCAGGAATTGGCCAAATGATTTACCCAAAGATCGGCAATTCATTCTATGATTGCGAGATATACGATCTCAATGTTAAGGCTGGAGAGCTGAACGTATATACACAGTATGTAATATGCGGTCAGGATGTTTCTATCAGTCATAGAAAAATCATTGGCAGCGTGAAGCATTCGATTTATGTCAATAATATCGTAGTGCAGCCAATAGACGGGAAGTATACGATCAATCTGGTAAAGGGTATAAATAAAGTCCAAATGTGCATTTATTCATATTCAGACACAACAGTGTCCCACAATATCAATATGAAGAACGCTTCATTTGATATTTATTGCAGGCTTGCACTCAGGCAGGTTACAGAACACAACCTTATATCCAACACCAAGGACGAGGATCTGAATTTCTTCGCTGTAGATTCAGAAGGGTATATTATTGTGAAGTACGACCCGAAAAAAGCCGGGTTGTGTTACAATATAAATAATGATGATTTGATTCGTTATGTAGTTGAGTATAAATATATACCGAACGATGTATTAACTGCCTACCCGGATAATACTCTGAAGATCAGGGTAATGGCGACGCTGACAAGTTCGTATGACGACATTTCGCCTCAAATCATGAACTACAGGATTATATCTGAATAGGAGTGAGGTCAGTGATATATCCGATTGGGGTAAAAGAAAACAGTAGATACCGTGGTCCGATAGAAAGCATTAAAACACTTAGAACCAACGGTGATATTGAACAGAATATCAAACTGCTGTATAATAAATTTATGGAGCTTGAGGAATTAAATACCTATATTAAAACAGTCCTTGATGATAACAACATATACAAGTCTCACAGGGATATCAAGGTAATAGACGGCAATACGAGCTCATTTATAAAGGAGGCAATGGTCAATGGATAACGTACCATCCTTTAGAAAACAAGAAGTAAAGTTCAGATCAACTGCATCCAGCGAACAATACAATCAGATGCAGGACAGTGCACTTTATGATATCCTGAATCTTTTCAACAAAGCAAACAAGCTGGAAAGCGATCTTTTAGACACAAAAGACATTGTCTTTACTGAGAATAAGTATATGCAGTTGAAGATCCAATCCCTTGAAGCAAAGTTGGCCACGATGGCACAGCTATATAAAGATCTGACTACTGCCGGGAATAAATTAATGACGCTCAACGTATATCCGAACCAGATGTATATAAACAGCTCATCCAGCGTTCCTGCATTTGTAGATACTGCCTGCATGGATGTAACGCTTCCGTTTGCCTCAAAAACAAGCAAGGTTCATGTATATGACGACGTATCCGACACTGTGTTTATTCCTGATTCATTGGTTGCTGAGAACAGTATAATAACACCGACCAAAGGAATCATCGAAATTACAGAGAATGATATCATGAATGCGTTCAACGGAAACAACAGTTCTTACTGGAGAAAAAAAGTAATTACCGACAATACTGTAAACGAAGTAAACATGCAGATTGTCATAGGGCTTCCTGAAGACATTATATCAAACAGGGAAATCAATGCAGTTATCTTCTCTCCATTTCCATATGGCTCACTTGATCTGGTAAATATCGAATACAAATTGTTCGGCGACTGGACCCAGATTCCTTCATTTAGCGAGCACTCCGAAGGAACGCTCGAATCATATTCCGATGTTTTCGGTAATATAAGTTATAAACCGATTATTCCAGGAGTAGGTAACATTAAGTTCTGTTTCAATGACATCAGTGCATCTGAACTCAGAATCACTGTAAGACAAAGAAACTACACACAGGAGAATGGTAACCGGGTATTTTATCTTGGTGCCCGTGAAATTGAAATAGTCAATTATAAGTACAATAAAGATGTAGCTACATTCTATACAAAAGTTATATTCCCAGGCAATCCTGTTAAGGTTGTGTGTGATATACAATCTATATTGAATAACCAGGGAGAAATCGGGAAGAATGTTGTACAGTATGAAATGTTCACACTGGACGACTATGATCGGCCATCAAAGATAACAAAGGGATTTCCCTTTGAAATATCTAACGGTAAAATGCTTGTCAAGTGTGACATTTACAAAAATAATACTTCGCCGGCATTAAATAAGATAAAAGTTATTTATAAAGAAAAAATATAGGAGGTGCTCTTATGAAAAAGACGCTATGTTTGCTGCTTGTTCTTGTTATTGCTTTTGTTTCAATACCTGTTTTTGCTGTGTATGACAATTCTAAAGTTTACACTGTGATTGGCAATGACAAGTATTATATGAATGGAACAAAGCTGATGAAGGACGGAAAAATGGTCGTTAACTTCCAGGATCTTACCTACAGTTATGGAGGCATCGAAATCACCAAAGAGATGATGAAGACACTCCTTGTTACCGACCTTACTCATGACAAATGGAACGGACATGATATTATCTATGCTGTAGGATTGGTATTTGAACCTGATCAAGATATATTGAATGATTCATCGAAGTTCAAAGACCAGAAAATCAAGATAGGGTATCCGTACATGCTTGTTATGTCATATTGTATAGGAGGTCCGACCAAAGATATTTACTGGTACAAAGATAACTATTTAATGATGGAGGCCATACTAAAGTATGATGCACTATGGGATGCTGCACACGATGTCATACTTGATGAGAGTAAAGACCCAACGGAAGATGAGAGTTATGATACGCTCTACAACTTCGCAGCAAGAATTGTACATCCAAGGATAATCATGAGCCAGCATTACTCACATAAGGCATACTTATTAGTACAGGATACAAAATCCGATGAGGTAAACGCAGATCATATCAAACTATTTACATTCAATACTGACAGGACATTGAAGCCGGAATACAAGTTCACTCCGGAATTATTTGCAACATTCTGGTGGTTAAACGAGCAAGGGCAAAAGTACGGAGATTATGAAGTCAGATTAGATAGATTCTATCTTAAGGAAACCCAGAAAGACCATGTTGTAATATATAACTTTGGCGACGAAATATCAATTGCACTTGATAACGATATTAGCATTCATACACAGCCAAGGTTGGCGGGTTTATACTGGCAGTATACTGAACAATTAGATCTTGACGAATAGAAAATCAAATGGGTATTATACACAAAGTATAATACCCATTTTGAATTACTCGTCACCTTCGTCGGTATGATCTTTGGCAGCTCCCTGCATTTCACCGTCAACACCGAATCTCTTATTCAGTTCATCCTGTGAAATAGTGCCGTGATTGGCTGCTTCAGGAACAACCTGTCTACCATAAACTTTACCGGCCACAGCAGAACCGCTGAAGCCCATTGCTACATTTGAATTAACTATTGGCATTGTTGCATCCCTCCTGGAATTGATTATCACTTATTTAGTGATAGTGAAATATATAATGGCTTCATAACCTTTCACCCGCACCTCAAGCGAATTTTCATCAAGCTGAACATACTCACATAATATTTCCTCTCTGCGTTTTATGGCCCATTTATGCATCTCTGTTCTCCATTTAACAACATCAAGGCCGCAGATATCCTTGTTTGTGTCAATTGCTGTTTTTAGGCTGTCATAATATTGAGCTTTACGCTCATCTCCGTTAATGAATTCATCTAATTTTTCTTGAAATGGCCATAGAACTTTCATACAACCTCCTCCTAAGATTTGATAAAGTGGCAGGAGAGGCAGGATTCGAACCTGCAACCGACGGTTTTGGAGACCGGCGTTCTACCACTGAACTACTCCCCTACGCAAGAAGGGCGAAACCATATTTGCTTGAGCTAAGGTTACCGCATTGATCTTTCAGATCCATCGGCCTACCTTCCATTCCGGAAGGTCTTAGACATCAAGGCACAGCACGTTTACTTAGTTGCGGGGCCGTAACACCCGCTGGCTACTTGCGGCTACTCACTTACATCCGTACTTGTATCATATAATTTGACAGGATAGTGTTGGCAAGGCTGGTACTCCAAATCGTATAAATTTTCAGCAGCAGGATATATCATTTCACCTTTCTGTCTAACCAGCAGTAAACACGTCCTCATCCCGTTCACCGGCGGGAAACCCGTTTTCCTTCTGTAGCTTTCTGCCTTAACACCAAAATTTCAGCCACCCTTCAGCCTGGGCCGGATAGGTTCCGGCGGACCTTGACATAAAAGAGACGTGATAGAATAGATTTGTATATTTCTCACAACTCCTCAATCTCCCTGTAACACATTCCGACAACTCCAGGACTTTTATCGGAATCGGTTGGTTCGTAGTGTGCTTTGGGATGTTGTGGATACATCTATTCTATCATAGCGAAATTCGCAATGTCAATCAAATATTCCTTGTTGCCGGTTTCTTTGTATTTTTGAAGCCTTAACTCAAGGCTTGCAATTTCACCAACCAACTTATCACCAGAGTTAATCCTTAATGGTCCATACTTATAGTATGACATAACCTTTGCTTTCTTGCTTGACACTCCCCATGACTAAAGTCGTTTGGATGAAGGCTAAGTTTCATGTAAATCATCAAACTGTTCTGAATACTCAGTAGCTAATATGTCCTCTGTTCTTGCCATAACCCACCTCTACATATCTATCTTGAGCTGAACAACCTCGACGCCGGCTTCTTCTAACATATCAAGAGATAATGTATCATCATACCCTTCTATGTACACAACCTTCTTTATGCCTGCATTAATCATCATCTTTGCACATATAACACAAGGTTGGCATGTTACATACATGGTACTGCCATTTGTGCTTGCACCGAAGAATGCTGCTTGTGTGATTGCGTTCTGCTCTGCATGGACGGCTCGACATAACTCGTGTCTCTCACCTGAAGGTATATTAAGCTGCTGTCTTAGACAACCAATATCTTCACAATGAGGTGAACCTGACGGAGCCCCGTTATATCCGGTTGATACGATATATTTATCTTTTACCAGCAAAGATCCCACCTGTCTGCGAATGCACGTCGACCGTGTTTGTATTAGTTTGGCTATGGACAAAAAATATTCGTCCCATGATGGCCTCATTTCTTTTACCTCCTTAGAATTTCCTGCACTGTTATGCAGTCCCCTCAATCTCTATGTAGACCGGGAGAGGTGAGAGTCCTCTTATAACTTTTTATTAACTATAGTGAACCCCCATATCATCTTTTTATGCCTATAATTTCTTAATACGATGTCCTGTTGAGTTGTTTTTTAATGCCTGGAATTCTTCATTACTAAGTTCGCCAAGACCACGAGTATCCTTTGCTGCTTCTGCGGCAGCTTTTTGTGAATTTCTGTAACTTGCATTTGTTACATTCTGTGCTCCGCCACTTATCTGAGCTGTCTTATGCTCCATAATCTTTCTGGCTGTATCCATGTCGCCTTTGGCATCATTGAATATCGTCTGTGCTATATTCTGTGCTTCTTTCTTTGAACCAGCTTCTGCAAATCCCGTATACCCTATTTCATCTGCTATATCCTGCATCTTAAACATGTCTGCTTTTGACATTATAGACTTTGTACTTGTCTTTGCAGTAGCTTCTGCACCTTTAGCGACGCTTGCTGCCGCAGCTTTGCCTTCGGCCGCTGCAATTTTCTCAGCACCTTTTGCTGCTTCTTTAACGCCTTGTTTGGCACCTTTCTTAAACAAGCCTTTAGCGGCACCAACACCAAGGAAGATAGCACCCGCTGCGAGAGCTACGTTAAATAACCCGTTCTCGCCTACATCTTTGTTTGACTCAATTTGACTATCAGCCATTATAATACCTCCTTTACTATCTGCTTGAACTGATCAAGCGTAATAACTGTGTGTGGAACCTTGAATAATTTAATTCCCTTGGTTCTTAATATTTCTTCCTTAAGTTTATCACATTTCTGGAGATATTGGAATTCCTCCTCAGTCTGGAAATATTGCTTTGTATCGTGTTGCTGGCCTTCTACTTCAATTGCGAAATGCGGTTTATTTCCGTATACAAATACGTCAAGTTGCATCGGATAACCTTTTGGAGATGGCAGCCATGAATAATATCCGCCAAATATAACAGGTCGATCCGGAAACAACTCTCTTACAAACATTTGTATTCGAAATTCCAGTTTACTGCGTTGAGGTATCGGTGCACGTTTTGGCTTCCTATAAACAGAAGCCGGCGAGTGTTCCTTGCAATATCCCGGTTTCTTTGTAGTATATTCAACAACCTTCCCGCACTTCTTGCATGTTGTAGTCTTGATCCTTATTTCCTTCTTCTTGGCCATGAATAATCGCCTCCAGCTTGCGTTGTGCAGCCATCCTGCGACGGTTAATCGTAGCACGACATACTCCACATTGCTCACCGATGTCTTGATCCCTCAGTTTGTCTACATAGTAGAGCTTCAGGATTTTCCGTTCAAATGAGGTTAACTTCTTGAACGGCTCACAGCACGTATATCCATCTATCCATGCAATATCAAATATCGCATTGTCGTATGGATTCTTGCATATCACTGGTTTTAACCTAACGTCGGACTCATAGAACTTTTTTATTGTATAATGCCAATCTGCAATCTCCAATGCTTTGTCAAATTGGTCTTCTATACTTTCATCGCTTTCAAACTCGTCTTCATAACTAATTAATGATTTGCTTACCGGATCAGTAAAATACTTTGTAGTCTTCCACCAGAACCATTTGTAGAAGCATTTGTCAACATAGTTATGAAAACTTGGTTTAGTATCCTTGTAGCATTTAGCCATTTCAAGAATGACAGCTATTGCTTCTGCCTTCATTTCTTCGTACCCGTACTGTGAGAGCAGATATGAAACGACTTTACTTGTTTCATATAGCTGCTCTCTTACGGTATATCTCTTTTTATAGTTGTTAACCTGTGACCGAATGCTCTTGTCAGCAATAAACATGCCTACAAAATTCCTTAGCGTAAAGTCATTTATATTGAAAGTTTCATTCATAATGAAATCCAGAAACTTCTCAATAAACCATGAAAATGACTCTAATATCTGTATGGCAGCATCCATATTACCGGCTTTATATTGAAAGGCCAAGTTATGAATTTTTTGATAATCTTCCTTTGTAAAATTTGGTGCCATATTATCAATCCTTATATGAGTATACTGCTGCCACAGCATCATAAATATCGCTGGTCTTTTGTTTATTTGATTTGTCGCTAAAAGGTCCTATGTTTTGCACCTTCTCATTATCCTTATAGATTACAAGAAGCGTTGCTGCAACATCTTCTTTCTCTGCTTTACCATTACCTGTAACGGCCTGTTTAATTTCAGAAGGAGATATGTACTTAACAGATATATTTGCCATCTTTAGCAGAACAACAATTCCGCCACGAAGTCTTGATAACTGTAGAGCTGTCTTGGCGTTTCTGTATACGAATTGAGATTCCATTATGACGGCATCTATCTTGTGTTCTCTTGCTTTCTGAAGAATCTGTACTGCAATTTGAAATATGCGTTCATCTTCTTCTGATTTATTCGTTGTTGTTATCCTGCCTAAATCAACAATATCTCCGTCTATTTTGATCGCCCATCCTGTAGATGAAATGGATGGGTCCAAGCCCATCACCCTATTTGCCATCGTCCTTTACCTCACTTATTTTGACGTTAGCAGGCAATTCCTTGTCTTTCAATTGTTCTGCCGCCTCTTTGTCCTTGATGATTGTGTCACCATTCTCATCGAGAATAATCTTACCGAAGTCAATTCTGTCCATGCTTACACCTCCTCTACAGTAACGTCAGCTCCCCATATGGCTTTAAGCTGAGTCATTCATTAACTGCAAACCGCTTATCGATCCAGGTTTTAACTGATTACCTCTTGGTTGCATTAATGGCATTAAAATCACTCCCTGGTTTAATTATACCATAATCCATATTGGTATCACATACCAGTCTATATGGGCATGTATAGCACTTGCTGTCAGGGTTGGCATAGAATAGATTATGGTTTATTGCATAGGCGACGCACTTCACTGTGTGCTCCAGAACTTTGAAATCTCGTTCAGAACGAGTAGTTTTGTGTACTTTCTTTTTATCAAGTCCAAAGTATACAATGACATCCTCTTTTGTATTGAAAGTCTTACGAAATGCATAGCTTGCCGCCGTAATTTCAAGATCATTACCTACAGCAACTTTGTTATGAACCTTGTCATTGTTCTTAAAATCAATGATCTCAATAATTGGAATATCTTTGTCTTTTATTTCTCTTATAAGTTCCCATGAGCCTGTAAGGAATATATTATCACCAAGATCTACTTTGTAAGGATGGTTTATTGCAAGTAAAATACCAGGGTCTTTCCTGTAATAGTTGAATACATACACAAGGGTATCGACCCCACGTTTTCTACGTTCGTTTTCAATAACTCCCCATGATAATGACTTGGAGTATACGATATCATATTTGGTTTTGTTCCCGAGCCATAGCGACCCCCATATCCTTGTCACTTCCCGGAGTGTCACGCTCTCATTGTTCTGTAAAGCATTGAAGAACGAATAGATCGCTCGATGGATGTCATATTCATATTTTTCTATAATGCTGATCTTCTTTTTCTTCTTAGACTTGTTCAGATACTTGTGTTTGTACATCATTGGGCAGAAGCAATAGTCAAGAACTTCCCTGATATCGATATCCATTATCTTCGCTTCCTTTCGGTAAGCAGACCAGGTGTACTTCTGTCAGCCAAATCAAACATCTGTTGCATACATGCATTGTGCATGTGCCATTTGAATTCACGTTTTCGTGTTGCCGGATCTTTACTGAATGCTTCCGGCGGCATTGGCTGTCCGCAGATCTGACAATGAATGATTTCTCCAGGCTTTGGTAGAGGTGGAAGCATGATGTTCCTTTTTGTCTGGTCGACATTACGTATGAAATTTTCAGTTTGCTCTGTACTTGAGAAATTAGACAGATGTTCTTTTCTCTCCTCGTCAGACATCTGAGAAATATCAATTTCTTGCCGGCTGTACCTTTGCTTTTCCATCTCTATAACCTCCATTTATAATTACGGTAAACGACCTTCCTGTGTAATTGTAATACTCAAATACATGGTTGGCCGTAATTTCTATTATACACGAATTTGATATTATGGTTTGCCCAAGAGGATTGCTTCCTTCTTTTACAATGGAGTCAACACATTCCATTAGGTATTCATCAAAATTACTTACCCTTCTCATAGGCTACCTCACATGACTTGGTACGGTTCTCCGCACGACATTTTGCCTTCTGTGCATTGACCTCTTGTACAGGGTGCACCGGCATATTTGAATAATACTGGTGAAACTTCTCTGCATATCTCCAGTATTTTTGTTGCTACTTCCCTAATTTCCCACTGAGCACGTTTACAATGGCGTAGCTTTAAGAAGTGAAACAATTCCCTGACATTCATTGTCATGATAATTGTTGTTTGAATTCCGTTAGGTAGTATGTATCTTGCATCTTCAAATGCCTTTTTCTCTACCTTCCTGGACATGGTTTGATATTTGTCTGGCATATATTTTTTAAGCATCTGTGCGAATTTGATACCTCTGTCGTGATCTGGAACCATGCCGATCAATTCTTTTATGAGTCCCATGTTTGAGTGTTTGCTTAGTTCTAATTCTATATAATCGTCAATTAACAACGCTACAACTTCCCTGTAGGTTTCAAGGCACATATCCATTGCTCTGTCAAATTTGAATCTGGCCAGGGAGTTATTCTCAATCACAGGAGGGAAACGAAGTTTCCCGTTTGAACGGTTTGTATATCTTCCTGACTGGATTGAGTAGCTTGCAATTCTGTGCCTTGTTAGCTGTTGCTCTGTAATTCTTGACACACCTTCTATCGCAAACGTAAACGACGCATGTTCAAAAGGTGATTCGTGTCCCATGTCATGAAGTGTTTCGATAAACTTGTCAATATCACTGTTTTCTATCTTCTCCATCAGTTCATCTATCGTAGATGAACTGTAACAGAGCTTTGCAGCAGAAGCAATAAGTTTATCAGGATTTTCTGTATGTGCAAGTAGCTTTACTATCATTTTTCCGCCTCCTTTGCCATATTTCTAATGGCTTCTTTGATTTCAGTAGTCGCATTGATAGCAAAGTTATTACGACGGATCATAAACTTTCTGTCCTTGTATGTATGAACACATATAGGAATAGTGCAAGTTTGACACCTAACGTAAAGATGACTTGCCTTATTGCGGCATTTGCTACATATAGGGCAAGGGTCATACAATGCACATGTGTGGAATTTTGGTTCTTCCTTGAAAAAATCTTTATTATTAGCGAACAGACGTTTATTACCTTCAAGAGCTCTGCGAAGTTTTTGTTCATCAAATACAGTAAGCCCTTCGTCATTTGTTGTTGTTGCCATGTCGTAAAGACCTTGGATTAAACTATTCATATTTTAACCCCCGTAAATTCTATTCTTCTTCTTCTACAGTTATAACTCTGACCGGTATTGTTGCACCTTCTGCTATATGCCACGTAAAATTATCGATTGGCTTGTCAGAAGATAGCGTAAATATCAGCTCAGGTATTTCATCGGCGACAAACAGAGGTTTGTCAATAACCGCATCGATCCTTACATTGTCCGGAAATCCGAGCTTCATAGCAACAAGCTCATACGTCAGCACAGAAGCCTTCTGCTGTACGCTTTTGCTGGTATGAATAGACTCATGCAATTGAATCGTTTCGTTCCCTGAGTCAACAGAAATCTTGTATGTAGTCGTTGGCTGTTTACTCTTTCCGAATGCCCGATGAATAAGCGAATAAGGAACCGATATTCTGCCTTTGCATTTCAAGCTGACTACCTCCTTTCAACATCTAAGTTAATTTTACTACATTTTGTTACAAATGTCCATCAGTGATGCATAATATGAATGTAAAACGGGAACCCTAAGTTATTATACCAAGGTTCCCGCCCCATTGCCGACATTATATCGTATACCCTTTAAACACTAAGCCTTTGAGGTCACCATTCAGTTCGTTCAGAGTCATCTGGGCATCTTGTATCGTGTTGATAAATTCCGATAAATATGTATCCAGGATAACTGCTGCCTTGGTCTTAACGTCGGTATAAAACACGGAGTTACATATACTGACGAGCATCTGTGGTGTGTTTTCGATACGCTTGTAATGCCATTTGTTAAACTTCTCCATGACAATACTCAGAACACGTTGCTCCTCGGCTGTATACCGTTGAGTCACATAGTAGCTTGCGTATTGTTCAATGGCAGCCTGAAAGAGTTTCATGTGCTCATTATAGAGCTCCGTTGAATCCTCAATCTTACCTTCGTCTACGTTATCACAGAGTTCCATCAATAAGTTCGACCATATATCCATCTTAGCTATCAGAATATCCCTGAACACTTCTTCTTTTCCCTTATTCGGTAAAGTAAAAGAATAATTCAGATGTTGTTTCAGTGCCTGGATTCTGGTGAAGAAAGGGTGGTCTGTGAGATAGACTTCAGAAGAAGGTTGCTTCTTTTCGCTGTCTTCCGAATCTGCATCTAATTCAGGGTCAGCGTCCGGATCATCCTTCGGTAGTTTACCATTGGTTGCTCGACGTTTGATTATATAAGCTGTTGCACCGATTATAGGAGCGGCTGCACCAATCACAGCAATCAATACGTCAATGAAAGTCTTTGAACCTTGTTGATCAGCCATGTTTTGAGCCCCCTCAAAACTATAGATGACCGCTGTTACGGCCTTTGGAGCAGACGGCTCCTTCATGTACAAATTGTACAAATTAAAGTAGCACAGTGTTACCAATGCTACTTTAATTATACTTCATTTTAGGTAGGATTTACAATATGGATATGCATGTTTTAACATATGACCTCCTAACGCTTAAACCTCTTTATATAATCGTTCCTAACTGCCAAATACCACACTTGCATATGCTTTTGCAGCTTGTGGATCAGCTTCTTCAAATCTGGCCATCTCCGGGTAAAACTCAAAGAACAGTCGTCCCTTAAATGTATGGAATTTGTTCTTTGCAAAGTGAACTTCAAATACTGGCTGTTTTAACGGCTCGTTTGCACGTAGAAAATACACGCCAGCTGCTTCTCCTTTGTAGTGCACTTCATTATAAACCAGGAGTACAGCCTTTGCTTCGTACTTGATTTTTACAGTTTCCCTCAAATCATCAAGGGATGGTCTCCTGATGCCGTTTAATTTCTTTAGCTCGGCAGAACAAATCATGACCAGATTGTACTTTATAGCCGTATCCGAACACCATTGTGCAATAGTATCATACTTTAATTTATCGGTAAGACCCGGTTGGTTCTTTAAGTTCAAATCATGCATGTTATCAATGCAGACGACGATCTGTTTCTCAAGACAGGCAGCGTCAAGCATAACCATAATTCTTTTGATTTCATCTTCAATATCTTCTACGTATGTACTGAAATTGGCATCATACACATTGTATGAATTACACATTGCCCTAAGTTTATTAAGTCCAACTTCACGACGCTGTAGCATTAACGGAATATGCTTGTAATTTTGTGGACACTTTACTGCATTTAGCATAACCCTATTGATAGAACCTACAATCCTTGGAATCTTATCCTGTAATGGATCGTCAAGACTGAAGTCCATAACATAAGCGTTTGAATTCTCATGAGCAATCTGTTGGGCAAGTTGTGTAATAAAGCCCGACTTTCCAAGGTTTGAGTCGCCACCGATAACAATAAACCCTGGAACCAACCCGCCATCAAATGCGGCATCAATTGATTTCCACCCTGTCTTCAGCCCCTGGTTCTTTTTGCTCCAGGCACGTTTTTCGAATGCTTCAATCTTGTCCCACATCTCTATCTCATGGTCAAGACTCGGCTTTGGTGGTGCAGCACTTCTTATCTTCTGTAAATCCTGATCTATGTTAGTAAGATCCGGAAGGTCCGGGTCACCAAGAATGTCTTCCGGCGACCCAACATCCGGCTCGGTGCTTGTAGCTTCCTCAAACGTGAGGAAATCTTCTATGTTATAACCATCACTCATCTTGCAACAACCCCCGCTTGCCTATTTTTCATTAACTTGCAGTTCTTAAAGTCACACTCGCTTAGGACTTTTAATGTAGAACATCCATAACTTGCGTGTCCTGCAAAGATACTTCTTACGCTTCTCTCTAATTCCTGTTCTTTTGTAGGAGGTGTATTCTTCGTATCATTCCATTCCTTTATCTTTTCAAGTGCCTGTACATATTCCATTCCACAATTCTTATAGTAACTTGCCAATGCTACTATTGAATTGTTTCGTCGTCCTTCCGGAGCTCCTGTTTTGAGCAGATGACTAACGCATGGAGGCATGTACCGTAAATTCCCTGTACCCTTCAGTGTCACTTTCTTTTGTGATTCTTTTATATATAAATCTACAAGGTATTTGTATTGTTTGTTTGCCAGAGTATTAAACGACGGCGGAGCGACCGCTATAGTTCTTGGCTGTCTGGCCAGTTCAAGTATTTCCTTGTGGCTTATGTCCCTGAGTTCTTGTTGTGTGATAGGGATTTTGTATAGTCTTGTTTTTTCGTGAATGGTTCCAGGGATTCTGAATAGCCTTTTATTGTCATAGATAACCAAATCAAGCGTCTTGTTTGGTGTGTGTTTTATTACGTCACTTGCAATAAACTTGTATATCAAGTTCAGTTTCTTGTGTGGCTCAACTCCCAGGATTTCCGAAGGAACCATTATATGTACTCCCTTGTTTCCAGAGAAGTATATCTGTAATTCTTCCGGTTCAATATGCATGATTGTTTTCAGATATGATATACTTCGCAAGGCATCGATCCTTACTTTCTCAAAGTCATTCTGGTCGTCGAAATCCAAATACAAGTCACTAAACAGATATGCTTCATTCAAGTCGGTCGTGTTGTACCTGTACGGAGTAATAAATAAACCGAATCCGTTATGCTTTTGTATGAATTTATCGACCTCATCTTCTTTGATGTAGATATTCCTCTTAAAATACTTATTCCCCTTGGCGATTGTCCAGAACCCGGTTTCTACCAGGCAACACTCTTGCTTTTGGCACAATCTTATCATCTCCCGCCGCTTTAACATCGGTAACCCTTTGGTTAAGGGCATTCTGTGCGAATCTCAGATAATTCTGCAAATCCATGATCGATGTCAACGGAGGTAAGTCATTTGCAGCTATCATATCATTCGCTATATCTATCATATAGAGCACAAGCTCTAACGAATACTTATCCATCAACCATTTGAGTCCACCGATATATTTCGCCTGATTTATCTCCATCTTGTCATAGAGATTTTCATGACGTAAGTAATAATCGTAGAGCTCCTCAATGGTATAACTGCACCTCATCTCAAGAAAATAAGGCTGTACTTCACGTTTTATCTCACCGGTATTATAGTCTACTGTTACCTTTGGCGGAGGAGGTGTTATTCTGAGTTCATTGTGATAATAATATTCAAATGGCTTCAGAATGTTCCTTCTCTTTGGCGTTCGTCCGTCAAAATAAGTGTTCAGATCAAGCACCTTATCAGGATATTTGTTCTTGAAGAAATCCATATTCAGTTGTATTTCTCCTGAAGTCCACCCTTTGGACAAGAGGGAGGCCATAGAATTTACGGCCTCTTTCTTAATGTCCTTAGTGATATCAGGAACAGCGTAGAACATAATGACATAGTTGAAAGCCAAGTCATATATACTCATAGCGTCCATAGTGATACCTCCTTAATCTATTTGCATAAAATCAAGGAAATCATCAATATTGTCCGGAGTCAACTGGCTCTTGGTCTTGATGTTTGCGTTCCACCTCTGTAAGTATTTATTAAATTCTTCGTCAGTTTTTATATTGAGTTTTGCTTTGAGCCTGTTTACTCTCTCTACCTGTTCTTTGGAGAATTTCTTTTTCTCTCCTGTTGTATGACGCTGTTCCTCGGTTTGATGTGTCACCGGAGCGTTGTTTACAGGGCTTATATGAGCCTGAGTGAATGTGAATTCATTGTACTCCATTCCGAGAGTAGACAGTGCATTATTGATTGCGTCTTTTATGACGACTTTACGGGCAATCAGGTCTACTTCCTTCTTTGTGAGTTTGGAGCTTCCTACTCCAATCCTTACAATCTGCGGCAAATAGACTGCGACTGTGATATGGAGACTGCGTGGACCAAGGTCTTCAGAAATTTCTTCTTTTAGTATTTCATAAGACCAAGGGATACCTTTAGAATTGATGACATCGATAGGATTTTCTGTCTTGATTTTTTCTGCTGCGATTTCACGCAGCTCTTTTGCGTAGTTTTTATACATATCTCCGCCAAGATATGTGTTCAACAACAATTCATTCATGACCTTTCCCCCTAAATCTAATCTGTACTTAAATTATATCTTCACGAGTTTGTTATGTCAATAATGTTTGTAACATGATGACACTTAAAAATGTAGCATTTTGCTACATTTTCATCTGAACATCTGTTTGTTTATCCCTGTCTTTCCCCATTGTACGAGGCCCATGACAGCTATACCAACTTGAACCACTCCAACTTTCGCTTCGCTTAGAAGTGGGAGTCTTCTCGCCTTAAACTAATAAAGCACCATCGCTTTTTGTAAACATTTGCGATGGTGCCAACAAGACTTGCTATTGTAATTAGTATTGTCCAATCAAACATCTTCTTACCGTTATAAGAATAAAGCCACCTGCTATTGGCGGAGGCGGCTTTGACTCTTTAGGCGAAAAGGTTGTTGTTGTTAATTACATTCTACTCTATATGTAGTATAATGTCAATATTTTTATGCTACATTGTGAGTATCAACAACCTATACAAAGTATTCTTTCCATTCGAGTTCTATATCTTTGAGCTCTTTTGCAAACGTGAAGTTTACAATCTTTATACCAGGCGAGAACTTGTGATTGAGTTCTTCATCATAAGTCTTCTGGTAGTATGCCAGTTTGGCGTCGATGTTCTCAGTTGTGTTAATAATCATTTCTGGTTTTGGGAAGCCGGCCATCTCGACCAAAATGGCGACGTACTTCATATCAAGTTCTTTTGCTCTCAGGAATATCTTGATTAAATTCTCCATGTTTACATTCATCATCTTCGTCACCTCCTTCCAGAAGGTCACGCAGAGCTATTCCCTTGTTTGGTATCACCTGGACACAACGATCATCCCACAGTTCGATCATAAAATAATCTTTTTCTGCCGTTACCGGGAGCACTTGTCCTATGTGTTCCTTGCACCATTCCTGGATAGCTCTCATGGACTCTGTACGTGCCGGATTATTGCTTGAAACTCTTGCCGTAAAGATTCTCACATCTTTTCCTTCGGCAAGCCACATCAGGATTCTTTTAACCATCGGCATAATAGGTTTACCTATATGGCTTCCTCCCTGCCATCCGTCGTACTCGGCAAGTGTTCCATCAAGGTCCACTCCAATCCAACCTTTATTCATACAACTCCTCCT